GTATGACTAAATTCAATTATACATAAACTTATTATCTTTGATAAACAGCTAAGTTCTAATACTTTCTATGGTAATATGAAAGAACTTCTAAAACAATGAGGTACTTTTCAAGATATCGATGAAGGTAGAAGAAATATTTATATTCCAAGTAATCCTGATAAAATAATAAATGTAATAATTGATCATGCTGGTTTATTAACTCCAGTTGATGGAAGAACTAAAAAGCAGGAAATTGATCAAACCTCGCAATACTGCGTTTATTTTAGAGAAAAGTGTGGAATATCTATTGACTTTATTATGCAAGAAAATAGAAATACAAGTGATGTAAATAGATTAAAAATGGATCTTGCAGAACCAACCCTTGATGATGTTAAGGATTCTGGTAATGCAGGTAATGACTGTAATGTTTGTATTGCAGTATATAATCCCATAAAACACCAACGTAGTACTTATAGAGGATATACTATTATTAATAAAGAATATCCAGAAGAATCTTTAGGTTCTGCTATGCGTGGACTAATATTATTAAAACATCGATTTGGAGTTGCAAATAAAGTTTTTTGTACTGGCTTTCAAGGTAGTTTAGGACGATTTGAGGAACTTCCTGATCCAGGAAGTATTGATTATGAAGTATATCAATCTTGAAAAGATGAGAAGTTAGAAGATGAAATAACAAAAGATACAGCTGCAAAAGATGCAGAAGAAAAAGATAGCTTACAAAAACCAATATTCAAATTTTAAATATGGCTATCACATTACCAACAAACAAAATTCCTGCGGAAACTCAGGACCCAAGAAATTTAATTATTTTTTCCAAGCCAAAATACGGTGGCTTTCGCCGTGTATTATAGTAATATAATACTTATGAATGGGCAAAAACGGTGAATTCTAAAAATTTACCATATAAACGTTAATGTTTATCTTGTACGTAAATATAATAAATTTATGAAAATACCGTGCTAACTGTTGTAATAATATATAATAGTAGTGTAACGCGTAGGAAGTGAACCTGTTATGCAGAATATAATCTTCCCAAGAGTGTCCATTATCCTTATGGGATAAAAATGTACGCTGAACTATAAGGAAACTTATAGAAGTAGAGATAAAAAGCTCTACGATAACAAAATTGAAAAGCACGGCTTGTGCCAATCTTCCTGGAGCATTATGTATCGATCTTGAAGGAGGCGGATATGACTATATCGATGCTGTAAAAGTAAAAGCGTCTTCTGTTAAAGATTTAAAAGAAATTTGTGCTGCAATCAAAGAAGCTAAATATCCTTATAAGTTTATTGTATTAGATACAATTACTAGACTTGAAGAAATGGTTAAGCCATTAGCTTTAAAATTATATTTAAATAGTCCTGCAGGGCAAAAGTTTACAGGAGACGACGTACTTGATGCTCCAATGGGCGCTGGGTATTCTATGCTTAGAAAAGCTCTAGAAATGGTTATTGATATGGTCGCTAAATGTGCACCTAATATTATTCTTGTTTGTCATACAAAAGATGCAGCTATTGGCAATACAGAAATGACCGCAAAAACTATTGACTTATTTGGAAAAGCAGGTCGTATTCTAGCTTCAAAGTCAGATGCGATTGGATATCTTGATCGAGACGAAGATTCAAATACAATTTTAAGTTTTAATACAAATGATAAATTTGTAGAATGTGGTGCTAGACCAGAACATTTACGAAATGCAGATGTAGTATTAGGAGAAATGAAGGAAGATGGAAATATTGAATTTCATTGGGAAAGAATTTATCCTTCACTTTTAAATCCTGTAGAAGTTAATATATAATCTAAGGATTATGTTAAAGGTATCTTTTGAATTTGACGAAGAATCGAAGGCTGTTACAAATGTTAAAGTTGTTAAAGTGCCTTCAAAATATGATAATATAGATTTACCAATTGTAGAGATAGGAGATAGTAAGTTAATTATGTCTCCTAAAGCCGTTAGTTTATTATCTGCACAATGCGGAGATCGGATAGCAGTTAATTATATCCAAAAAAGTAACGAGCTTACAATCCCAGTTATCGGTAAAGCTGAAGTATTTTCAGATCCTGAAAATGGGAACAAATTAACAAAAAGTAATACAGTCTCTTTTAAAGGGACTCAAAAAACAATTTTATCTAAATATGGTCAACTCTTTAAAATAGAGGAATGTAGACCTGGTATGTTTAAAATGATTAAGATTGATGAATCAGATCTTTCTAAAGCTGATACCGATTTAGATACAGAAAATTCAGATTTATTAAAAATTTAAAATTATAAGAATATGTCAATGTTTGATTTTAGTGTAGCAAAGAATGCAAATCAAGTAACTTCTACTTTCCTTCGTGGAGGAATCCATAATGTAACCTATAAAGGTATTGAATGAGTAGCTAGTCAGAGTGAAGGTAATTCTGATGCTTTTGTTTTGTTATTTGAAACAAAGGACGGTATCCAGCATCGAGAAACTATTTTTGATCCAAGTAATATAAGTAATTGTACTCAGAGAGCTACAACTCAGTATGGAGAAAATCCATCTGAAATGGAAAACTTTATGGTTAAGATTACTCAAATCATTAATGCTCTTAATCCTGAATTAGGTGCAAAAATTGCTGCAGGAGAAAAGATTGAAGTAAGTAGCTTTAAGGCTCTTGCTAAATATTTAAAGGAAAACTTAGCAAGTTCTGTTGGTAAGGAAACTCAAATCAAGTTAATTCCTTATAAAGGTTTTGCTAATATGCCTAAGTATGTTGCATCAGTAGGTAAAGATGGAGTAGTTCGTAGTAAAACAAAAGTTATTGGTGAAGATTTAACTTTAACTGCTAGAGAAAAGACTGATATTGAGAATGCTAACTCTGCACAACCTACTAACATGAAAGAACGGGATAAGGATTTAGACGATCTTAAGGAAACGTTTAATGTAAAAGGCTCAGAAGACGACTTGCCATTCTAAAAAATAATATAGTTAAATTTTAATGGTCTTTACATTAGAACCGATAAATATCACTAAAGAACTTATTTTAAGTAAAGTTAGTGAAGAAACTTTAATGGAGCATTACTTGGGCATTCCTGTAAAAAAAGGATTGTTCAAGTCTCCATTAAGGCAAGATAGTAAACCTACCTGCGCATTTTATAGGAATAGGAAAGGAGATTTAATATTTAAAGATTTTCGTGGAGACTTTTATGGAAATTTTATTTCGGTTGTAATGTATAAATTCGATTGTCCTTATGGCAAGGCTTTACAAATAATTGCTAATGACTTTGGAATAGTTTCCCGCAAAAATTTAACTATAAATAAACCTCTTATTAAATATACAAATCAAAAGTTTAATGATACTACTCAAGCTGTTATTCAAATTGAAGATAAGTCTTGAGAAGATTATGAACTTGAATGGTGATCTAAATATGGTATAGATAAAACTATACTAAAAAAGTTTCATGTATTTTCATGTAAAAATGTATTTTTAAATGGAAGTATATTTAGTTTACATAAAGATCGGCAATTAGTATTTGGATATTATGGAGGTATTCGAGAAGATATAGAACGTTGACGTATATATTTTCCTGGAAATATAAAGTATAAGTTTATTTCAAATTGAAAGTCATTTAGATTACAAGGTGCTCATGCACTTCCAAAAAATGGAGGAGAATATTTAGTTGTAACGAAATCTTTAAAGGATGTTATGACTCTTTATTCATGTGATAAAATTCCTGCAATAGCTCCAATTTCTGAAAATTGTTTTTTAACTGAAGCTCAATATACAAAGTTAAAGTCTAAATTCAACAAGATAATTTTATTCTATGATAATGACCTTGCTGGAATTGAAAACATGAATAAAATTCGTAAGAAATTTCCTGACGTACATGTATTATTTATACCTAGACATTATAAAGCTAAGGATATATCAGATTTTTATAAAATGTATGGAAGGACTAAAACTTTAGAATTAATTGAAAAAGCAAAAAACTACATCTCAGAAAAAGAAAACAGGAGCATACTGTAGAAATAAAGGACATAGATATGAGACAAAAATTGCTCAGGAACTTAGAAATCTTGGATTTACAGATGTAGTTACATCAAGATCTGAGTCTAAGAGTATGGATGATAAAAAAGTGGATTTAGTTGATCGCAGTGGTAAGTTACCATGTTATATACAATTGAAAAATACTGTTAATACACCTCAATATCATGCTATTAAAAAAGAATGTCCTTTAAAAGATAAACCTTTTATTGTAATTTGAAATAAACAAGTTAAGAAAGAAAAAGTATTTGGTTCTGCAGGAGAAGTAGTAATCATGGATAAAGACTTTTTCTATGAACTCTTATCAAAATTAATTAATGGATAGTTGTAGAGTAGTGTTCACCTCTGCTTCTGGACAAAAAATCATTATTGTATTTACATATGATGAAGAGAAGGATGAATTAAATTACGTCCCTCGATTTGAACCTCAAGTTGATGCAAAAACTCAATTAGGTTTGTCTGGAAAGTTATGTGAAATATTTTTAGAAGCATTATCTAGCAAAGATGGAACAACAAAAGATTAGATACGATTTGACTCCACAATATGGAATTGAGGAAGTCAACAAAATTCTTACAAGCAAATTAAGTAAGTACCAAGAAAACGAATGGAAAAGAGGTATGAAGTGGACAGATGTTCTCTCATCTCTTAAAAAACACTTGAATCAGTTCGAACGAGGTATTGATTATACAAACGAGGGACTTTTAGAAATGGCTGAAGTAGCTACTAACGCATTAATATTATGTGAATTTTATCATATATATCCTCAAGGAGATGATAGAGTTATGGCCCCTATCGATAAGCCTATTGTTGGATTAGATCTCGATAATGTAGTATTTGATTTCAATAAAGCTTATGAAGACAAGTTTGGTGTTGCTATGAATCCTTACTGGAATGCAAACTATCAGATGTCTGAACATCTACATGAATTAGAATCAGATAAAGAGTTTTGGATTAATATTCCTGTATTACATAGACCCTCTTTTGAAGTAGACTATTATGTAACTGCAAGAAATATTCCAACTGAATGGATTCAGGAAAGTTTACAGAAGAATGGTTTACCATGTGCTCCTGTAATTACAGTACCTTGGAACGCTAGTAAAGTTGAGAGTCTTAAGCAACATAATATTAGTGTATTCGTAGATGACAAATACGACAACTATAAAGAAATTACTAATGCGGGAATATTCTGTTATTTAATGGATGCTCCTCATAATCAGTATTATCAAGTAGGACATCGTAGAATTTATGATCTTAAAATACCTATTAAGTAATGAACTTAAAGGATAAATTAGAACTGGCCTTACATGAAGCCTATATAAAAGCCTATAAATTAGCTGAACCTTCTGCAGACTTTGATATTTTAGTTGAAAATGCAGAAATTATGTCAGATGGCAAGAAGAACATTCATTTTGAAAACTACTTTTTAGATGATGATATTGCAGAAAATATCTTAAATGAAGTAGCTAAGAAATATAAGTTATCTAAATACATGAAAAGCCAGCTTCATATAGCTTATTATTTAGGTTGTAGTCCAGCGACAAAACGCAAGGAAAATGACAATTAACTTAAATGATATAAAACTTAGTCCAGTCTTAGAAAGTGTATATAGAAGTAAAATAAGTGATGCAGAATATTTCTCAAGCTCTTATTCTAATTATATATCAAATTCTAGATTAAGGTATATAAATCCCGATCAGGGTGGTAGTCCAAGTTTATATAATAAAGGTATAGAAAATAAATCAACTAATTCTTTAGAATTAGGAACAGCTATACATGAATTATTTTTACAACCAGAGTCTTTTAAATTAGGTGATTCATATAATAAACCTACAGCAAAATTAGGTATGGTAATAGATAGTATTATTAAATATAGAAAACAAGGTTATACTATTAGAGAATCTATTACTAAAAGCTGTATTGATATAGATTATTATAAAAATAATTTAAATGAGAGTAGAATCCAAAATATAATAAAATCTGGATTAAATTATTATCAAAACTGCAAAGATTTAATAGAAGGCGATTTAGTAATTTTAAATGATAAACATCGCACAATTTGCAGTAATTGTTTAGAATCGTTATCTAACAATCCTTCAATAGTAAACTTAGTAAGACCTGAAGGTCTTGAAGCTTATAATGAAGATGCTTTGTTCATAGATATTATTGGCGAATATAATAATAGTAAATGTATATTAAAATTAAAAATGAAAGCTGATAATTGGACGATTGATAAAGATAATAAAATAATTACTCTTAATGATTTAAAGACTACGGGTCATTTACTTGAACAATTTATGAATGGAAGTTTTTGGAATTTTCATTATCATAGACAGATGGGAATGTACCTATGGATGTTACTTCAATTCTGTAAAAAAGAATATGGATACACTCCTAAAGACTGGACTTTTCAAGCTAATATTATTGCCGTTGAAACTACAGGCTCTAACAGAGCTAGTGTTTTTAATATTGATTCAGATATACTTAATATAGGTAGATTAGAATTTTGTAGACTTCTAAAAATGGTTGCATATTGTGAAATCAATGGTTATTCTGATGATGTTACATTTATTTAAATATGCGCAAATTAGAAATTCAGGCTTATACCTTAGATGAAGCTAAAATTAATGCTTTTAAACAAGGTATAACTGTAGTACAAGATGCTACCAGAAGCTGAAAAAAATCTGGATCTCCAGTTCTAACTAAAGATATGAATATATTTGCTGCAGATTTTCTTGAACAAAAAGGAATGTTTGATTTTGAAGGTGCTGGTATTATTATTGCTATAAAATCTGGCACTAAAGATACTCGTAAGAAGCCTTATAAAGTTATTAGTTCAAGACGTAAAGGACGTTGTAAGCTTTATCGAACTATTGAAATTCGTTTAAAACGCAATCATGAAGTAGTTGGAGAAGCAGTAAACAAAACTGAAGCGTTAAATCTAGCTAAAAGTTTAATTCGTAACTTTCGTGAAAATGTGTATGCAAAAACTGTATACAATACTAAAGATATTGATTTTGAACTTGAATATATGCCTTCTACTAAGGCAGAAAAAGGGCAATATATTGTCTTTGGAGTAGAACAATCTGATGTAAAACTCAGTAAAAGAAAGAATAGAGGGGCAGAGTAATCTGCCTCTTTTATTCTCTTTATATATAAAATTATATATAAATGACTATAGAAGAATGGTTAAATAAAGACGAACTTGCAATAACAATTTGAAATAATAAATATAGATTTGAAAATGAATCATTAGACGCGTGGTTTAAACGAGTAAGTAATAATAATCCTGAAGTCGAAAAACTAATCAGAGAAAAGAAATTTATTTTTGGAGGACGAATTTTAGCAAATAGAGGTTTGAATTCTAAAAATAAAAAAATTACTTATTCAAATTGCTATGTAATTGCTCCTCCACAAGATAATCTTGAATCTATTTTTGAATGTGGATCTAAGCTAGCTCGTACTTTTAGTTATGGAGGTGGATGTGGAATTGATATTTCAAATCTCCGTCCAACAGGATCTAAAGTAAACAATGCAGCAAAAACAACATCTGGTGCAGTTAGCTTTATGGATTTTTATTCATATATTACTGGATTGATTGGACAATCTGGAAGACGTGGGGCATTAATGATCTCAATATCTTGTGATCATCCAGATCTTGAAGAATTTATTGAACTTAAGTCAAATTTAGATAAAGTTACAAAAGCTAATATTTCTGTTAGAGTTAGTGATAACTTTATGAAATCTGTTATTAATGCAGAAACTTTGATTCTTAAGTTTATTACAGATACAGGAGAAGTTATAACTAAAGAAGTTGAAGCTTATCCTATTTTTAGAAAATTAGCAGAGATGAATTGAGATTATGCAGAGCCTGGAATTTTATTCTGGGATGCTATTAAAAATTGAAATCTTCTCTCAAATAACCCTGATTTTTCTTTTGCTGGAGTAAATCCTTGTGCTATGTAAGTGATTGATAATCAAATAATTACGTCAATCTTTGGCTCAAGTAAAAAATTGGGCAAAATCGGTGAATTCTAACCAATTCAAAGAGGTGGAATTTGTTTGTTAACAAATTTATTACTATCTTTGTTGTATGAAAATACCGAGATAACTTCCTAAATTACGAAAGGTTAGGAAGTATTGTAACGCATAGTGAGTGAATAAATATAATCTCACCACGAGTGCCCAATACTAATTTACTATGATAATATATAAAGTAACGAATAAAATTAATAATAAAATTTACATTGGTCAAACTATTAATTCTTTAGAACATAGAAGGAAACAACATGAAAAAGATTGTAGACGAAATAAGTACTATAATAATCGTTTTCATAATGCACTTATTAAGTATGGATTTGATAATTTTATCTGAGAGTGTCTTTGTGAATGTGTTTCTATTGAAGAATTAAATAGTAAAGAACAGTTTTATATTTCTGAATATAATACAACAGACAAAACTTTAGGTTATAATTTGAAGCTTGGAGGAAATAATGGAGGTAAATGTTGTGATACTACAAAAACTAAGATTAGTTTAAGTAGCAAACAAAAGTGAACTAATCCTGAAATTGCTTCTAAAATGTTAAATGGCCTTAGAAAAGGAACTGAAACCGTTAAACAAAAAGGTTTAAAAAATTATGTACTTCGTAAATGTATTTATTGTGGCACTGAATTTAAATGTAAACCTTATGATTCTAAAAAGTATTGTAGCCTAAAATGTGCAAATAATGACCCTAAACATTATTTAATAGGAGTGAAAGCTGCTTCAACAAAGATTCAAGAACAGTATCAAAACTCAATATCTTTAAAAATAAAACAGATTGAAGATTGAGTTAGAAAAAATAAATGCCTGCTACAGAATGTAAAAATGAATAATTTAACTTTTATTCAAGATTTATGTGCATGTTTAAATGTGAAAGACTATAGAACTGTTGCAAAAATACTTAATGTAAACAATAAGAAAGATTTAGTTACAAAATTAATAGAAATTAGTAAAAATGTATGCTAAACTGGTCTGAATTAACAGACGTATCAGGTAACTGTATGGAGGAAACTCTCAGAAATAAAGGATAAAAAGCCTTTATGATAATAAATTGGAAGAGCCCTTGCCGAGCGGAGGGTCGTGTCTGCTCGGAAGTATAAATCTTGCAGAATTTGTTACAGAATGTGAAACATTTGACTTTGCAGGATTTAAAGATACTGTTAAAAAAGCAGTAGTTGCATTAAATGAAGTACTTGATGAAGGTCTTCCATTACATCCTCTTATTGAGCAAAGAGAATCTGTTAAAAATTGGAGACAGATTGGACTAGGAGTAATGGGATTAGCAGATATGTTTATAAAACTAGGTATTAAGTATGGCAGTGAAGAATCTATTAAATGGATTAATATGATTGGAACTGAAATGATCTTTTCAGCTTTGGAAAGTTCTAATGAACTAACAATAAGTAAAGGAGCATATCCAATGTTTAATACAAAAGTTGTAGATACACCTTTCTTTCAAGCGCTTAATACTAAGGAAAATAATCTTCGATATCAGGAATTAAGAAGTAATGTTCTTTTAAGAGGATTATGTAATTCTCAGTTATTAACTTGTGCTCCTACAGGTAGTATTGCTACTATGTTAGGAATTTCAACAGGTTGTGAACCCATTTTTGCAACTTCTTATACAAGAAAAACAGAATCTTTAGTTGATAAAGAGAAACTTTATAAAGTATATACTCCAATTATACAAAATAATTTCATTTCAAAAGGAGTTCCTGAAAATCAACTTCCAGAATATGTAGTAACTTCAGAGAACATTCCTTATACAGAGAGAATTCAAGTTCAAGCTGCTTTACAAAGATATATAGATGCTTCAATTTCCTCAACAATAAACTTACCTGAATCTGCTACAATAGATGATGTTGAAAGAATTTATAGACTTGCATGAGAGTATCATTTAAAAGGTGTAACTGTTTATAGAGCAGGTTGTAAAAGAGGAGCTATTTTATCTAAGAAACCTACGGGGAGTAAAGAATTAATGAAGCGTCCAGAATCAATTGATGCTAAATTAATTAGATTTAAAAATGGAACTGAAAACTGGATTGCATTTGTAGGTTTAGTTGATGATAGACCTTATGAAGTATTTACAGGAATTAATAATATTGAGGATTTTCCAATTCCCTCAACTATTACCGAAGGTAAAATTATTAAGGTAAAAGATGAATTTGGTAAACGATATGATTTTCAATATGTCGATAAGTATGGATATACAAATCGATTAGGAGGATTGTCTCGCATCTTTAATCAAGAATACTGGAATTATGCTAAATTAATATCTGCTCTATTAAGAGGAGGAATTGAATTAGATAAAGTAGTTAAGATTATTGATGGTATGCACTTTGAGTCTGATACTTTAAATACCTGGAAGAATGGAGTAAAAAGGGCAATAAAAACGTTTATTGTTAATGGAACAGAATCTCACGAACTTTGCCCAGATTGTGGTGACCATCTAATATATGAAGGTGGTTGTACCTTGTGCAAGAGTTGTGGATTCTCAAAATGTATATAATAAAATATTAATAGATTAAAATTTAAAAGATATGAAGACAGAAAGAATCGTTTCCGCTCACGGATTAGAAGGTTATCGTGTAACTGATAGTGGTAAACTTATTGGTAAGAGAAATTGTCAGTTAGTTGGATGCTTAAGTAATGGTTATACTCGATATACTGTTAGAGTAAATAAGAAAACTAAGAGTATTAATGGAGCTCGTGTAGTTTGGGAAAGTTTTTATGGTCCGATTTCTAAAGGCTTTGAGATTGACCACATTAATGGAGATCGAAGTGATAATCGTTTGTCTAATCTTAGAGTAGTAACTCATAAGGAAAATATGGCAAATCCTGTTACTCGTGCTAGAATGGGTAAACCTCGTAAGCATTATTCAGTAAAATATGAAAAAGTATAGTGAAGAATTTCGTGACGCAATGACCGATGTTGAAGTAGTTAATATTTCTAAAAATACTCTTCCAGAGTATACTGAAGAATGGGATGCTGGTTGCGATGTTAGAGTCGACTTTAGTAGAATAACTTCAGATGAACCGCTAAAAACAAAGGGTGATTGCCAATTTCTATTTGAAAACGAAGTTAATCCATTAAAATCTTTTATTCTTGAACCTAGATCTCGAGCGATTATACCTACAGGTTTATTTGTTTGTATTCCAAAAGGATATGAAATACAAGTACGCCCAAGATCTGGTTTAAGTTTTAAAGTTGGCCTTACTTTAATTAACTCTCCAGGTACAATTGATGCAAGATATCGGGACGAAGTAGGTTTACTTGTTGTTAATAATGGCTCTGAACCTGTTGTAATAACAGATGGAGAACGTATTGGACAACTAGTACTTAAGCGTGTTGAATTTATTAACTGGATTGTAAAACGTTCTGTTAAAGAATTCTCTGATCAATCTGACAGAGGTGGAGGAACAGGACATTCTGGAGTAAACTAAAATGATTTTAAACTATGACTTACCAAAATTAGAATCTGAATTACTTTCATTTCAACTAGATTCTAAGCAAAAAGAGGTACTCGAATCAGCTCTAAACTATATTAAAAGTGATATTAAGATTAATTCTGATACTAAACATTTATGTATCTCAGGTAGAGCAGGTACTGGAAAAACTCAAATATGTGCTTTAATTGTGAAGATATTGAAGGATAATAATATTCCATTTTTGGTAATTACTCCTACAAATAAGTCAAAGAACGTAATAGCTTCTGTAGTTGATTCAGAAGCTATTACTGTTCATAGACTATTGAGTTTATCTCCACAAGTTGATATACTTGAATTAGATCTTAAAGAGTTAAACTTTATACAAAAAAATACTATATATTTACAATATAAAGCAGTCTGGATTATTGATGAATGCAGTATGGTTAATGATGATTTATATAAATTAATTATTGATCAAGCTGTAGATCATCAATGTAAAATTATATGACTTGGAGATGAAAAACAATTAAGTCCTGTAAGTCAAAAACAAATATCTAAAACATTTAGAAATTCTACTAAATATACTTTAGATAAAGTATATCGTCAATCTTCAGATTCTCCAATTGGAAAAATATTAGAAACGTTACGTTCTAAGCCAATTAGTAGATTTGAATCTACTCTAGATAGTGATTCTGGATCTTTAAAAGTATATAATAATATTCGAGAAATGTTAGAAGAGCATTGTTATCTATTTAAGGTTGGAATGAATCTTGAAGATCAACATATTGTAAAACTAGTTACATATACTAATAAAAGGATTGAAGCTTTAAATCAGATTATTAGACGCTTAGTTTTTAATGATGATGAGGAGTATCATTTTGGAGAGGTCTTAACTGGGTATGATTCTTGTATATATAAAAATCAAGGTATTATTGAAAACTCATCTGATTATTTAGTTAGAGAAGTTGAGGATACTACATTTCAAGGATTAAAAGCATATAAATTAACCTTATATGATCCTTCTAAAGAGTGTGATATTGAAGTTACTATAATTTCAAGATATAATAGTAGTTACGATATTGCTAATTTAGCAGCTCGAATTGATAATATGAGGATTAAAGCTGTAAAAAGTAAAAATGGCAAAGATTGGAGAGCTTATTATCAATTTCAAGAAGCGTTTCTTACTCCCTTTGATTTAGTACATGAAGGAAGAGTTATAAAGAGAAAATCTTTAGACTATGGATATTGTATATCTGCACATAAATCACAATCTTCTTCATATTTAGCAGTATTAGTTGATATGGAAAATATTTTGCAATGTACAGATCCTGAGGAATTACGACAATTACAATATGTAGCTTTATCTCGAACTACTAATGATATATATTTATATCAAAGATAATATGACAAATTACTTCTTTAAAAGAGACAATAATAATAAGATTCGAGTAGTTCAACTAAATTTAAATGAACATACTGATATTCAATCGAATGAAAAATTCTATTCAATAACTGGAGAAACTGGCGTATTGAATGGAAAAATGGTTAAACGACCTTTAGTTACTATTGAACAAGGTAAAGTTAAAAGAACTGTCAAAGAACAAGCTGAATTACAATATAATAGCTTATGCAATAGCTATTTAGATAAAGGGTATAAATCTCAAGAGGAACTTAAAATAAAAGATATAACAGATGAATCAGAAGTAGATTTAAAAGTTCCTAAACAGAATACCGACGCAAAAGGAAACTTAAAGCCTATGTTGGCTCTTAGTGTTGATAGTCTCCCAAAATCTAAACAAAATATATTAGACAATAAATGATATGCTTCAACTAAGCTAGATGGAGTAAGGTGTCTAATGTATTATAAGGATAAGGAAGTTTATACTTCTTCTAGAGGAGGTAAAGATTATGATACTCCTACAACTTATATTCGTAAGAATACATTCTTAAATCAATTTTTTAATAATAATCCAAATGTAGTATTAGATGGAGAATTATATATTCATGGAAAGCCTCTATCTTATATTAGTGGAATTGTTAGATTACAAGATCTTTGTGAAAAACACGAAGAACTTCAATATTATGTTTATGATATAGTTGATGAAACTAAAACTTTTCAGGAAAGACTAAAAATTCTAACTGAGTTAGATAAATGTATGAGTTTAAGTTCTATTATTCCTAATAGAGTTGTAGTAGTTAATCATGAAAGTGTATCTGGAAAGGATGCAATTGTTCAACTTCATAATCAGTATATATCTGAAGGTTATGAAGGTTTAGTTATTAGAGATCCAAATGAAAAATATAAATGTGGAGCTCGAGATAAGCGAATGCTAAAAGTAAAAATGTTCCAGGATGATGAATTTGAAATAACTGGAATGACTGATGGCCTTCGAGAAGAGGATTTTGTTTTTAATATGAAAACAAAGGACGGATATCCATTTGAAGCTAAGCCTATGGGAGATAGAGCTTTAAAGAAGTGATATCGAGAAAATATAGACAAATTAATAGGACAAATGGGTACAGTAAAGTATTTTGGATATACTGCAACAGAAAATGCAGTTCCAAATCTTCCAGTATTCAAAAGTCTACGAGATAAAACTGATTTATAATGAAACTTACATTAAAGCAACTTAAAGATTTAATTTCAAGTTATCGTACTGCTTTAAATGAAGCAGAGAATTTTGAAAGACTAGGTTTTGATATTAGAAGTAGTGAGATGTGGTATTATTTAGAACATGCTCTTGATATAGCTTTAACGTTGTATTTTGGAGAGAATGTTTCTGAAAAAATATGGAATTTTATTTTAAATGATTCTGTAAATGAATTTGCTACTATTGAGGAATTATTTGAATTTGTATCAGATAAATATTCAGAATTAGTTAATAAAGATACAGCACTTACACTTGATCAACTTCAAACATTATTTCCTCAGGAAGAAATGTTTAAGTATTTTGATAAAGTAATTAAAGAACAAACTAAACAAAAAGAAAATGAAACAACCGTTTAACCTATCTCAAGAAAAAATTGATCAACTTTTTCGACATTGTATATTCGATCTAACTCCAAAAGCTATAGGTAATAAATATATGTATTATCATACTTCTGATAACGCTTATCGATATAGAATTCAATGGACTGAAAAAGATGATAGATCTTATCATTCTTATCCATGTAGCGATATTACAGAAGATCTTTTTGAATCAGATAACTTAAAATTTAGGATAATTATATATCGTACTTTTGAAGATACTGTATTTGGAGCGTATCCATGTACTAGTATTGCTCTTGAAGTATCTGATTTAGATTTTGAAGAACTTCAAAAAGTTAAATTAGAAATATATAATACATATAAGGAATTTTATAATGATTTATTAGAAAGTGCTCCTTGTGAACTTTCATCTATTGAAGCACATCCTAGAGTTATAAAACCTAATGAATAAAGAAGAGATTAAGGAATTAAAAGAGAACAAGGATATTAAGTATATTTATAAAATTCCTTGTTCTCTTTTTGAAACTGATCTTTTAGTTATCATTGGAAACATTAAAACCAAATATGATAAAGAAAAACATTGTTTATATTTTTCTTTTGAAGATTGGTTTCAAAGAACTGATTGTGGGGATCTTTTACCATATGTATGTTCTACACTTAATAAAAAAGGAAAGATAAAAGAATATCTTAATGTTTATGTAAAACCTGATTTAGTTAAGTTTAGAAATTATATTATTAAAGATCCTAGTATTACTCCTTTAGAAAAGTATATAGAAGTTAATTGGGCATTACAAATTCTTAGAGAGTTTAAAGTAAATCGTCCAGATGTGTTTTCTAGAGAATCTAATCTTGAAGAACTTATGAAAAATAAGTACCAAAAAGATTTAAGTACTTTTCTAACAGAAGTCCATCCTATGTATATAAAGCAATTTTATGACAAAAAATAAATTAACAATAATTGTAATGGTTGGACCTCCAGCTAGTGGCAAAACTTCATGGTCTAAAGAGTTCGTGAAGGGAAAGTCTACTTGGATTCGGGTGAATAGGGACGATCTCCGACTTATGTGCGGTGATTATTGGATTCCGTCTCGGGAAAAGTTAATTAATACTCTTGAGGAAACAACTATTACCTCTGCTTTAGAGCAAGGTTATAACGTTATAATTGATGCTACTAATCTTAACCCTAAAACTAGGGCTAAATGGGAAGAAATTGCCTCAAATTTCGATGCAAATATTGAATATAAGGAAATAGTTATTCCATATAAAGAAGCTGTTAAACGGGATAAAAATAGGGATTTACAAGTAGGTGAAGATACAATACGTATATTTTATCGAAAATATTATCCTGAGCTACTAAAACAAGAATTAGACGAAATATAATATGAAATATATACTTATTGAGTGGCCTGAAGTTCAAGAATTAATGAGTTATGATGATTTTGATTGTCATGCGCATCTTGTTAATGATGAAGGTTGAATTGATCAGTATGGCCCTTCTTCATACTTTGTAGAAGAGGATTGATTAAAAAAGTTAAAGAAATGTTAAGAATATATAATATTTATATCCAGATATACAATAAATTGTGTTCACTCAATAATATAGTTTTGCAGGAAAATTTATTGTATTTAACACTAATACTACAATCTTATGTCCACTAGATCTAGAATAGGAATGATAAATCCATATGGTAGTGTTAGTTCAATTTATTGTCATTTTGATGGATATCCAGAAGGTGTTGGGAAAACTCTACATGATAATTGGAATGATATAAATGATATTATTGAACTAATTGCCAATGGAGATATATCTTGTTTAGGAACAGATTTAGATACAACAAGTTTTTATGCAGATGGATCTGGCGCAATTATATCTCCAACTGAAGAAGATTACTATAATTTAGATCCAATAATGATTGAGTATCATTATTTACATAAAAATGGAGAATGGATATGTAAAGAGGTAAACCTTAAGGAACGTTTTAATGAAAGCTCGAGTTAAGAATTTTGATGTAGAGGTAGAACCTATGACTAAATATGAATTTTATGATAGAATTAAGAAAATTCAGTTACAACATCCTGAAAATAAATGAGTCAAAGGTTATTATATTAACTGGAATGGATATGAATTCTGGTTAATGGAAGAAAATTTTAATAAATTATACGAAATAATAGAATGTTAATCCGAGGTAAAACTGTATATGTTTATGATATTGAGGTATTTCCAAATGTATTTCACTGTACAGTAAAAAATTCTGAAACAGGAGAATATTTATATTTTGAAATTTCTGAAAGACGAAATGATCTTTTAAAATTGGTTGATTTCTTTTGAACTATTCAAGAAGAACCTCAAGATGGCATTTGAGCAAAAAACTATACTACAGATCTACAATTCTTTACAGATAAAATATTTTGTGGATATAATAATTTACATTATGATAATCCTATAATTAATTATATTATTGATTATCATAAGAAATTGTCAACACTTGATTATCTTAGTGTTTGCAAATCTTTATATAATCTTAGTAATGAAATTATTAGATCTACAGATAGTAACTTTACTTCTTGGAGTAAATGGAAATATAAAATTTATTTTGAAACCTTGGATTTGCTTACAATGTTATATTCTCAGAAATTGAGAGTTGGGTTGAAGGAAATGCAAGTAACAATGAAATTTCGTTGTGTACAAGAGTATGAAGGAGACTTCCAATCTTGGCTTCCTGCATCTGAAATTCCAAACATGATTAGTTATAATGTTAATGATGTCGATTCTACTGAAGAATTATTAAATCGATGTAAAAGAGATATTGATTTAAGAATTGCTATTGAGGATGAATATGGAGTTAAGGTACTTAATAAGGATGGTGTAAATATTGGTATGAAGATTATTACTCAAAAATATCTTGAAAAAACTGGTCAGACCTGGAAACAGATTAAAGACTTACATTCTCCTTGTGATATGATTGATTTGAGTAAAGTTATTCTTCCAATTGTTAAATTTGACACTCCTATTCTTCAGTCTGTATTAGAAGAAATGAAGAAACAAACAGTATCTCCAGGAAGAAAAGGATATGAAAAACATTTTATATTAGACGGTCTAGAGTATTGTGTTGGAGTTGGAGGTATACATTCTGTTAATAAACCTGAGGAAATAATACCTAATGAAAATCAGATACTCAGTGACGTAGATGTAGCTTCTCTATATCCTAGTATGATTATAGAACATAAGTTTTATCCTCAGCATTTAGGTAAAGAGTTCCTTGAAGTTTATTCTCAAATTAAGGATGAACGTATTGAAGCAAAACATAATGGTAATAAAATTAAAAATGAAACATTAAAACTTGCATTAAATGGATTATCTGGAAATTTACAGAATGAACATAACTTTTGTTATTCTCCATTTACTGTTATGCAGATTCGTATTAATGGGCAGTTATTATTATTAATGTTAGCTGAGAAGTTTATCAGTATTGGATGTACTATAGTTCAGGCAAATACAGATGGTTTATTTGTATTAAGACCAAAAGACAAGGAAGTTGAGTTTCAAAACATTTGTAGAGAATGGGAAAAGTTAACAAAGTTAACTTTAGAGGAAGATCGTTTTGAAGCTATGTATCAATATGCAATTAATGATTATCTTGCAGTAAAAGAAGGTTATTCTGAAACAAAAGATCCTAAGTTACTAAAAAAGAAAGGAATGTTTATAGACGAAGTTAAACTTGGAAAAGGAATGGATGCTATGATTATTCCTGAATCTGTTAATAAATGTTTAGTAGATAAAGTCCCTGTTGAAGAAACAATTAGAAATTGTAAGGACATTAATAAGTTTATTACCTATCAGAAAGTAAGCAGAGATTATTCAGTTGAATATGATGGTAAATTAATTCAAAGAATTAATAGATATTATATTTCTAATGATGGACTATGGTTATACAAATGTAAGGTAGATTCTAATAATCACCGATCAAATTATATTAAACTATTAACTGATTCTGGAGTTACTATTATGAATACTATTGAAAAAGATCAACCAATTCCAAGTAATATTAACTATAGATTTTATATATCAGCCGCTAATAAAATTGTTAGTTTCTTTAAAAATAAACAATTAACTTTATTCTAAAACAATGAAAATTTATGAATTAATATATTATTGAGATGATTGTGCTTATGGATGTGATATTTCTAATACTATATTAGTTAAATCTCAAGAAGAAGTAGAAAAACTTAAAGCAGATTTTTGTGCAAATCAATCACAAAATGCAAAGTTAGAAATAGATACTCCAGAAAATATGATATCATATCAATATAAAGAAGATAGATCGGTACTCCTTATTAAAGAACATAATATATAAATGAAACTAATATTTTTCCATTCGTCGTGGTGTGGACCTTGTAAAGCATTAGCACCTATTGTAGAAGAATTAAAATCAACATATGATGTATGAGATATAGATGTTGATGAAGCAGAAGATACTACATTAGTAAAGTATAAGATTCGTAGTATTCCTGTACTGATATTAGAAGATGATCAAGGAAAAGAACTTTGGAAACATGTAGGAAGTATTTCTAAAATAGATCTCGAAAATAAGCTTAAAGAATATGAGACTAATTAAACCATCTATAGAAATACTTGAACAAGGCTCAGGAATTCAAGGAATTTATAAGCAAATTGAGAAAGCAGGGCGTACATGCTATAAGTCAGAGAATCTAATAACAGAAGATTCTGCAGAAAAATTTGTTAATATGATTAAAGATAGACAGCATACAGCTATGCTTGAACATGGTACTGTATATCTAAACATTGAAGACTATTTTACAGATATCAAAAAAGTAATTCCAAAATATCAGTCAAATAAATATAGTGTTACTAAAATTGGGCCACTTGGACGCAGTGGTCGTCAAGCATACATTACTACTAATTATAGAGTTCTTATAGAAAATAATTGGTTAGATGACCTTCAATATCAATGTGAACCTACAAAATATCATGAAAAGAGAATTACTGTAAAGTTCCTTTGTGATCGGGGTGTATCTCATGAATTTGTAAGACATAGAGTGTTTAGCTTTGCTCAGGAATCTACCCGTCAAGAAACAATGGCGGCTTAAATAAGTAATTATTTATGCATAACCCAGTGAATTGCTGGAAGGCTAAAATTTATTAAACTTTTCTACAAGTTTGGATATATCCAAATTTATCATTAACTTTGTTACAGTAATAAATATAAAATTTTTAAGCTATGAGAAAAATGGATATTAACGTAGGTGATAAATTTGGAGATTGGACTGTAACAAATATAAATGTTCCATCAAAGAATAAAAGTAGATATGTATTATGTCAGTGTAAATGTGGCTATATGGGAGAAGTTAATGCCTCAGCCCTTAGAACTGGAAGGAGTTCTAGCTGTAAATCCTGTGCCAAAAGGAAAAATACCACAATTTTAAAAGTAGGAAGTAAATACAAACATTGGACTATACTAGAAGGTCCAATATACAAAAATTCTACTGCTTATTACAAAGTTAGATGTGATTGTGGGACTGAAACCTATAAGTTACCTATAGAACTTCTTTATAAAGATAGGGACTTTCAATGTGAAAAATGTGCTCATAAAGAGAATATGGAAAATATTAGAAAGAAAAATGGAGAAGTTGGAGAACTTACTAAAACTGAATATACTAGGCTTAAGAGGTCTGCTGAAAAGAGAGCTTATGTTTTTGAGGTTTCTATAGAATACTTATGGAATCTATTTCAAGAACAAAAACAAATTTGTGCTATTACTGGGGATTATATCCCTAATATAGAAGAAGCTTCTCTTGATAGAATAGACTCCTCTAAAGGGTATATTGAAGGTAATGTTCAATGGGTAACTTATCAAGCTAACTTAAGTAAACATGTTATGACAATGGAACAATTATACGAGTTTTGTAGAAAAGTATTAAATCATGCTAATCAGCAGCCAAGCCAGAGGTTAACAACTCTGGAAGGTTCAGAGACTAATTGATGAAACTATGTCTAAAATAATTTTTGAATGTCCTGTATTACAGGAATTTTGGGACAAATATATAGCCAATAGAGATTGGAATAAAACTTGTAAAGAGATTAGTACAATTCTTGATGGCTTAGAGTATTTTAGTGTAGAATATAATTCAAACACGAGTGCTGGACATCCTTTATAGGATGATGATATAGTCCGATACTCTTCTGAAAAGAAGAGAGTTAAGGATAAAGAGCCTTAATGTAACAAATGTATTGTAATTATAGTAAGGATAAGTTTAGTAATGAACTTACTTTTATTATTCCATGTTGGCTATCTTTAAAAGAGGCGCGTTATGTTTATTGGGATGGAGATTATGTAGAAGATACTACTCCAGAATCTTTACCTCATACTATTTTAAAACATGTCGTTGGAGATGCGGATGATATATTTTTATCTAATTGTGAAAACGTAGAGTTATCTTATAAACATTTAATTAATATAGGCTGGACTCCACAACAAGCAAGATCTATACTTCCTAATTCTCTTAAAACAGAACTAGTTATGACTGGAACGATTGAACAATGGAAAGAATTCTTTAAGTTACGTAGTCCATTATACGGAGCAACAGGAGCTCATCCCCAAGCAGCAGAGCTAGCAGATAAACTGTATATACAGTTTAAGGAGAAAAATTATATTTAAAATGAGCCATTATAAAGAAACAGTACAGTATGATCATGTAGATGAAGAACAAGAACATTCTTTTAAACATCTTTATGCAGATTGAAATTCTAAAACAAATACTGTAACTGTATGAAATAAAGAAGGTATAGTTATATATAGTGGATATGATGATGAAGCTAAGGCTTTAGGTTGTTTGTTATCTAGTATTAGATGTCAAAAAATCGATAAATTTCCACATGAAGATTAAAAAATTATAAGATATGCAACTCATTAAAGCATGTAAAGAATTAATGATTAGAGAGCCCTTTTATGGGCTCTTTCTTCTTAATTTAAATAAAGAAATATCTGATACATATGTAGATACAGCTTGTGTTTCTAGAAATGGAGTAAATTCTAAACTAGTTATAAATCCTAATTACTGAGATAAATTAACTGACAGTCAGCAGTTAGGTTTATTAAAACATGAGCTAATTCATATATGTTTTAACCACATGTTTATTGAATCAGAACTTCGAATTAGTGATCATAAATTATTTAATATTGCTTGCGATTTAGTTTGTGATCAATACATAAAAGATGTTCCTGATAATATGTGGGATCAACTAAAAGACAAATATCCTGATTTAGTAAAAAACTTAGAAAAGGATAAAGGTGCAAAATATTATTATGAAGAGCTAATAAAATATGCACAGAAAAATTCTCAGTCTGGACAGAAAGGGCCAGGTAATGGGAATAGAGGCACAACACAAGGTCTTGATGGAATTAGCGGAGGAGCTGATGATCATAAGTCTTGGAAAGAATATCAGAATCTTGATGAAGCAGGAAAAAAACTAATGCAAAATCAAACTGAGCATCAATTAAAAGAAGCAGCTACAGCTACTACTAAAAGTAGAGGTAGTATTCCAAGAGAATTTCAATCAATAATTGATGCATTATTTAAAGTAGATCCTCCTATATTTAATTGGAAAATGTATTTCCGAAGATTATTAGGAAATTCATTCAAAACTTATACAAAAAAATCTCTTCGAAAAGAGTCTAATAGATTTGTTGGAAGTGCAGGAATTAAAGTAAAGCATAAACAACATATTCTTGTTGGAATTGATACATCTGGATCTGTAAGTGATTCAGAATTACAAGATTTCTTTAGTGAAATCTATCACATATACAAAACTGGGTCCATGGTAACTATTGTAGAATGTGATGCAGATATTCACAGAATATATGAATATAAGGGAAAGTTTGATGGAAAGATTACAGGTAGAGGAGGAACTGACTTCAAGCCTGTAGTAGATTATTATAATGCCAATCTAAATAAATATACTACCTTAGTATTTTTTACTGATGGCTATGCTCCTTTAGATACATTCAAACCTATGCGGCAAATGATGTGGGTTATTACAAGTAATGGGCATAAAACCCAAAAATATCCAGGACACACTATTTTTATACCATAAAATATGAAGAAAAATATAAATACAATTAATATTGAAGAATTAAAAACTTTAGCTAGTTATATTATTGATAATAATAAACGATTATATAATGAGCATAAAAAAACTACTGCAATTGAAGTAGTAGGTGAATCTGGTTTAGGTAAAACTTCTGCTATTATTCAGTTAGCTCAAGAAAGAGGAATGGACTGTATTAAACTTAATCTTTCTCAGTTAGAGGAATTAGGTGATCTTATTGGTTTTCCCATTAAAGAGTATTATGTTTGTACAGAGCGTCCTCGACTTGACGATGATGGAATGCCTGTTGTAGAAAATGAAATAGTGATTAAGGATGAGGAATGTCTCTGGGTATCTGCAGATGTACTAGATTCTTATATTGCAGAGGGTTATAGAATTAAAGACAATATATCTCGAATGGGATACGCCCTTCCTGCATGGGTTCCTACTTCACAAAATGAAAATGGTACAATTCTAATTCTTGATGACTTTAATCGTGCGGATTAAGAAATATATTGTAAAGTTTTGTTTCCTTGAATAAATTTAGTATCTTTGATATAAAATTTAAAAAATATGGAAAAATTAACATTACAAAAGATTAAAGTTTATAAAAAAGTTTGTGGAATTTACAAAATAAAAATTCACAATAAAGAATATATAGGAAGTTCAAAAAATATTCAGCATAGATTAAGACAACATTTAACTACTTTAAAACAAAATAAACACCATAATCATACTATGCAAAACTTGTATAATAAATATGGAATTGATAATATTTATTTTAAAGTTATAGAAATTTGTCTTGAGGAAAATAGAATTAATAGAGAAAAATACTATATAGATAGTATTAAACCTTATATAAATCATATTTTAGATCCTGAGAATATCATTAGAGATGAAGAATATAAACATAGAATAAGTATTTCTAAAAAGAAATATTATGAAACACATTCTCCAGTTAATATAAAAATGGTATATCAGTATAATTTAGAAGGAAAATATATTCAAAGTTACAAATCAATAACAGATGCGGCTAGAGCTACTAATCAAGATGTTACTGCAATATGTAGTGTATGTAATAATCGTAGTTATACTGCTGGTGGATATAGATGATCGTTTGAATTAAAAGAAACTCTTTCTAAACTAAAAAAGAAATATAAGAAAGTACCTGTTATTCAATATTCACTTGATAATGTTTTTATTAAAGAGTGAGATTCAAAAACAGATGCTGAAAAAGAACTAAAAATTTGTAATATATCTCGAGCTATAAGAAAGAATCTTACTGCAGGAGGATATAAATGAAAGTATAAAATCTAGAGGTCCGCATAAAATAGCGTGAATTGCTGGAAAAGCCTGAGGAGGTCAATCAGCAGCTAAGCTAATTAGTAATAATTAGAAAGTTCAACGACTAGTACATGGAGTCCAGAAATGGATAGTAAAGTACCACGAGTGCGCTACACTATTATATAGTGATGATATAGTCTGAACTACGTTATAACCTAAAAGAAGACGTAGAAGTATAGGATAAAGAGCCTATACGGTAACAAAAATGCCTAGATTTATACAAGCTACCATGGAGTTGATAGATAGAGGAGAATATATAAGTTGGTCATTACCACCTAACTGTACTATTATATTAACATCAAATCCTGATAATGGTGATTATAATGTTAACTCTATGGACAATGCCCAAAAGACTCGATATATTAGTTTCGAATTAGGTTTTGATAAAGATGTATGGGCTCGTTGGGCTGAGAAAGAAGGTATTGATGGTCGTTTTATCAATTTTGTATTATCTTATCCTGAGATTATGAAAAAGGAGGGAGGAGTACAAAAAGTTAATCCTCGAAGTTTAGTAACTTTTGCTAATACTATTTCTGGATTTAAAGATTGGTCTGATACAAACACTTTAGGTTTAATCCTTAATATTGCCCAAGGATGTTTTACATCTGAAGAAAACGTTATTGGAAACTTATTTACTACTTTTATTGCCAATAAGTTAGATAAATTAATGGATCCTGATACAATGTTAAATAAAGATTGGGATTATGTTAAAGGAGAATTAGCAAAACAAGTATATGATGGTACTAACTATCGTGCAGATATTGCTGCAGTTTTAACAACTCGGTTTTGTAATTTTGTAAACCTATATTTTGATACAAAAGGTAGTAAAACAGAGGTAGCTGTTGATAGAATTCTTAAGATTATTGAGCATGATAAGATGTTATTTTCTGAGGATTTGATTTTCAGTTTAATTAAAACTCTCCAAAAAAATCATCCTACAAGATGTAATAAATTATTATTGAATCCTAAAGTAGCTAGAAAGTTAATATAATATGTTATTTAATTTAAGTAATACAAAATTAAGAATAGTTGTTTGCGACTATTATAGAAGACAAGGAAATAGTAGTAATAGTTCCTATTATAGTAATAACATAAGTAATACTTGTCTTGCAGATATGATTGTTGTTTATGATATTAATGGGAGTAAAAAACATATTGGAGACGATTGTTATTATACTAGTCCTTTTTGTGCAGAAAAAGTATTTGGTATGTATTTAGGAGATAATGATAGTATAGAAACTATCATTTCTTCTAAAACTTTAACAAGTCTAACTGGAGTAAAAAGAGTATATTTTGATCCTAAATCTAAATATCCTCGATTTAAACTAAGCGAAGCTACTACTATAAAACGTAGTTTAACTGCTGCAAAAGCAGATGTTTGTATACTGCCAAAAGTAAAATATAGTGTATATACGCCTCAATATAGTTCAGGAGGTGCTCCAAGGGATAAAAACATTAAATTATATTATTCTCCATCAGAAGATACTTATTATCTAATTGATCATAAACCTGGAGCTTGTTATCAAAGCAGCAGTAGTAAAGACTTAAACAACTTTATTAATAAAGCGATAAATACTAGCTCTTCAGATCCTCTTGAACAGTTTGCTTCAGCTATAATGTCTGAAGGAATTATTCCTGCAGACTGTACATTATTTTATTCAGGTAAATGCTGTTTCTTTACAGATAATTCAGAGTATGAGCAAGTTAATAATATTTTAAATAATTATATGAAAGTAATATATGATACAGAATTAGATAAATTTGTAAGTAGTAATTTGTCTGATCTTACAGAGGACGATCTTAAATCTTTATCTGGAATGTTAGGCTCTCAAGATCCTACTGTTGTAGGTATGGGTATTAAATTACTCTCTGGATATAATATTCCAGATTCAGCTTGTTCTGTAGGTATTCTACTTATGAGTAACTGGAATACTATTACAAGTAATTCTGCTTTTAAAAGTGTAGGATTTCAACAAATTTTAAATACATTAGGAATTTCTGAAAGAGAGGTTTATAGTGGCATTACTGATAATATTATAAATAAACTTTATAAAAGTAGTACAAATGATGCAGATAAAGAAAAGGCTAGAAAGATAGTTATAGACAAACTCAAGAAAAGTTTTGAAAAGAAATGGGCTGAACATAAGTCGCAACTTGATGCTATACCTATGAACTTCGATTTTACATTAGAATAAGTGAAAAATATAATAGCTATTCAAGGTTTTAAAGGAAGTGGAAAAGATGAAGTTGCTAAATATCTAAACTATTTATTAAATACTCCAACTTGTTTACATTCTTATAATATTGCTTCTGCATTAAATTTTACTCCTGTACCGTTTATGATTTCAAAGCATTGAAAGATAGTACATTATGCAGATAAATTAAAAGAAATGTTATCTATCATGATGAATGTAGATAAGAGCAAGTTTGATGATAGAGAATTTAAAGAATATTATCATTTTGATTTTCAGAAGTTTTTACTTTACGATAGTAGAGTAAGAACTTTTGGAAATGAACCTACAGATAAAGTATTCGCTAGAGAATTAAAAAAAGAAAATAGAAATTTAGCTATAGAATATAATTTATCTATTAGACAAATATTACAATATTTTGGTACAGATATAATGCGTAAATATTTTGGAGATAAATTATGGATATATTCAACACTTCAAAGTGGAAATAAAAATAATATTATAATTGCAGATCAAAGATTTGCAATTGAAAACGAAGTAGTAAAAGAATACAATGCCTTTATTATTCATGTAACAAGAAAAGGTTGTAGTATAGGTTTACATTCTTCAGAAAGGGAATTAGATGCTCTTTATAAAAAACATAAATTTGATATATCGTTAGTAAATAATGGTACATTAAAAGAATTATTTAATAAATGTAAAAATATTGTATATGGCTACTGAAATTAAGTTCTGTAAAAACTGCGCAGATAATAAGATTACACATGAGTTTCAAGATGAAAAGTACGGAAAATTTATTCGGGTTTTTAATATTGGAGAAAAATCAGGTACTTCTACTTGTACTATTTGTAATGGTGGTAAAAAAGCTAAGAAATAATGAATAAAATTATATATAAATATCCTCTAGAATTTACTTATCCTCAAACGATTAAGTTACCTAGTAGTGCAGAAATTTTATATGTTGATAGCCAAAGAAATACACCTACAATTTGAGCTATAATAGATACAGATGATAAATCAACAATCGAGGTTGATGTTTATATAATTAGTACTGGGCAAACTTTTGATGCTAGTAATAAATTATATATTGGTTCATGTATGACCGAAAACGGAAACTTTGTTTGGCATATATTTATTGATTACTCTAAGAGCGAAAATATAATATTACCAGGTGTTGATCTTTAAAAATAAATTGTTTTACTTCTATGAAAAATCCCCTTACTTGCTTAATTACGAGTAAGGGGATTTTCTTTTGCCTCTATCTGCTTATGCGGATAGAGGTTATTTTTTTAATCTAATTTATCTCCGATATATTTAAGATCACTCATAAATCCAAATGTACTTGTAGCTCCTTCTCAGAGATTTTTATCTCCAGTAATAACAGCTATACTCTGATTTACAATATTCTTAATAATAGAGTATGCAGGTGGATTTAAGTCTCCTGCAAATTGTGCAACAATATTTTGAATTGGACCATCTTGGAATGATGTATATAAAGCCATAGCTCCTAAGTGTCCTAATGCTCCTAATTCTTCTTTGGTTTCTCCTGATAGAAAAACTGCATATATCATCCACATTATTAGACTCATAAATATTAAATCAGTCAAGAATAAATAAAAATTAGCCTTTTTAGTTGGATTAGCCCATAATGCTTTAAATTCATTATAATCCATTTTACCTATAGCTTTTGCAAAGCTAACCATAGAATAAGCAATACCCTCAATAAATCTTCCTTGCCATTCTACATAAGGAGTAGCCGTTTCTCCTTCTTTTACATTCGTTTCAAGATCAACTCTTGTAGTAGGTAACCCATTTTCTCCTGTTGACTGAATCATTACATAACGAACTCCATTTTCATCAAATTTTTCTACAAATTTACCTTGATCATAAGTTCCAGGTTTAAGAATCCATTGTTCAAGTTTAGCAGAAAGGAATGTACGAAATTGTAACATCATAGCTCCCATGAACATACTTTTAGCAAGCATCTGAGTATTTTTATCATAGTGTCCAAAACAAAGTTCTGCAAAAGATTTAATACTAGTTGCTTCTCTAACAGTATAGGCTCTAGGTAATGGTTGTCCTTTTTCAATATTTCATCCTTCTTGATTAAATTGCTGTCTATAAGCTTCATATAATCCTTCTTGTCTTTTATAAGCTTCAGAATTTACATCGGCTCCTGCAGCAGTAAATACATCAAAACGTTTATCCTTTTTAAAGTCATATACTAATTCATCATCTGAATTTAAACTATATGCTTCTCAGCATCCATCATGAATCATTTTTGCAATTAATAAGCCCATTCTATGATATACATCAGGAGCTCTATTGCAAACATATAACATATCAGAATTAAAGTTCTTAATACCATTACGAGATTGACTGAGTTCTTTTTGAACTATGTCGGCGTCCATGTTAGCCATACCAAAGTCTACATTTAAAGCTTCAACTTTTGTTAAAGTAGCAATACGCTTCGGACTATCTTTAAAGATAATTCCTCAAGCCTCAGCTAAATCCTTTCCAGAAAATTGATCTTTTCCATAAGCATTTGTCATAGCTCTACTAATATGAATTCACATACCTTGCATCATTTCTCGAAGTCCAGATCTTAAGTTAAGACCTAAAGCAGTAGCCGTAGTAAATTTTTTAATTGCAGCTAAAGTTTTATAAACAGGTTGTAAACCTTTATCCATAATAGGTTTATTATAGATATTAACTGTTAGATATTTATCAAGAAATTCAAGTAAGTTTTCTGCTTCTTGTCCATACATTGCTTGATTATACTGTAATGCTATTTTAATTCCTTGAATTTGAGGAATAATATCATTATATTCTGCTTCTGCAACATATGCATGAATATAGCTTCTTAATAAATCTTCGAGTTGAGTTTCAAGACTATTTATCCCATGATTTGATATAATCTGCTCTCGAGTATCATTTCCAATTTTAAATTTATTGTATACTCTTTGTGCATCTTTGGCAAGATCAAAATCCTTCATTTGTTCTTCAAATAGTCTTAACATATTAGTAACTTCTTGATACTCCATTTTAAGACCTTCTTTAAAACCTTTATTATGGAATTGAGATTTCATAGAACCAATAGCTACAGGAACTTGATAATAAGTTCCATCTTCTATTGCTTGTTGATAACGTCCAGGATTTCCTTCAAAACGAAGTTGGTTTACAATTTCTGTAAATGTTTTTATTAATGCTTTTTCTTCTTTAGCTAAAGAACTATCATTAACGTCTTTTAACATAAACTCTTTTGTAATATTACCATTTTCGTCTCTTCTAAATAGATTATCAAAATATTTTACTTCTCCACCTATTAAACGATTTTGATCTTTAAATTTATAAAATTCCTTAAATACTTTTCTAATCTTAGAATCCCAAGCTAATTCTTGTCGACGTATCTTAGTCTCTGTTACCGCAACTATTCGTCCAACTTCTTGAGCTGTTAATGAAGGAGAATTATTAATACTTGTAATATTAGTTCCTGCGTGAAAACTACCTGTTACACTAACTCATTTTGCAGGATCTGGTTCAATATAAACTTCATATCCTCTTACTTTGTTAAGAGCTTTTCCAAGTAACATATAGGAAGTTTGTAAAGGATCATCAAAATTTCATTGCCCAGTATGTATTGCTTTACGCAATCCCTGAGCGTTATCTAGTTTCCTAAGTTCTTCCATTCTATTTTTTAGAAATTCTCCACCTTTAATAACATCATCAGCACTAAATGTAACAGCTCAATTTCCAATATGTTTTAGTTTTTCAGGACCACATATATCAGTAATTGTACTTACCACAGATTCAAGAGTTGAACTAAAGTTTGATCTTTTAAGATTTATAGGAACATTGTGTATTCTACATAATTCTACAAAGTTATCATATAACTTATCAAAATATTGCTCTGAACCAGTTTGTTGCCAAATATTAATACTTTCAATTTTATTAATTCGATAATTTTCATATTTAATAGTATCGCTATTTAGTAATGCCATTACTTTAATTAAGTCAATATTTCCGTTTGTCGCAGACATTATTTTATGTTCATCAACATCTCGATTAGCTATTGTTGAACCTAAAATATTTGTTCCCTTTTCAAGTTTAACTATTTGATGAGTAACATTATTTGTAATAGATATTATTTCTAATACTTTATTTTTTGTAAATACTAATAAACCTGCAGAAATAAATGAGGGATTATTTTCAAATTGTCATTCTCCTTCGATATATTTTTCAATATGTCTACGTAAGAAGTCTCCTTTATATGGGTTATCCTTTGCAATATCATTAATATCCATTGATCCCTGTTGAACATTAATGATATCCTGAGCAATATCGGCTAACTCATTTCCACGTCGTTCATTAATACTTCTTATATAATTCTCTAACTTTTTATCAAGCTCTTCTTCTGTTTGGGCATATTCTCATTTACTTTTTGCAGGATCTTTAGTTTTATATTCATTTCCGAATCTATATTTTCCATAGCTTGCTTTAGGGTCAGAAGAACTAATATATTGAACAATTTTTTCTTTATAAAACTTAAAGTTTGCGTTCTTTCTTTGAACTTTTGAAGATAGTTCATAATTAGGAAAGAACTTACTCATAGGTTCTTCAATAGTTTTAATGATATCAAATGAATCTGTTAAACGTCTAATAGGAATAATTTCTCTAACTCTATCATAATATTTTCCAATTGTGTTAGATGGATTTACTATAATATTATCAGAATCAATATATACATTTGATAAATTATCAATTTGAGATAAATTATCATTTCCTGAATTATCTTTTTTATAATCAATATCAAGTTTAACAGGAATAATTCCTACTGTAGCTACATTAATACCTTGTTGTTCTAACATAGCTTTATAAAAGTTTAACTGATATGCTGCCCCTAATTTTTTAGTAGAAGCTCATACATTGTTTAATAATGCATTTCTAGTTTCATCTCAAGCTCCTACTGCTTTTCGAGATACTTTAAAATCTCGAATATGGGCATTACCATTTTTATCTACAATTAATAAGTCAATTCTACCATTAATTGAATTTAATCCTGCTGCTTTATAAGGTTCAGCTATATCTTCAGAAACAATTGGTATTTCAGTAATAAATTTACAGTCTCTTCCAAATTTTTCTTTAGTATCTTCTATAAAATCTCTTAATTGATTTTGTAATAATGATACTTGCTCTTCATTTAATAATTTTGGAGTATATTCTATTTCAGGATTAATTACAGATTCAAAAAGTTTATGTACTTCTGTACCATAATCGGTTAGTTGAGTTCAACTCTTTTGTAGGTCCTCCAAATATTTATCTGCTTCGTTCGAAGTCATGCCTTTTTTCATTAGTCTTTCTTTTTCTCTTTTCAGATACTCTTCAAGATTAAATTTTGTAACTAATACTTTAGCTAAATCAAATGGATCTCCATAAGTTGTAAGGAACTTAGTAACACCCATTGATTTATCTAATTTTAAAGCAATTTCCTTTTCTCCGTCTTCATTTGTTATTTCAAACTCTGTAGCAAGTGATTTATATTTTTTTATAGCTTCACTTATTTTGTCTACAGTGACTTGTTGTTGATCTATTTGTAGTGTTGCATCAACATTATCAACTACCATATTTTGAACGTAGTTGTCAAGAAACGTGTCCAACTCCATTTCGGAGTTGAACACTTTCTTTTCACCATTTATCGTAATTTCGTATGTACAATTTCTTGCCATTATTTACAATCTTCTTTTATAATATCATCATTCATTAATTTATTCTTGACTGTAGCTACTTTTTGACTAAGTTTATAGTTTTCATGAATAAAACTATCATAGAATGGCATGATTTCTCCACTATTAATAATAGCTTTAAGTTCAGGATTAGCAATTGAAAGAATTTCATCTATAATTTCTAATTCTGCATCAGATTTAATATATCCATTATAATAGTCTGTAATCATAGTTGCTAAAACTTCTTCATCAAAGTCAGATCCTTTCTTATTTTTATAATAAGGATTTTGTCGCATTCTATTTCATAATTCAGTATCTTGTATATTACCTAGAATCTTATAATAAGACTCAGCATACATATTTCTAGCATCTGCTAGGTATAGATGTGAGAATTCATGAATTAGAGTATCATCTGTAGCTCTATCAATATTAATATAAATTATTCCTTCTTTAATAAATCCTTTTGCATTTTTAGTTGCAGTGTCTTCATTAATTACATCCTGATCTGTTACTAATCTTATATTTTGTAAAGAATTTACATTTTTTACTAATTCTGTAATCTTAGTAGACATTGGAGTTTTTAAGTCATAGAATTTGGTTGGTCCATTATTAAATAAAGTAAGTTGATTTGGATCAGTTCTAACAAAAGCTCCTGAATTAAAGATAATATGTTTTAGAGTTCTAGATATAAGATTTTTAGAAGATGTATTAGTACTATCAAACTCGTCTACTAATATGTTATGTTCACCTATTAGTTTATTAGTTACAGCATATACTCTTTGATCATATCCTTCATCAAATAACTCTGCTACACTTTCAGCTACACCTCATTCTGTAGAATAGTCAAAATCAATGTAAGAAACAATATCTTCATTATTTTTATCTGCTTTTGTTTCTGCAACTTCAATAATTTTAGCAACTTTTAAAGCTTCTTCGACAGATATATCTGTTTTAGGAATATTGAATCTTACTTGTCTATACTGCTCATTTCCATCAGATACTAATATTGGTTTAGTAGTATCTATAGTTGAATCGTTATAATCTCTATCTAAAGAAGTATTTTCTTCAGATTTAAATCCAATAGTTTCAACATTTTCATTTGCGGCATTGATAAGTACTGCTTCTGCTCTTTCTGCCATACTATCATTTGGATCTCGTTTTAGGAACGTATTTGCAAGTTCTTGTGGATTTTGTTGGTCAATTCAATTATTATAATCAACAACCCATAATGAATTATCTCCGCTTGCTACTAAGTCCTCAAATAAACGAGTTAATGAAGCCTGCCCAAAACCATCTTTATTAACAATTAAGTTATATAAATAAAAGGCATTAACAGGATTTAGAGCTCCAAACTCAGGAATCGTAACTTTATTTAAACTATTAAAATCCCGTAAAATTTGTTCATAAAGAGCTTTAGTCTTTTGACTATTATCTATCTGCATCATATTAAATGGAAGTTTATAAAAACCTCTTTCCTTACCTTCTGAATCAGTTTTTAATCCAAAACATAAATATTTAATAAATGCATTATCAGGTAATTTCTCTTTAAGTGTAGGAATAATATAATCTTCAATATACATTCTAAATGAATCAATATTGTCCTTATTATCTAGATTAATTATAAAGTTTTCATCTTTATTAATTAAAATAGAATTTTCTACTTTATATTTTTGATTAATTGGAACTTGAAAACTTAAATTTTTAGTTTTAATTCACGAATCAATTAAGAAATCATCAACATTATTTCTAGTTTGTCTAAATTCTTCTATAGATAACTTATTTCCTCTTTTAGGAGTAGTTTCATCTATAACAATAGATTCAACTTGATTTCTAACTGATAATCGGTTAAGGACTTCATTATCAATACTTAGAATATTAAACATTTCTTTGAAGTGCGGAACACTAGCTATAACATCTAATATATTAAATGTAGTCTTAACCTTTTCATAGTTATCAATTTGTTGTAATCTGTATTCTTCATTAGCAGCAAACTTTAGTAGATTAAATTTCTCTCCAATTTCATCTTTAAACTTATCATTAATAAATGTTTCAATTCCCTTAATATAAGAATATTTTCCTCATTTATCTGTAGGAAGTCCTTGATTAATTTTTAATAACCTACCTAAAATTCTAATTTCTTCTGCACCTTTAGCCTTCTTCTTTAATGTTTTAAATAAAATTTCAGTTCTCTCATTTGCTTTTTTAATATCAGCCTCAGATGCATTTGGTTTATAAACTGCATATCTTGAAGGATCATCAATAGCTTGATCAATGAAATGAATTTTATTTTTTGGAATTGGATCTGTTCAAAGATTTGTATTATATTCCGATACAAGTTTAGTAACTTCTTCAGATACCATTAAATCTCCAATTCTTCTTAAATCCTCTCCAAGCATTAAACTATATACGTAAAGGTCAACCCAATTAGAGTCTGCATTAATTTTCTTAAGAATTAATTCCTTAGCATTCAATTGTGTTTCGAATTTATCGTTCCCATAAATTCTCTTATGGTTTCCCATAAGTTCTGACTATATCTTACCTTAATGAGGTCTCCGCACTTCGGATTTACTTAAATCCTACTCTACTCTGTCATTTCTGCATTTCGATAGTCGATGCTCTTTCTTCCTATTGGGAAGCTTAGATCAGGATTGCCCAATATTTAAACTTGTTACTATACCTGAGTGATTAGTTCAGCCACAATTATATTACTATAATTGCTTAGTATTTAAATCTCTAAGGGCGTTCCCTGAATTCACGGAGTTAACTGACAATACTAACTTATTGATTATCAATAAGTTACATTGGATCAGTAGCTGCATTTAAAAGTTCTCCCATATCAAGAGACTTATCAGTTAGTCTTCTTTGGAAGTCTATCAGTTGGATAATATTATTTGCAATATCTGCAGGAACATTATATTTAGAAATTCATTCAGGATCATTTTCAAACATAGAAAAATCTACATTTGCTAATGTAATTAATTGTTCTGTTCCATTACGTTGAGAACCTTTAATAAATGAATATCTACTTAAAAGTTGTCTAGTTGTATCAAAATCTCTATTTACAATACTGTCATAAACTTGTTTAAACCTAGTATTATATAAGTTAGATAGGGCAAAGAAACTCTTTAATCCTGTAGCAACATTACCAATTACAGTTTTACCAACCATATTTTGAATTTGCATTAAATATTTACTAGCAGAATTATAAGGATTCATAATTTTTGCACTTTCTCCCAATACAGACTTACTTGCAAGTTCTTGCATATGAGATGTTGTAATAGGCATTGTAAGGTTAATTTGATTTTTAGGACTCAGTATTACATCAAATATGCCATTTACAATTGTATTTCTTAGAGCATCCTGTTTTAAAAATGGAGACATTTTTGGATCTTCTGCATTTGTAAGTAATTCTCCATTATTAGAAATAGAATAACCTAATATATAAACTTTATCGATATCATAATCAGACCCTTGCAACCATGTCTGATTGGTTGGTACGTAGACCTCATTTATATCGCTATCAGTAAATGCAACTACTTCCATTGGCATGAATGACTGCATTGACTGACAAGGAATACGAGTACCTACAAATCTTAAACTTTGCTCAAATGCTTTATATTTTCTATTAGCAATTTTCATAATTCTATTACTAAATCTAATATTTTGATTATCGCTTAACATTTGAATTAACACTTGAGGATTTATAGATTTGTAATCTAAAATTTCTCTAGTTTTAACATCTCCAAAATCATCATAATATGATAAAGTAACATTATCTGACGTAAATTGATTTGCAATTAAATTTTTGTAATTAGATAATGTATAGTTATACTTATAGTTATTATAGATTCTAGAGTTATTAATTTCAGAAAATCTTTCAAAGTTATCTACAATTACTAGGTCATGTGTATTTCCCGCAGTATCAGTATATTTATAAAACTTCTTACCTTCTGCAGATGCTATTTCTTTTCCATTGTAGTAAACAGAATTATCAACTATAGTAAAATCTCCATTTGGAGTTAAAGTATCCTTATATAAATTATTCAGATTTTGGTCTCCAATTTTTACATAAAGTTTTTTTCCAGTTCCATCAAATAATATTATATCATAAGATTCAGGATCAGGATTATCATTGTTATAATAACCTTGAATTCTCTCTTTAAAGAACTCAGCTCCTCTTTGCTTAATTTTAGCTATAGAATCTCCTGGCAATAGACCTAATTGTTTAGCGTATAACTTACCCATAATAATCTGAGCAGGAATTACTTGTACAGATTCAGGTTGCACGTATATACCTTTTCATTGGATCATCTTACCGTCAGCTAAATCATTTAATAATTTTTGCTGAGATTTATGTAATGAATTTTCTATAAAGTCAATATCAATTTCTCCTGCATCAGGAATTAATGTTCCTGCTGCTCTACGAATTAGAGCTATTCTCTCTGTAGTAATAATATTAACTCATTCTAGTTGCTCAGGAGTTAAATCTTTTTCAGGTTTTCCTTTAAGCCCAAGTTCCTTTTTAATATTAGATCTTAATTCATCATATAGAGATTCTACAGTAGTACTAGAGGTTCCATTAAGATAATGTAATGCACGAGTTATATCTCCTTCAAAAATACTATGTTTTTCTCCTTCAATAATAAATATTGTATCAGAGCCTTTAAGATTTTTTGGACGTAAAGATAATCTTTGTGCATATCTCTTATCTAAGTTTTTATACCAATCGTATTTTGAATAATTATCAATTTTTACAATATCATACATATCAGTAGTAACCTTTCCCATATATCCTTGATATAGTCTCTGTCCTTCTTCGTTTAATAAAGGTTCTTCTCCATTAAACATCGGATCATTATAAACTACTAATGTATCTTCAAAATCGATAGGATTTTCAGCAGTAAGTTCTGTAACAAATGGGTTAATAAGATTTTCTCCATTACGAGTAACAAAAGGACCTTGCATTGCTTCATTAATAGTTAAATCTGCAAGACGAGGATCTGTAGCTCTACCTACCTTTCTTACTAAATCTAAAAGTTCATCGTAGTTATAGTTATATCCTCCTCAGTTAAAATACTGTTGTATTCCATATGATGGATTTAATACAGATGCAACACCATCATAATGACGTCTAATTGCATCTTTTACTAAAGAAGATGTAACTGTTGAGTTAAAGATACCATTAATAGTACCTGCACTAAAAGGAATTTTATAATCAATTTTCTTTTCATTAAAACTTTGTTGCGCAAGTTTTATAAAAGATTGTGCGAGTCCTAAAGTATCTTTATTATTTGTTTGAAAAGCTTTAACTAAAGCTTTACCATAAATTTCATATAAGGCTTGTTGGTCTCCTGTTTCAAGAACTTCATGAATTTCTGCAATAGCATCATGACATAATTTTCCAATTTCTTGATATACTTTTGTTGCTAAATCGTGTGTAAATCCATTTTGTTCAAGAGCACTAATCATCTGAGTCATTTCAGTAACTTCTGCTTCATCAAGTTCATGATCTGCATTCATCTGAACTCCTCCAAACTTAGTTGACATTGTAGTAAACCATAAATCAGAATCATTAGTTCAAATATCATCACCATTAACATTAGAAGCTCCTACTTTAATAGCAGATTTATTTACAAGATACCCAATCATATAATCCTTTAGATTATTATCATTAATAATATCATTAACAACATCTAAATTATTTTCTGATCAATATAATTGTTTCATGGTATCATTGTATTCCATTGATCATGCTCCACCAAATATTTGATCTAAATCATATATACTACTAATTTTAATATCTGTATCGAGTATACTATTTTCTCCAATTATATTACCAAATATATCGGTTTCAATACGTTCTACTTGAGCTACATTATTATTAATAACTACATGATTTATTTTCCAATAAGTTTGGTTATCAGGTTCTCTATAGAAGAGATTATCAAATACTTTGTCATAAACGATTGTTACACTAGGATCAAATAGTAAATTATGCATTTTTCTAAACATATTTTCTAACTTGATATCTGATCCCCATGATGTACGCCTATTAGCATTTGTAATCTCATATTCTGCTCACTTTAATAATTTAGGTAAACCATATTCTCCATTCATATCTGCTAAAATAGTCTTTTTATTTCTACCTACTTTAGCATCAATTAGTGATACATTTTGTTGTCTAGAAAAATACGGACTTGTAAATCCAGATCCGTCCATAGAATCAACACTATCAGTCATACCAGAAATATTTTGTACAGCAGCTCCAATATCTCCAACTACAGCCATTTTAACTTTTGGAGCAACTCCATTTTTTAATCCTTGTGTAAAGGAATGATGAGTAGCTCCATAAATAACCATACGTTTTACCTGAGAAATTCATCTGCTTGCAAAACTATGTTCAAGATATCCTTCTGTTGCAGAAACCTCTTTATTCTTATTTGGGTGAGCGTAAACTCCTCCAACCATCATTTTATTATATTCATTACTTAAAAATGAATCCATAATGAAATACGAATAAAGCATAGGATTTAATTTACCATCCTTATCATGTATTGTTACATAAGGAACTGTATATGATATTGGCTCATCATTTTCATCAACAGTTTCAATAGTTCTTTCAGAAATTCAGTTACTTCATTTTCTAGCAGAAAATGCCTTATATACATTTTTGTCAGAAGATATACTCTCTCAAGCTTTTGAACTATCTTCAAGAAATCTGTTTAATTGATAATTAATAAACTCATTAAATTGATTTCTTTCACTAAAGATATTATAAAGATTTTCAAGGGTTTCATTAAAGACATTTTTCTTAGTATATGGATCTTTAGATATATGAATTTCTTCAATAAATTCTAATCCATTGTCTCTAAATTTTTGCTTAATATCTGCAAGTTTTGTTTTTGCAATATATTCTTTTAGATCACTTATAGTCTTAAATTCTTTACCTATCGCTTGAGTATAGTCATTTAAGATTTTATTAATTAAGTTCGTATATTGACTTTGATTTGTTTTAAATCAAATATTCATAATAGGTTCTAAATCAGATACATTCTTACTAGAATAATATTTCTCTAAAACCTCCTTAAAGTTAATTGAACCTAAATCTTTAAAATCTCAGTTCTGACTTAAATCAAATTGCATTACAAAATGTTTATTTTTATCTGAATAAACTGTTGATTGCAATCCAATTACTCCATTTACCTTTCCACCCTGCTCAGAAACAGATTTACTTGAAGTTAATCCTTCAAAGAAATCATATACTATTGCAAGGTGCATTACTTCATCTTCAGTAAGATTACTCGATTGTTTAGTATAATCTCCAATAGTTACTTCTGCTCGAATCTTTGGATTTTTAATACGTGAAATATTATTAAATACAGCATTATCACTCATTACTGTATCCGATCCTCATCCAAGTTCATCATGTAAATATTGACTCATTTTCTTATGAGAATATGCTAAACAAACCATTTGATATAATGGTAAATTGTTACCTTCTGCATTCTTAATAACATTAATTGTATCAGAACCATTAGTAACACTTAAGACTTTTGCCAAATCATTTGCTTGTCCAAAGAAACCATTTTTGCCTATATCAATAATTTGACCTGAGTTAGCACTATATAAAATACTACCTAATATTGGAGTTAATAATGTAATTTTATTTACATTTTTTTCTCTTGGGAACACTTGTTCTGCAACTTGATTAAAATCATCTGCTACTAAAAATGAAGCAAAATCCATAAGTAAATCGTCCATTAAAGTATCAGATATTATTCCTGCAGAATTAATTTCTCCAGTATCAGGATTATATTTTAAATTTAAAGTATTACTGCCTTCTGTAATACTAATATTAGTTCCAATAATATTAATATCATATTTTCCTAACTTATTTTGGAAGTTAGTTTTATTATCAATTCAGTAAGTACTTGCAGCTTTAATAATATCTGTAAGAAAATATCTCTGTATTTGTACAGGTCTATCAGTTAAATTCTTACCAGTTAATTCTCCAGTTAAGTTATCTTTACCATAACTAATATAACTTGACAATACTGTCTTATTCATTAGATGTGTATACATTTGTTTAATTGGAGTAGCCATTTTATCTGAATAGATAAACTTAGCAATACCTCTTAACTTATTTTGTAAGTAAGTTGTATGTTCTGGTGCTACAGATTTAGTTGCTAGTGCATTTAAATATTTTCCAATAATTTTACCCATATCCATATTGCCCTCTTTAGCTATTTCGTCAACTATTTCAGGGTCAACACTTTCTTCCATGAATAACTTTACTTTACCCATAGCTGAATTAAACCCAGATAAAGTAATAGCTGTATTTTCTATAATAACACCATCTTCATTAACTTCAGGAAAATATGAAAGTAAAATTTTTGCGAGGTCACTGACGGATTCTTCAGCTCCCATAAATTCATTATTACTAAAACCAGTATAGTGTGTAACATTCGGACCATCATAATTATAACGTCCTACAGCATAAGTTGAACTATTTTTATATTCTGGTTTAATAGAAATAAATGGAGTATATAATCTCAATATATCATCAAAAGTTTTTAATGTTACATATGCATTATATGCATTAAAATATTTTTGATCTTGAGTAAGTCCTGCATTTTTAATGTAGGCTTCATATTCTTTTATAGTATCTTCAAATACATTAATAATAGATTTAGGTTCTGAGTCAATGCTAATAGGAGTTAGAGGTTTTCCCATGAACTCACTAATAATAGATAAAAGTTCTTGTTTATATTTAAAAATTCCAGTATTTAAATTGGAATAACTTCCTAAAGTAGCATTTGCATCTATAAAAGAATCAGAATTAATATCAAATACAGACATAGAAATAATCTTTTTTGCTGTATCGTCAATCATTTTATTATATTGTCTTGAATTATCAATATAATATTGTTGAGGTGAAGATCCTTCGGGAGGAAGTTCAATACCTAATCTACTACTAATCTTTTTAGGTTCAGATACAGGTGTTGGAGCGGAGTCTGTATAGACTCCACTCACAAACATATTAAACACCTCATCTGGATTTGTAAAATGCTCATTTATGAACACTTTAAACGCATTTAAATCTGGTGAATCACCTCTAAGTAAGTTCTTCAGTAATGGATAATATGCTGAAGAATATCCACATTTAACACTCATTATTTTCTAATTTTGCTATTAAGTATTTCTGTACATTTTCTCTTAACTCATTGAGAGTTTCATTTGTACTAACTTCGTTATAATATGTACTTGCTATAGTTTCAGTTACTTCTGTATTTTGCATTAGAGCTTTAAGGTACATTAAAATATTAGGACTTGATTTATATAGATCCTTTGCAGAATTTAAATAATCTCTAAGTTCTACATATTCATTCATTGTATTAAACTCTCTAATTGAGTAAACTCCATCTTTATTTTCAAGTACAAAATTCTTTGAATTATTGTTCAAAGATACTAAAAATGGTACAAATTTCAAATTATTTCTAGAGATAATTGTAACATCATCTGGATTCTCTCCATAAGCTTGTTTAAATAAATTTTTAAGCATAGGAGTAAGATCATCCTTTATTTCCTTCATTACAATTTCAGGATTATTAGAGTCTCCAACAATTTGAATTATTGTATAATTTGGAGTAGTAACTTTATTTAATATTTCATTATTAACATCATTAACTGTTGATTCTAATAAGTCTATATTTGTAATTTGTTTGTTTACTCCAAACTGTTTAAACGCCTCATTAATTTTATTAATCTTTTGACGTTGTAAATCCTCTTGAATAGCTCTTTCAGGATTAACTTGAATCTTGTCATAATCTATAATAAAATCGTTTCCTATTAAATTAGAAGCATTTGTAGAATATAGTTTATTTGCAGTATCAACTTCATAGTAGAATTGAGATCCTGGAACTACTTTAACTGCATCATCAAATACATAAATACCTTGCTTAAAGTTTGGATTGTTTTCAATATGTTCTTGAAGTTTTTCAGTTTTTCCAACAAAGTCTGCAAAGATATTATATATCATAAATGATGGATCATTAAATTCAAATTTACCAACTCTACTAATATATCCTGTTTGCATTAACATTTGATTAGGATCAAAAGATCCAAATTCAGTGTTTAATAAAGAATCAAAATCAGAATAAGTTTTTCCATTAACAACATATTGACCATTCTCCATAGTTACTATTCTCTCAGTAACATTTCCTCTATCAGCTTGAGCTACTTTATCTTCATAAGTAACTCTAATTGCATTAGTATATCCTGATTGTGTATTTAGTAATGCTCCTAATCTAAATAATATAGTACTCTTATAAGGAGAAAAATATGCAAGTGAAATTAATTGTCCAGCTCTTTCTCTATTAAGATTATTTCTAACTTTAACATTTTTGTCTCCTGCTTTTCTTTGTGCATTAAATAAATTAACATTATTAATTGCAGTATGAATTATATTATCTAAAGAAGCAACACTATTTATTCCTATTAATCGAATTCTAGGATCATTTTGAACAGTATTTAAAATAGTTCCATCTTCTGCTACTTGTGCTTTTAGGTGAGCTTCAAATTCCTTTTGACTAACTAATGGATCAGCAGAGAATAACATAAATGTATTTCCTCTATTCTGATACATAAACGCATAGTTTCTTGAATCTGCTTCAAATGTGTTTCCTACTCATTTAATATGATCCTGCCAGTCTGATTTACGTACTACTAAAGATACTAATTTTCCATAAGAAGAGAATAAACCTCCTTTATTTAAAGCACTTGTATTAAAATTAGATACATCAACAGTTGTTAATTCTCCTTCTCTTGTAAACTTAGCATAACTTCCAATTGTAAAATCTCCTGTATATATTCCAAATCTTGGAGTTGTAAATAATAATGGAATTTGTGCAGTTTTATCTTTTATCTGAATTTTTGCCACCAATAATCCTCTTCTTCCATTATCATATGGAATAACTTCAAAAGTAGGTTTAGTTTTTAGTGCAGTTTCAAGTTCACTAAAAGCACGCCCCATAGCTCTATCTTTATTTAAAGCTTGTCCTAATCGTACAATTTCTCTTGGATTTTTATAATATCCATATTTAAAATAAGCAGCAATTAAATTTAAAGCTCTAATATATTTAGGAGCTGCAAGTTTACCTTTTATTCCTAATATATTAAATAAAGAAGATTCTGTAGCTTGATCATAATTTCATAAATTATTTAAATAGAAATCTGCAATATCATTCCATTTAGAAATATTTAAAGGATTATCTGTTATTCCTATATTCTGAGGAACTTCTTCAAGTATATCTACAGGAGGAGTAACAGATTGTTCAACATTAGGAGCATGTACTGGATTTTGATCTGTAACAGGAGGTTGTTCTCCAGTATTACTATTGAATGTTTGTTTGCTTTGTGCTTCAGCTACAGTATTTTTAGTCTCTGGTTCTACAGAAGCTTGTCTAACTGGTTCCTTAGGAGATTCACTAACTATTTCTGCTTCTGGTGTAGGTTCTACTCTTGGCTTAATATTTTGTTCTGAAGTTGGTATAACAGGTTCAGCTACAATTGGATTTGGATTTACTTCTTCATAATCAATAGATTCAGGACTATTCTCTAATAACTTAGTTCTTCAGTCTTTGAAATCACTAATTTGTTCAGGAGATACTTCAATACTTCCTGCACTAGTCATATCATTAATTGTGTTTAACTTTAAATCTAGACTAATCCCGTTATCTACAATAATTGTACCTTTTGTAGAACGTTGAGTTAATGTATATAAATCCTTAAGAGTTAAATAGTGTTTTCCACTCGTATCTTTCCAACTCTTGTCTATGATTGCAAATTCAAATTCATCACCTTGGACACTATCTAATCCTACTACTTTAACATTATTAATAGCAGTATATTTAGCAGGATTATCAGTTATAATTGCAATATCATTAGATAGTTTAGATAACTTTTCTACTATTTTAGGTACTTCATCTGAACTATTAATAAATTTCTCCCCACCAAACGTTTCAGTAGTTTCAAAATATTTAAGTTTAATACTATTTTCAGATAATATCTGTTTCGTTAATAAATCGATCTCACTTTCAAGCATACTTGGATTATCATAGTATTTATCTCAAGTTTGATCTAATATGCTATTTAAAATAGTATAGTTATCATATTTTGCAATATTATTTGGACGTAATGGAGCAGTTAAATTTGGAGTACGTGTAAAATAAGTATCTTCAATTCCTAAATTTCTCCTTGCATTTTCATAGAAAATATAAGCTGAATTTTGTTTATAATCTCCTAATCCAACAATTAAAATATTATTTTTATTTGCTCATCTTGTAATTAATTCAAGATCGATTTTAGAAAACTGACTAATTTCATCAATAAATATGATTCTATTCTCAGTTTCTGCAAACATTGTAGCTGGATTTAATTTTAAATCCTTAAGAGTATATGTAGGTATTTCATCACTTCCAACAATTTTATTAATATCTGATTCAGAAATTTGTTTTCCCAGAATCTGTTCAATTAATTCTGCTTTCGTATATGATAAACCGTCATGCTCAATTGCTGCAGATAATCGATCTGTTTGTTTTCTTGTTGGAGCTACAGTTACAATTTTATATGCAGGCATCATTTTACGTAGCACATAAGCTACACCTTGTGTTTTACCTGTACCTGCTCCTCCAAATGTTGCAATAAAGTTTAATAACTGACTTTTATTCTGTATATAGCTATCATCTGATGTAGCTTTTGCTTTTGCAGATAAATATTTAACAAATTCATTAAATAAATCTTTTCTTTCAGATGTTGCGTGTATTAATCTAATTGCATATTCTTGAGAAAAAATTGGAGCTTTATTAAATGATTCATCAGTAATAACAGTTTTTAAGTTGTTATAGAAATTTGCAGAAGGATATGCAATTAAAGACAATAAATAAACTGCCTGATCATAATCAGTAATCGCTTCAGTATCTCTAGCAAGCTTAGTAGGTCTTGCTGTAATTAAAGAAGTTGGTTCGAATAGTGAAGTGATGCGGTCAACTATTTCGCTATTAGATAATTTTTGATCATCTATAAGTTGATAGATTTTAGTTTCTAATCTAATAGAAGCCTCTTCAAATTCTTTAAAATTACTCTCCTTAATTTCTCCTGATGGAAAATCTGATTCAGCAATTAATTGGTTAAGATCTAAGTTAAATAGTGATGCAAACTTATCTTTGATTACAGAATTTTCATTATTAAGCAACAGATTTGTAAATCTCTGTCTCATATTAATAGCGATATCCTTCTGTTCTCTAATTTTTTGTGCATTATTATTTTCTGCAATATTTATTAATGTATCAAGTCTAACTTTAATTGCTTTAAGATCTGAAGACATATTAACTGCAGTTTCTGCATCAATTTCTGCAAGCAGATCTTTAGCTAATTTTTTCTTGAACTTATTAATTTGAGTATTATATCCTCCATCTATAGAAGCAATAACAAGAGAATTTAAAATATCAATAAATCTACTGGTTTCTTTAAGTCTAGTTAAAGCATCCTTATTATTAATAATATAATCCTCTAATGAATCACTATTAAGGTAACTATTATACTCTTTTACAATCAAATTAACAATATTTTGACTAATTCCATTAGTAGATACTGCAAATTTTTCTAATAACTCATATGCAGGAGATACCTTAATTTCAGATTTAAGATCTGAAACCTCATTAATAAAATCAATAAACGTTCTTCCAGATATTCTCGGAATAATTCCAGCTAATATTTCATCTGCACTTTGTCCTAAAAAGTCTGATAAATTTACTAATCCATCACTTTGTAAAAGATTTTGATATGCAGTTTTAATTTGATTTATATCTCCTTTTGATACAATATCTTGAAAAACAGCTAAGTCATTTGCAATTCCAAGAGTCATTGACTCATATCCTACACTATCACCTTCTGTTCTTTCTATATATGTATTAATAGCTTTTTCTCAATTAGCTGCAGCAATTCCTTCAGTAAATCCATTTACATAAAAATAACTCTTCATTAATGCAACAAGGTCTACATCTGTTACATCAGTATATAAAGAATTGGTCTTTAAATAGTTTAAGAAGTCAATATAGCTATTTGCATATGTATTTAAGGCAGCTTCATTATCAGCTATAAATGTATCTGGTCTAGCTAATACTTTTCTACCTTCTTCACTCAGCTCCTGAGTTAATCCAAATTCATGTCTTTTAACTAAGAAATCTTTGTAGTTTTCAGTTAATTGTAATTTAGTTTGAAGTTCAGATACTTCTTCATTAATTTCAACTCCTTCGGGAAGTTTAGAAATAGCTTCATCTATTTGTGCCTTTAGATTAGCAATTTCTTTATCAATGTTTTTAATACGATTAGTTTGAATAGTTTCACCTGGAGCATAAGCTTTACTTAAGTCTACAGTTTTTTGAGATACAGCTACTAAATCTTGTGCAATAGATTCATTTAGACTATTAAATAAATCATACGCAGCAAACACCTTTGTTTTCTCAGTTGATTTAGAATATTTTTCATATTCTTCTTTAATCACAACTTTTTCATCAGATGTTAATTGATCGAAGTCTTTCTGATATCGAACTTTGGTAAAATTATGAATACCTAAGTCATCAACAAAAGCAGTTGCTAATGCAGGAGTAGCTGCAAATCTTGCTTGCCCAAAATAATAGTCATTAAGTTCTCCAGAGACTATTTTATCACGTCTTGCTCTTAAATCATCAAGTTTTGCTTTTAGTCTTTGAAATTCTACATCATTTTGAGCTGCTGCTATTTTGTTATCCACATCTTTAGGAGTTTTAGGCTCAAGTTCAGTAGGAGTAATCTTAGATTCTAAAGCTACTTTAGTTTTTAAGATATCTTCTGTAAGATCATTCCAATCAGAGAATATTTTACTATAAACTCCAGTTTCAATTAACTGATTTTTAAGGCTTTCCCTTTGAATATTCTTAGCTAAATTTTCAGTTACATTGATACCAGTCATAGCTGATAATGCTTGTAACTCTTCATCAGAAATGTTTAATCCCTCCTCATTAATAATACTATCAATTCTATCAATGTAACTATTAATTTGGTTATAAATAACATCGTTCTGAGATTCTCCTTCTTTTGCAGATTCGTAATTAATTTTATATCCATCAGGTTCTTTAACAAGTTCAAATGATTTACCTGAAAGATTTCTACTTCCAAGAGCTCCTTTATCACGTAATCTTGTTAATTCTCTTTTTAAATCAGAGGTTTTGCCATTTCTTATTAAGTATATAATTTCTTGTAAAGAATCATTAGGTTTTTGAATTGCCTCATCATTTATAGAATTAATTCTTGAATCTCATTTTTCATGTAAACTAAATACAGCACCACCAATAGCACCTCCCATAAATGCAGAAGTATAACGTGCAAACGCTTCTTCTGTACTTATACCAAAATCGAGTTGTTTATCCTCATCAATAATACCCAGTGCGTTTAAAGCTGAATAAAATCCTTTTATTATGTCGGATGAAACCTCTTCCATTACTTCCTCAGAACCTTCATTGAAACTATCATATAAAATATTTCCAGGTTTCATTTTGGATATTCGCTGCTGAATTTGGTTTTTAGTTTTCATTACCCAATTTGCAGCAGCTTTGGGAGAAACAACTCCTTTGTTGATGTTTTCATTAGTTACTTTTTCAGCAACGTCTTTAATAACTCCTTTTACAGATGTACGGTCGAGATATGTACCTTTAAACCAAAAATCTTTAAAATAGTTATTATTCATTAATGTAAACATTGCTCCCATTACAGATAACATTCCTAATCCTGCAACTCTATCAGATGCTCCAGCTTGCTTAAATGCATCATAAGCATCTGTAGAAGAGGTTCCTGCCATATAAGCTAAAGATAAAGCTCTACCTCATTTAATTGTATTCTCACTAACATTTTCTTTACCTACTATCCACTTTGGTATTTGTCCAATTACTCTTTGTTGAAATAATTGTCTTGAACTATCTTCAACTAATTTTCCAATGCTTTCTACATTTCAGAAACTATTTCTTCCATAATCAGAAACACTTTCATCAAATCTAGAAAGCCAAGCTTGAATATCGGTAGCAGTTTGTGCTGATTTAGAGTTAGTTAAATCTCCCTTAGCAATACCTTCGATACTTCTAAATAATACTGGGAATAATTTTCCTATTTCAATAGCAGCTGTCATGCCACCATATACTTGTCCAACATATGGAATAAGCATTGGTCCTACTTTAAACAAGACCTTTGCTAAAGTGCCTCCAACACTTTTATCTAATCCATCTGAATCAAAGAAATCATATTTATTCCATTTACTTCCATCAACAGTTAATGTATCAGATATATGTAGAATATCTTTTCCTGTAAGCGGTCTATTTCCTAATGTTTCATAAAATGGATCTCCCTCACTATTAAATTTTAGATCTCCTGCTTTATGCGAAACAGTTCTTCCATTTACTTCGTGTGTTCCATCTTCATCTCATTGAGCCAACACAAGTGTAGGACGAGTTATAGCACCTAAACCTCCTCATTCATTAGGTGTTCAATCCTCAAATTTACCAGTATCATAATTAAATATCTTATTAGTCTGTGCTACTTCACGTATCGACATAGTTAGACCAGAAGTTTCATATAGATTAACTATACCTCGACTTCTTCTTCTTTCAGGATTAGAGAATTTAACTAATCTTGAACTAACATCCAGTACATCGCCACCGAGAGGTGCAAAATAATCTGCAGGATCATAGTTAAACGAATCCATAGCAGTACTTGCTAATTTAGCTTCATCTGCACGATTATATAAGTCTAAAACGTCTTTGTAATAAGTATCGAATTTTTGATTATCAAATTCTCCTCTATCGTTTTTAAACGCCTCTTGTATTTCTGGTATACCCTTATAATATTCTCTATCTTTAACACTAGAGTTATCAGGAGTTATCCCTAAGTTAATTAACTCTGGTACACTTTTGTCTGGCTGAAAAAATAATGCCGCCAGCCAATCATTTTTCTTCTGATCCATCATATTTTAAAAATTAGCTCTTATACTTTGTCGTTGTTTTTTCAGATTTGCCTGATTATATATATCTCTATATTCACTAGCACTTCCAATTTCATGATTAGATGCAACAGTTGCAAGTTTAGAATCATGCATAGGCATAAATATCATTCCTTTATACATTGAATTTTTATTGCCATGAAATATTTTTCCAAAGAAGCCTGGCTTAAAGTTATCAACCTTTTTGTCTGATTTCTTTACTACATCTCCTCCATAATTTACATAAGTTGAATAGATATCAAATATTCTATCTTTATCTGGTCCATCAACATGTCATAACCAAGGAGAATTACTATCAAAGTCAATAGCTTTATCACTAGCATAACCTGATAATCCAAAAAATACCATCATATCTTCAGGTCTGAATTTTCATCTATTAGTTTCAGTATCAAACTCTAAGTCTAGATCATATTCATGTAATTTTTCTATCATTCTTTGTCTAGATACATTAGGATTATCTTCAATTCATTCCTCAAATTTTGTATATCGATCGTATGCATCTAAGTCAGGTTTATAAATTCCTATTTGTTCTGCATTTCGATCTTTTGGAAGTCACATTCTACTAAGTGAACTAGAACCATCTCAAACAATTCTATTTAAATCAATATCGGATATTCTTTGATCTCCAAAGAAAATAGAATTTTTATCAACAATATTACCTATTTCAGCCTTATCCAATACATTTTTTAATGTATTTTGAGTTACTTGTGTGCCATTCTTATCTTGTAATGGATAATCCCTAGTTACAATTTCTAACCCTCCTTTGGCATCAGATGTTGATAAAACTGCAATTTTAGGATCTACAACTCTACCTGCAGCAATAGTTTCTAGAGAGCTTCTATTAACATCTTTATCAGTTCCTCCAGAACTTCCACTGCCTGCTTTAGATGCAGTTGAATCATAATCTAAAGCTTGTGTATTTTCTACACTATGATTTGTATGTTCAACTACAGCAATTTGTAGTAATCGTTTTACATCTTCAGGATTACTTGGATTAAAACCTTCAGCAGCTGCTTGAGCTCTTAAAACGTTTTTCATATTTTGTGGAAGAGTCTTATATAAATAATTAACAGCTAAATCAAGACTTTCTTTATCATGATATCCCTGATTAGATGTACTATTTGATTCTGTAACTTTATATATTCCATCTGGTCCATTAAATCCTAATAATTGTTCAAATCCTTTTTCAATTTTATTCTGATATTTAGAAGTATATCTATCAAACTGATTTGAGGATTTATTAGTTCCAAACGCTCCAATAGTAGCTTTTACATAATCTACTATAGATTTCATTCCAACTGTATTAGATAAATCTGTAAGGATACTATTATTATATGCTAGTTCTGGACGTTCTTCTCGAAGATGAATTAATTGAGAATTAGTTAATGCTTGATATTTTTGTGGATTTTTATAATAAGTATCTGCAGATATAGTCTTAATACTGCCGTCTTTATTATACACATATAAGCTACCTTCATTACTAATTGCAACTTCAGACCCAGATCCTTCTTTAATAATTTGTTCTGATGCAGTTTCATGTAATTCATTATTATGTTTAATTCTATTAGCTAAAGATTGTAATCTAATTAAATCAGACATATCATATTGATTACTCTGCCCAGATACAAATAATTCACCTAAGTTTTGAGATTTTCTTAAAAAACTATTAGCTCTATCTAAGAAGTAATCTACATCATTAGGTAACCCATTCTCTTTAAGAACATTAATAATTTCTTTTTGAATAAGTTGTTCTTCTTTATTTTCACTTGTTTTAGAGGTCTGAGTAGCAACTTGTGTAGGCTCTGCAGCATCTCTAAAAAAGGGGGTATAACTAATACCCCCGTTTTGATATCTCTTTATCTTCATATTTATGACATCATTTTTAGAAATAACTTAATAATGTTATTATTTAGTTCTCCAACAGCCTTATTGATAGCTTTTTGCTGGTCTAGATATTGTTGCTCATCTGTTTTACGTAAATATCTACCGCCAGATTTATAACTATAAGGTATAAATCTTTGAATAGGAATTTGCTCAGGATTAGTATAATTAACTAAATATGGTTTTGTATCTAATTTGTTTCCTCCAAGCCAAAATCTTCTTTGAGATTGCTGATAAGGATTAACTAAAGCCTCAATTCCATATTTACTTCTATTAGTAGCAATATCTCCAGAATATTTGTAATTTAAATAATCATCGATTTTCCAACCACTATATTCTGGATTTTTACCCTCATTCTGTTGCCAATTATAGAACTCATTAATTTTACTATTTCTAAAATTAGTAAGCCAATTACTGAAATCTCCAGCAGCCTTTTGTTGTGCTAATTGAGCTTGTAAAGCTTGTTTTTCATTTAGATCCTTGGCATAGTCTCCTCTTAACTGATAAATAAGATTCTTAACATTTTGAGTTTGTTGCGTAATCTTATTAGCATCAGCCATATCTAACTGAGCTAAACCTTGTGCTCAACGGTTTCTATTCTCATTAGTTATCTGAGTTCTAATATTAGCGTATTGTTGTTTTTGAGCAAGTAACTTATCATTATATTGATCTATCATTTGAGAAAATTTAGCATCTCTTTCTCCTTCTAATTGATCAACATTCATATCTCTCATAAGTCTTTCTGCTAATACTTTATTTGGATCACTAGTCGATGTCTTATATTGACGCATACTTTTAATGCGATCATTATACATTCTATGCAACCCATTATCACTAAATCTAGAGTAAAACTCAGTAGGCATTTGTTGTTGAGAACCTATCATTCCTTTACGAATAGCATCTTTCATTTTTTGGGTAGTACGATTGATACCTATTGTAGAAGTAATAAAGTCTCCTATTCCCATTACCATATCAGGATTAATATTAAATCCTTTTCCTTTGCCATGCCCAAAAGTTGTATAACCAGAATTATTTAAAGGTTTAGCTACATAAGGTGTTTTACCAGTCGGATCGTTAAGTAATTCTTCCTCTGATGCTAATCTTCCTTTAAATCCAAGTTTATTGTTAATTTGAGCTATTTTAGCATCATTTAAAATTGAATCATACTGTTTCTTCACTACAGTATTTTGAGGTGATTGAACAGCTTTATTTGAGCTTACAGAAGCACGTTTAATAGGAGTTCCAACAACAGCACCTGGATCTACTTGTACATTAATCGGATTATTATTTTTATCTAGCATATAATCAGCTACGCTAGTTCAATTTTGATCTATCGGAGTACTAAATGTAGGATATTTAGTACCAGGTTGTGCTTTTATAATTTTACCACCTTTTTTATAAAATACTGGATTATTCTCTGGTTTATAATACCAAAGATGTTGCGGTTGATTACTAAATATTCCTAAGTTAGGAGCTAAGTTAGAATAGACTGGCATTGTAATAGGTCTCCGTTTTAAAGCTGTAACAGATGTAAACATTTCAGGTCCTCCAAAAAATCTTTGAACTTGAGAAGTTTGCTTATCTGCATAATTCTTAAAATAAGGATTACTTCTATTAGTTTTTGCATCTCTAGTAGCAGCAGTCTTATTCCAATTTCACCAACCCATATCATCTGGATTTCTATAAGTACTAGGAAGTTCATCATATTTAAATTGTCCTGTATTAAGTCCTTTACCTATTGAAGACTTCCAAGGTTTTCTCCAATTGAAATTTACATTAGAAGAACGTTTAATACCATACTCAGAAAGTAAGTCAGTAACATTATCTGTTTTAGCTTTAACTAACTTTCCAATAATTATTTCTTCTAACTTTTCAGTTTTTTGATTTTTTGGAAGTGAATTGACCGACTCAATCTCAGAACGACCTAATTTAATAGTAGGAAGATTTTTGTTATTAGTTGGTTTTAAGGTAACCATATCAGAATCTCCTCCTTTTAATTTTGCACTTCCTGTAGTACGTTTTAAATTAGCAAAACCTCTAACTCCATTCAATACAGTACGAACATCTTTAATAGTTCATTTACCATCTTGAATATTTCCTCATGCAGTTGCTAATCCAGATGCGGCACTTCCAAAACTAACTCCTCTAGTTGCTCACTTAACAGCATTTGCAACAGCCTTAGATTTCTTTAAAGCTTTAGCTATTTTTGCTGCTTTAGCTCCTGAACCAACTACTGGAAGTAATGTAGCTGCATCTAATCCTAGATTAAGTGCTAAATTACTAACATCGCCTCAATCTAATCCATCTCTAGCAATATCTGCTCCAAAACCAGTTAATGAACCTACTGCACCAACTCCAGCTCCAGCAACATTGCCAAATCCTGGTACAAAAGTAGCACCTAAAGAAGCAGCATCTGCAACTAAAGCTGCAATTTCAGCTTTGTCAGCAGCAGTTAATTGTGTACCATCTCCAATAGTTTTTTCTTCTCCAGCAGCGCGAAGTTTTTTATCTGATTGTTGAATTGCTTGTTTACTAGCTTTTGCACTATTAACTCTATTTGCAGCAACTCCTCCAATTTGATATTTAATAACTCCTCCGTTTTTATTACTTGGAACTCTATAAGCTAAACCTAATTGTTCTAAGCCTTCAGGAGTAGTAATACTTCTTAGAGCAGAATTACCTCCTGTTCCTGAATATTGTTGTTGATACTTACCAAGCGTTTGAGTTTTAATTAAATCCTGAAATAATTGATATAAATCAGGATATTTTTGTCCAATAATTGGATTAAACTTAGCATGACGAGTACTAATTGTAGCTATATATGGATTTCTAATAATATCACTAATATATCCCTTAACTTCTGGATCTCTTAAGATTTCAGGATGTTGCTCAATATATTGTCCTAAACGAGAATCAATATTCCAATAATAATTTCTCATACTATCTTCAGATCCAGGTAAACGACTATTTAATGTATAGTTATCATTTCCTGGGTTTTCGTCATGAAAATAGTATAATTGAGTTTGAGGATTATAATACAATGTAGCTCTTGTTTGAGGATTTGAAGCATCTCCAGTACTTGCTACTTCTTTATATCCTCCAGTATTTCCTATAGTATAGTAACTATTAAAAGCAGTTGTAGGATTATTTTCATAGTAAGAATTAACTATATTTGGATCTAATTGCTCTTGTAAAGTATTATTATAATTAATTCTTTGTTTAGTTAAAGGATCAATATATACTCTTTCTGCTAAAGTTCTTAAAGGGTGTCCATAGGGATCAAACTGAGAAGAATCTTCAGGATTGTAATTAGGAAAATAATCATAAACTAAAGGATCACCTGCTTGTCTAACATAGTTACCAGTTAGATCTGCAGCATATCGATTTGGTTGAAAATACGGGGACCACATTGGATTACCTTCTGAATCAACAGAAGTACTAAACCATGGAGATCTAGAACGATTTTCATCCCAATATTGTTTAATAATTGAAGAATTACCAGCAGTTCTCTTATTATCTGCTACAAAATCTAAATACTTTTGAATTTTAGATAAACTATCTTGGTCATCACCCCTATATACTTTTCCATTAATAACAAATAAACCAGAGTCATCTGGAATATAATCCGCATAACTTCCATATTTTCTTTTAAATTCATTATTAAGTCATGCATCTCCAGTTCCAATATATGATAATAATTCTGGATTATTTATAGTTACATTCCCATTTGAATCAACGTTAAATAGGTTATGGTACTTATCATAATCTCATCCTGCTTTACTTCAGTTTTCTTTTGTTTTCTTAAGTTCTTCTTGTGCAGGATCTACTTCTTTTTGAGCTTGAACAGGTTTACTTCCTCCTAAAAAGATACCAATATCATCTAATGCCATAGCATCTTCATCCGTCCAATTTCCTTGTTCAAGCCTAGATATAATATCTTCTATGCCTTGCTCACCATATTTATTGTAAAAGTCTATATAAGCTTGCTTATCTAAATCATTATAGCCTTTAAATTGATCATTATCCCCATAACCTGCAATATCTTTTAGACTACGAAGTCTTCTAGTTGCTTTTAGATTATTAGCTCCATTTATATAAACTCTATTTCCATTTACTAATTCAAAATCTCCAGTATCTTTATTACGCTTATATTCCATAGTAATATCACTAGACCAATCTCTAATATTAATTGGATCTAATGCTTCTACTGGCTTTTTATATTGAAAATCCTTTAAAGCATGAACTGCATTTCTTGCAGTATTTTCTTTTCCTCTTCATAGATTTCCAAAATCTCTACCAAGTCTACTTCGACGTTTACCTAAACGTTCTGCTTGATTATTAGTAACATCAAACTGTACTCCTTCCAATCTATCGGCACTAGAATTATATGATAAATTAGCACCTGATCTTAGAGCATCAGTTATTTTACTAAATTGATATGCAGTATCTTGATCTAATGTTTTTCCATAAGAAGACATCTGATTTAGAAAATCATCATCAACTTGATACTGATTACCATCTATAGTAAAAGTGCCGTATTTTTGAGTAGGAGTAGAACCGCCTTGTTGATATTTAATTACTTGTGCCATTTTATCACACTTACTTTATATATAAAAAGGGAGATTGATCATGTCAAATCTCCCTTTTATCTAATGATCATTAAATTACTTTTTGCCGAAAAATTTATTTTTCATTTCTCCGCCATTTTCTTTTTTAGCGCATTTCTTACGACCTACCATTTTTCCACCCTTTTTGAAAACTGGTTCTCCTTCAGGAGCTTGACCTACAGGACCCTGCGGACCTTCACTCATAGCTTGCTGTAAAAGTGCTAAAAAGCCTTCACATACTTGCATTGCTGCCTGGCAATCTTGTGCCTGTAATGCTTGAGCTGCCATTTCGGCTAACATTTGTAGTGGATCTTGTCCACCCTGAGGACCAGCAGGTGCTGCACTAGGTGCGGGAGCTGATCCACCTTCTTGTAGAAATTTAACTATTTTCATAATTTAAATTATTTTTAATTTTATAGATATCTCATAACTCTATGATTGTCATATATTCATTTAATGCCCAAAGATAATACTTTAGTTCTTAATATCCAAATAAAATTACTAAAATTTTCATTTACACTAAATTTTTATGAAAACACTTGCTACATTAGCAATATTATATTATCTTTGTTCCACAACCCAAGAGTATAAAATGAGTCTATTTCATTCTCTTTGGAGATGCTAGATTAAACATGAGGCAATATAGGGTTATAAAAGATAGTTAGTATCTTTTAAGGAGAGTAAGAAATTACTCTCCTTTTTCTTTATCTATTTAGGAGATTCGATAAACTCACTTGGACGATTATCCTGTTCATTTATATATTTAAAAATCTTTTTTCCAAGTTTAGCATAATCAGAATCAGCTTTACTTTTATTAGCTCTTTTTGCTAATTTTATTAAAGTTCTAGAATTTTTTCTTGAGAAAATACGTTCGCCACCAACTAAATCCATTTGAGGTTTTCCATCAGATCCAAGAATATACATTTTATCAATTTCTTTTTCATCTATATCCTCTTCAAAGTCTAATTCGTCTCCAATCTGAATTCCAGAATTAGCATTAACTTCTAATACATATTTAGTTCTTCCTTCTTCATCTTCAGGAGTAGAAATAATTGGTTCAGAACTATGAGCTTTACCTAATACTACATTATAAACTTCATCATCTTGATTTATAAATACTAAATCAATATCGAATTCCATTTCCTCTGTATTAAATACTACTTGACCTTGATCTTCAGGCATTATAAATAACATACCCTCGTCATCATCCATAGATTCTACATTACCTAAACCTTGAATTCTTTCTTCTTCCGTTTCTGCTATTAGAACTTTATATTCTTTATCTGCTATTTCTATTTTTACCTCTTTCATTATTTCACACTTTTAATTAGTCCACTTCTATCATCTGTATTCTTTAATAGTTCATGACAAACTAATTTTCCAGCTTCAATTGCAATTTCGTTGGATGAATCTTCTTGATATGCTTTATATAAAGCCTCAAGTTTATCAGTAAATTCTTTTCTAAGTGTCCATTCTTCCTTTTCAATTTCTGCTGTCTGAACAATTCCTCCTTCAGATTGTGCTACTACAGGAATTCCTTTTTTAGTAATTTGATCTTTTAATTCTGGATTTACATTTTCTAAATGATGTTTATGTGCATGTAAGTTTCCTTCAGGAATTAAATTCATCTTACCTCCGAGTTGGAATTTTTGTGTTTCTGTAGATTGTGTTGGTCGTTTCTGTAAGAATGCTCTAGCTTCATCTAATTCAGGAAATTTCATTCCGTTTTTAGCCAAGGAATACATATTATCTAATCCATTATAAGTATTGAAGTTTTTACTAGCAAGAGACTGACCTATTTGATTATTCAGTCGCTTTTTACCTGCATCTGTAATATCTAAAGTAGTATTTTGCATTCTTCTAGCTCTAGTTATAGCATTTTGGCCTTTTCGATGAAATCCAAAGTCAAATAATCCAGCTTTTTTATTACTATATTTATCAATACTATTACTGATAAATTTCTTTGAACCACTATATTCGTTACTAATATCAGATGTATTATCTACTAATTTATTAATACGCTTTCCTCCAATACCATTAATTAAATTTAATGCAGCTCCAGCAGCCATTCCAATAGGGCCAAGCATACTTAGACCATCACTTACCATTCCTTGTATTTGAGAACCAGTACCTTCAACACGATCTTTAGTTCCTCCAATAAGATTTCCTATAGTTTTAGCTCCAGTATTAATCATTCCACCCATAGGATTAAATTGACTTACTACATTGTGTCCTATGTCTTTAACTCCAGACATTACTTGAGCAGTAGATCCAGTTTTCTCATTTCCTACAAGGGCTGTGTTAAGATTTCCAATGAACTGGTCTCCCATTTGAAAAGCTCCTCCAAATTTGCCATTTAGCTTATTTACAGTTTCTGCTCCAGCAAATGTATCATTCTGTCAATTTCTAACAGAATCTACAGTTTTTTGTGAAAACATACCTTTTACGGTAGAGAAAGGATTCCTTTCATCTGCATCAGAATCAGATTTAGTATCTTTAAAATTTCTAATATCTGATTTGATTTTATTCATAGAAGCACTAATGAAAGCATTATAGTTTCCTAAGTTAAGACCAAGCTGTTTTAACATATCTGGACTAATAATATTCCCAGAACTAACTCCTCCTATTTCCATTTTTTTTATTCTTTTATGCATAACTTTGAGTCATTAATGTTTGTAATGCAGTAATAATAACAAGTTTATCACCTTTATATTTAACTCTAATTCTTGCATATTTATCTCGAACTTTAGTTGCCTTTAATGGAGATTCAAAATCATTAGAGCTTGTTTGTTCATAATATATTGGTTGTACTTGGAAATACCAAGAATCTTCACTATAGTATATATTACCTAATCGTCTTCCATATTCTTTTATATTTAAACAATCTGCATGTACATTTAAGTAATATTCATTTCGAATTGGATCTCATGTAACTTCTGTTTTATATCCTTTAGATTCTTCATCTAAATAGATTTCTGGGAAATTAGCATTTGTAGATTCATTTTTATTAAAGGCTTTATTTCTATAAATAGCTCTTTTACTAAATTCATATACATCTCCAGTAATTTCTATTTCAATAGAATTTGGTTCAACATTATTAGATATTATTACTAAATTGTCAAATATTTTGTGAATTCCTTTTGGTTCATTAACTATAAATTCAAACTCAAAAGGTTCTTGTTTATTATACCATTTAGTAGGTAATATTTGATTTGTTTCATCACTATCAAAATAATCTATTTCATCAATAATATTACTTCTACCATGTACAAAAATACTATATAATAATGCATTATTTCAATCATCTTCATAGTAAGTCATATCTAATTCTTTAAGACTTTCATAGGAAATGATCATTCCTGCTGTATACGATCTTTCAATTCCAAAAACTATACGATTATTTTTAGGATCTTCAATTTCTTCTGAATTTTGTATAATTTCTGCAGCTACTATATATGGAAGATAATCTATATCAATAGTATAATATAAATAACCTTCTGGATCTTTTGATTCTTTTCTAGGTATATCTTTAAATATTATTGAGAAAGGAGTTTGATCCTTTATAGCAAGATAATTCTCATAAATTTTTTCTTGATGTTGTTCTTCAGTTTCAAATTCAGTAGGATTTTCTATATTCTTATTTTTAATAGTTATCCAATCATTATCTACGTTTTCTATAAGTCAAGTCTCTTTATCCGCTTTACATATAACAAGTTCTTTAGCTTCTATTTTATTCTTATCTCAATAATATCCTTTTATAGTAATACTGTTAATATTATATCCATCATATCCTTCAACATTAAACATAAAAGTTGTATCTTTAGTATACATTCCAGTTCAATTATTAGTGTTTATCTTTACGATATCACTATTTTTTCGAAGGTTTGTATTTATTATACTAAATATTTTACTTTTAAGTAAATCAAAACTAAAATAGGTATTATTTATATTTTCTGATAATAAAGGAGTTCATGAATATCTAGTAACTCACATACTACGTACTTCATTATAACATATATTTCAAATTTTATCATTATTATAAAATGTAAACATTACATCGTTTTTATATGCATTAAAGTGCGTCTTAACATTTCTTGTTCCTAATATTGTTGTTTTTTCAAGTTCCTTAAGATTTATTTCATCATTAAGAAATCTTTGTATTGTAAAATCAGATATAAGTTCAAGTCCTTTATCACTTAGTCTTCAAATTTTCTTGGCGTATGTATCAACTCCATATACTGCTCTAGGTGTTCTTATAATTGAATCCTTCCATATAGATCCATACATATCAGAAATAATAGTCATTTGCTTTTGTATTACTCCAGAACCATACATATGAATATTTTGTCCTGTTGTAGTTTGTATAAGAGCTTTTTCATTTATAGGAATAATAGCTATAGCGTGCTCAAATACAGCTAGTAAATTTCCACTTCAAGGAAGAATTTTTATAATACCACCATATTGTCTATCTAGATCTTGATAAGATAATCCTTGAAATACTTTATATGAATTTTTAAAGTTTCCATCAACTTGAATATCACTAAACATTATTCGTGTATCAAATTCATCAACTTCATAAGGTACATCTAAATATTTATAATTTCTCTTATAACCAAGTGTAGTACTATATCCTCTATTATATAAGTTACTTTCTGGAATCTTAGCAGAAGATTTAGTAGACATACCTTGTGCAGGGTAAAATCCTCTTGGATTCCCCATTAATGCAATTTCTTCAGTATTAAATTCATCAATACTTCTAAGGGAAATATTATTATTAGATAAACCTTTAAATGTTACTCAACTACCTATAGCTACTGCATTGATATCTCCAACATTTATATCATCTCAATTTTCAGTATTTCTAATTCCCTTAAAATTATCTTTTCAAGTATTAAAGTCTACTATTGTATCATTTGTAGGAACAGTTTGAGAAGTAAAATTTCTATGTAGTCTAATAGTAGTTGTATAAGTAAAACAATCTCCACGATATAATATTGGAATTACATTTCAATTTACATCTTTTTCTTCCTCTCCTATAGTAAAAGTAGTTGTATTAGTGGTAATATCCTTATCTATTATTTCACTATTATCTGTAGCATATCTATCAGATACTGCAAAATATGGAGAATTATCGTCAATTCTTATTTGAAAGTATTCTTTATTGAATGTTTCAGAATAGTTTTTTATATAAACGTTATATATAGATGTTTTATTAAGTAAACTATTACATCCTGTAAAATCAGTAAATACTCCTCTAACTAATTGAACATTACTTGATTCCATGTCTTCTTTTCCAAAACATGTTTGTTGCTTAATTTCCTCTTGCATTCCTGCTCTTGTACAGAAAATATTATCATTAATGATTTTCTGCGGTATATCAGAATCAATATATAATAATTCACTTGTAGTTTCTGTACCTGGAATTTCAACATCCTTTAAAGTTAAATTATAGCTTCTTCCAGACTCAGTGTATCCTTTTGTAAAATTATAAGCTTCTACTAACTTATATCTATCTGAATTAAGTAAAGATTGCATTTGTTTATCACATTTAACATCTGCAGATAAAAGTCCTGAATAATTACATTTATTACTATATATAAGTTTTGAAGTATAATCATTAATTAAAACTTTGTTTTTATTTACAAAAGATTCTGCTACAAGTTTTACATTATTTTCTTCTTTTGAAATATCAAGGCAAGGAACTCCACTTATAGGTTCAACTCCAATAGATAAACCAGAAAATAGGAATGTTGGAATACGTTTTTGTCTTACAAAATAATATCCTTTAATATTTAACTCCTTAAGTTTAGTAGTTATAAACTCAGGAACACTAATTTTTAATCCTAAAGGTCTTACTTCATTTTCTTCATCATCATTGTAATTAATAATAGTTTTATTTTTAGTAAATCTAAATACTCCTCTAGTATTTTCTAAGGTATCTAAAGATATAAAATCTTTATTATCTATAACTTCAGGATCATCTGGGTTTACTATATATTTATCATAATTACATTTATTATTTTTAGTCGAATTTGTATCCTCTTCAGAAATTTTATAATCTGAAAGATTAAAATCAATACCTCTAAGATTATAAACAGGAGATAGATGCTCATCATTATATATAAATACTACTCCAAATCTATAAATTTCTCCAGGAAAATATCCAAGTCTATAATATATATTATATGGAGAATAATATTCTGCTTCAGTTATATCTCCACTACTAATTCCATATTTATCAGTAATAAACCCAATATCATGTTCTTGACATTCTTCTACATGAATATATAATGCAAGATTACTTAGTGTTGTGGAGTCTTCTTTAAGTTTTGAAACATTAGCAAAAAACAATCTATTTTGAACTTGAGCTTGACTTTTTACTGATTCTACATAATTATACTGTATATTTAAGTCTTCTACAGTTATGTCTTCAAGTTCTTCAAATCCATTAATAGTTATTGTTTGATTAATATCTGTTATTTCATAAGTCTTTTTTATTTTGTGAAAGTCTGTTTTAGAAATACCATTTATATCACAACTTGTTCTACTATAATATATATTAATATAACTAAAAGATGTATCTATATTTTTAAGATAAAGTATTATAGATTTATCTGTATGCTCATCCATATAAGCTCCAATGCAAGTTCTAGGATTTGATAAATCTCCTTTAAATACTGATATTATTCCTGATTCTGCAACAATATCAGTTTCATTATAATCACTATCAGAATACTTTATATAAAATGTATAATTACCTCCTTTAAGAGTTCCAAAATAGTCTACATTTTTAAATTGAATTTTTGGAATTCTAGTAACATTTCTAAACAATCTTGTTTGTTGATCTAATTCATTTTCAGTATATAGATTAGATTGCTTTAGTTGATTTCGATTTATAATTTTATATCTATCGTTTTCTAATAATGCTACTCTAGTATTTATAATCCTAGGAGGGTTTTTATCGTCATTAAGTATTAAATTTGTACTTCCATCATAAGAACTTTGACACTCTATATCTACAGGATTATTTAGATTTAGTTTTAGTTGAGAATTACTAACTGTAAAATCGTCAATTTGATCGTCATCTTTTTTTAAGTTACGTAATGGGTTATATTCTCATGCAATATCTCCAGTATCCTTGTATTTTTTTACTTTTAATTGTATTTCTTTCATTACTCATTAACTTGATATAGATTACTAGTAAATTCTCGTGCAACAGATCTTGTATTTTTGTCTGACCATCTCATAAATAATTCTAATGTACTTCCTATAGTAGAACGTATTTGATCTGTAAATATCATAGTTTTTACTGCATCTGTTAATTTTACTTTATTTTTGCTTTCTACATATTCAGGTATAAGATATAAATCTCCAATTTTTATATTTGGTTGATTTTCTAAAGTATCTACTGCAAGTCTTACTTCACTATTCTTTGTATCTACTAAGTTTTGAAGATATTCCTTGAAAGTTTCATCTGGAGTAATAATACAGTTAAGATTAACATTTGTGTTTGTAGATATTATATTATTTAATTCTGTAAATAAACTTGAATTAAATAAATTTTCTATGCCGTTTGGAACACTATATCCATTTTCCATAAAATATTCTCAATCATAAGTTCCAGAAATATTAATAGTTTTTAAATATACAGATCCTATAAGAGATTCTCTATAATTATATAAAGAATAATATTTTACTTTGACACTAGAATTAAGACAATATCTTAAACAATATATTATCATAAGATATGAATATATACATGTTTTAGAAATATAATCATTATCGATATTATCTGGTTTTTTGTTACTACAATAATATATACATGGCCAAGAATCTTTTGTTTCATAAGACATAGCTAGTCCAAAATTTGTTCCACCACCGTATGTTCCAAGTACTCCAGAATCTCCAGAATGAGCACTACCTTTACCAAATTTTGCATTATAAAAATTATATATATTAAATCCATAATCATCAGCATAACTTTTTGTACTAGTGGCAGAATTTCCATCTGGTTTTCATCCTGTACGACTTCAGCTTCCTTCTGCTAAAGCTCCAAAAGCTGCTGGTCAAGTATTAGATTCAGGAGATATTATCTCTCCATTATAAGTTAATTCGTTATCTTCAAATTTAATTTTTATAGGTTTTACATTTTTCTTTCAAAAACACATAGATCAAGTATCTCTTGCAGATCCGTCCTTTCTAAATTCTACATATTCAGGTCTGTATATTATTGACTGATCCTTACTATCAACTTTAGTTTCAGTTTCTCCAATAGGATGGTATTCATATAAAAATTTATCTCGAGTACTAACTTCTTTGATAATATTATATTCAGAGTTTGTAATTGTAAATGTGTTAAATAAGTTAAATGAAAAAGACTCTTTATCTTTATCAAAAGTTAAAGTATAAGTATTACCTTTAGAATCAACAGCTTTTCCACTATTTACTTCTTCGTGTAGTCCTTTTCAAAGTCTACCTTCATCTCCATTTTGGTCTTTAGGTGTTACTTTAGTATATACTAAATTTTCTCCTGATTTTACTATAGAATATTTAGTTCCTTGTTTAAATATAGTTTTAATTCCAATATGAGAAGTATCATATGTATCAGGAAGGTTTTTAGGATAAACTAATTGTAAACTATCAAGATAACTTTTAGAACTAGGATCAACATTGAATTCATAATCATTAATTTCAATGTCTACTTTATCTTCATTACCTTTTCTTAAAAGAAACGGAGTTTCTGTAAACTTATAATTATCTGTATTAAGTTCAAGTTTTACATAATCTGCAAAATAATCTACAATATCCTTAGGTTTAATTTTTGTAAAATCATCCTTAACATAATATCATCTATTTATAAGTTCTGTAGCATAAATTTCATTATCTTTAAAGCTTATATTACCTGTAATAGATTTTTTAGGTTCTTCAGATTCAACATTAATAACATATTGAAGCTCTAAAAAGTATATATCTTCTTTGTTAAAATTAACTCTAGTTTCTTTTTTACCTTCACTAGTATTTATAGTATATGAATCATTATTATTTTCAGAAAAAGGTATATCTATAATAATTGTTCCATTACTTACTAAGTCAGAAACTTGAGTTCAATCAACAGCAATATGTAGATTTGTTGAATCTGTTGTAGAATATCTTTTTAATTGATATTCAAGATTAACTCCAGGAAAACTTTCTCAAGAAGCAAGTATTGTTAAAGAGTTATCCCCTACAAAATATTTAAAATAACTTTCTCCAAATTTTATTTTTTTAGTATTTATTGTTATAGGATTTCTAGAAATAGCTTGTGTAAACTGACTATATATTATATAATTTTCTTCATTCTCATTTTTAACTAATAATGCAGGAGTAATATATTTAGAATCTCCAAGTTCTTCGGCACTAATAGTATTAAATATTATAGATTGGAATTTATTATAAGATATTAAATTATTAGGTTCTAAACTTATTGGAGTAAGTGTTTTTATATTTTCTTCATCTAAAATATCATCATGTAAAAAATATACTAAATTATCTTTAATATTACTCAGATCTTTACTAGTATAATTTGTAAGATCTCAATAAGTTTGTACTCTAAGATCTCCACTTGGATAAACTTTTATGTTATTTAAATCAGTCTCATCTACATATGTTTTACTTTTATCAAAATATATATTAAATTGTTCAGGAACTGTGATACTAAATTTCATAGCAAGTCATCCAGGAATATCTCAAGATACAGGAATCCAATCACTTCTATTAAATGTAGATTTATCAGCTTGTAATTCAAGAAATCCGTCTACATTATATAACTTATTTTCATCAGTAAGAATATAAGGAACTAGATGTCTTCAGTATGCAGTTTCATTAATATAATTAATCATTTCTTTGAAAGAAGATTCTTTTTCTTCCTCATCATTTTTCATTACAAGAAGATATTTATCCCCTGGATTTAAATAATATTCAGGCTCTTTACTAAAAATTGTAATATTAGTATCTTTTTCAAGATTATCATAAAAATCTGTTTTATCAAGAGTAATATCTTTAAGAGTGCTTTTTGTATTCCCTATTGTTGGAGTAAAAATTGTTTGTTGAGATGGGAAACTTCCAATTTCTACTTTATCCTCAATTGGATTATAGGAAATAATATACAATACTCCCTGGTGTTCTTTCATTCCAACAGGAACAAAACCATTACTTAGACCTCCATTTTTAAAACTATAATTGCCCATATCGTTTTGTAAGGCAAATTCATTACCATTGTATGTAATTAAAGTGCCATTTAAACAATCAGTCATTACAGTATTTGGAACCATTAATGGCTCTATATCCTTTACCATTCCTCCATTAAACTGATTTATTTGGTTTAATTTGTTTTTCATAGTTTATTTATTCTATTATTGTGGCAGAAGGAACTTTAACTTCTCCTGATGCAGATATAGTAATTTGAGTTTCTCCTGTTCCAATTGTTGCAGAACCATCTGTATTAACTACTATTGGGCCTAATGAAACTTTATCATTATAATTATCTAAACTATACATTTTTTGTCTGTATAATTGTCCTCAACCATTTGGATATATTGTAATTCATTTTTGACCATTAGTTTCAGTTCCAATAAAAGATGTTCCATTAGGAGCTAATTTTAAATAATTTATCTGCTCTGCGTTATCATATAAAGATATTGTTGGATTATTTAAATAACAATTATTACTATAAATTCCTACTCCAGATGGATTTAATATACTATCTGATATTACAGATAAATTTCCAATAACTGTTGTACTTGTTTGTTTAAAGTTAATAGATTCTGGATTAATATCTAGTATAATATTATAATATTCAGAATTTTCTTCTGGCTCGGAGTAGTATTGTGTATTAATTGTAATAAACGATTCTTTTTCATCATCTGAATCTAATTCCATTTCTTCTGTATTTTCTACATATGCATATAAATCAACGGATTCTGAATCAAGTGATAAAAAACTTGCCTTATTTGAAATATATGTAGTATGTATATATAATTCATTATTATTAATTCCTGTAACTACAAACTTTGCGCTAGTACTTTCAGCTTCGTTTACTTCATCTTTTTTGTACTCGTTTATAATTAGTTCTCCCTCTGTTCCAGGCACAACAAATCCTGAATCTATAGATAATTTTAAAACAATACCATTAAATGTAGATTTAGATTCTTTAGGAATAATATAAATTTTTGTCATTATTTCATTATATAAATTTGAAGAACGTGCAATATTTTCAGCATTTTCAGTAATTTCTGTATCTTCCGTAATTTCTTCAGGATCTATATAATAAGTATCTGCAACTGATAATGGAATACATGAAATATCTTTTCATGATTCGATATTTATTGGTTCTCAATAAAAAGATTCTGATAGAAGTTGTCTATCAAAATCAAATTGATAATTAGTATATGTTGAAGGAGTTTGCCAGTTATAATTTGTATTCACTGATTTTACAAAATCTTTAGCAAATTCCACAAATGTAGTCTTATTAGTATTTACTCCTTTTACAGAATATAACTTATAAAGAAGTTGTAAAATATTTATACCAAGATCATATAATGCTCCATTAATATATAATTCACTATCTATTACATTTATATTTCCGTCAAGAGTAATGTTTCCAGAAAGATTATCAAAACTTAGATTTTTAATATTAGCATTATCACAAACTATTGTATTACATGTGACTTTACCATCTTCTGCTCTGAATTTTCCATCTGTAGTTTCTAATATATTGAAAGATGTATTTTTATTACTTAATAAAGATTGAATATCATTTCAGTTATGCCCCTCAATAAATTGTGCATTGAGATTATTTATGACATCTGAACTATTTAACTTAAAAGGAGGGTTTCCATTAAATATTACTGTATTATCAAATATTGTACTTTTTTCAAGCAACGTATCTGAATCTTGAGAATCATTAAAATTAAAATAACCATTATCTAATGTATAATATATTCCTCCATTTAATGCAAAAATTATTTTTCCATCTCCAGGATATTCGTATTGCCCTGTTTCATATAATAATATATCATCTACGATGATTATTTTAGATTCTATTGACTCCTCATCCTTATCGTTAGTTATTTCTTTATCATAATTTAACTTATAATATTTATCTCCAACTTTTACCCTTATTACTCCACTAGTTTCGAAAACTAAATTTCTTCTAGGAGAACCTATTACTTCTTCTTTTGCCATATTAAATCATTATTATTTTATTTTTTACATCTCTATATGCTATATATTCAAAGTTTCTTGTTGTAATTTCACTTTTTAAAAATGTCCATCCAACATCAATTGGATAGTATAATTTAAAGAAATGTGTTCTAGATCTATCTAAATAACACTCTTCTTGTATTTTATATAACTTCAAATCTCTAAACTTTATTTTAGATCTACGCTTTGAAGTTATCTGAGTTTTATAAAATTCTCACTCAGCTTCAGTTAGACCGAAATAGTACGCTCCGTTATATACTTCTTGAGCGTACTTATATTTCAGTCTTAATTTAATACGATGTTTAATATTATTATATCTAACTCTTTTATAATCATCAAAAAACATCTTTCCGCAAAAAGCAGTATAGTTATGATTTCCTAAAACTACATCTGCTCCACTCTTAGCTAATAAATGAAAACTATTAAAACCATGTTCTATAACTCTTTTTAACTCATCTTTTGAGATCTTTGGATATTTTTCTTGTATAATACCTAAATAATCGTCTAATTCTTTAATCATAATTAATAATACACTTTTGCTTCTTCAGTATATTGATCTATGAGTTTTTTAAGATATTTATCAACATAGATTGGTTTTTCCATAGTTTCTTTATTATGCTTCATATATCTATATACTAGCTGGTTTCCTGTAAATTGAGATAATACAAAATCAATATTATTAAATTTACCTCTTCTATATGCTTGTTTAAAGTCTTCATCTGCAATTTGTTTCATAGAAATTTCTCCATAATTCCCAAAACGCAGAGGTAGTACAAAGGTAACATTATTATTTATAATATCCAATAAGATCTCATAAAAACAGTCATCAAAAATCTTAGCAGCTAGATTCTTACGATCTTTATATCTATTTTTTACTCATCTTCCTTTTAATAATTTAGGATTTAACCCATTATATAGTTCCCTAGAGTTAAAACCATGAGGAAACATTTTTTTATTCATTAGTTAACAGGTTTAAATGATTTCTTATATTGCTTTCTATCCCAACGTGTACGAGCATCAAGAATCTCATTCATTTCATTTTGCGAGATATGTTCAGGAACTCTAGCATCACTACAAGCTCTTAACCATTCTTGTTTAACTGCTTGAGCCATTTGAAAAGAATTACTATCTCTTAATACAAGACTCTTTTTATATAAATCAATATATGCAGCATATGCAGCTAACGCAGTTAATTCTTTATCTGTTATAAGTGGAAGTCCATCATCATCTACAATTACACCATGATATAGTACAGATACATTCGAATAATCTCTATCAAACTCTAATGCATTATTTATCTCATTATAATTTAATAGTTTTCCTGATTGGTATAATGGATCTTTATTCCATTTTCAAGCTTCATTATATCTTTCATAATAAGCATTTTGAACTAATGGGAAGATACTAGTATCTGAAGTAGATTGAAAGTCTTCAAATGGAATTGTTACAGATTCTATAAAAGATAAATTACAAGGTAATTCTAGTATTCTATTTGTAGTATCTCCTACATATCTATACATTCTAGAATGTTTATTACCTATTAACTGTAAACCATTTAAAACTATATCCTCAAAATTATCAGGATTTATTGTAACCCCATATAATATATTGGCAAGAGAATATACAGAATTTATATTATTTAACTTCATAATTATTTAGGAGTTTGATCGTTAGGCGTAACAGGAGTTGCAAGTTGACGATACCAGCGAATATATTTCTCAGTCATTCTTTTAATAATTTCATCAGATAAAATTCCACAATCTAGATATACCTCAGGGTTTTCAGAACAACAATCTCATTCTAAAAGCTTTCTTGGATCTAAGAATAGTGCAATTACAGATATATATTTTACAAAAGGAACATTAAAAATATATCCGTCCATATTACCATTAGAATTAATTGCAGTGTCTATATAAACATATGGACTTCCTGGCTTATTTTTCCTATACTTATGAAATCTATAAGATTCGTCAGTATAAATATTATAACGAGTGTGTCTATCTATACTACCAACAAATCTTATTGTATCAATTCCGTTTATATAAATAATCGGTGGAATTTCAAAATGTAATGCTTTTTCTCCAACTTGTAAATCACAACATTTTGACATATAATCACAATCAACTTCAATACAATTAATTGCTAAAAATAATTCGTCTAAAGTTAAAATTCCTTTTAAAAGAAATTCTCTCATTATCTGATTACGTTCAGCTACTACTTCATCCTGAAGTTGTTCTACAGATATTTTGGGATTTGAAGTAATTCCAGCTAATCCAGTTACTGTATTATTATATACAGCACTTGCTATTTGTTCTATTGTCATAAACTTCAGTTTAAAAAATTAAAGGCAGGACAGGGAAATACCCCGCCCTGCCTTCTTCTAGTGATATATGTTAAAAGGAGTATTAAGCTCCTACTGTAAACTCTTGTTCTGCTACAGCATTACCATAAGAGGCTTTAACTGTAAACTTATCATCTTCTGCTGCAGTTTGTCCTTTTTTTACAGTAAGCTTACCATCGTTATCGATTTGATACTTACTATCTTCTTCTTTAATTGAATATTTAATAAGATTTGGACTAACAGCGGGACCAGATACATTTGCTTTAATTATTGCTTTTCCTTCGTTAATATCCTGTACTGAAACCTTAAGTGCAGATACGAATTCGATATTAATTAATTCAGTATTATCAGGACTAACAACTTTAATTGAATCGTCTCCAAATACTTTTTTCAGATCCTCTTCAAACTTATCAACAAGTGATGATAATACATAGAACGTATGTGTCGTAACTGATTTAAGAGCTTGTCCTACTGTTCCCTGTCCATGAAGCCCCTTACGAGGCATGCAATATAAGAATGAGAATTGAGTATACAAACCTCCGTTTACTGGATACTCCTCTTCATTGAGAGCTGCATAACGTATATTAGGATAACTTGGGAAACGTAGATTCTCCTGAAGCCAAGCAGCAGTACCAATTTCCATTTTATTCTTAGTTACTTCTACAGCCTCATCAACCGTTACATATTGCTTCTCAGTACAACTATCAGGACAACTAATACCTCTTTGTTCCTGAAGTTCAGCTACAGTAATGACCTGATGTGAATCAGTGCAACTTACAAGTACTTTGCCTGAATCTTCTGCAGATACTCTTACATATCTGTAGTTTTCAGGAATAGCCATTTCGATAGCCTTAATCATTTTTTCCTGAAGTTCTTTAGTCTTTCCTAAATCTTCAGCAGAAACCTCAAATTCAGCAAGTACAGCCTTACCAAAATTTGACCAAGGCATAGCGTAATCTGCAAGGTATTTACCGATTAGAGTAATACCAATTACTACTCTATAAGTACCTTCTTTCGTAGGTAAATTAAATGCTGCACTAGCGACTTGGCCTTTTTCTGCTGGAGTTTTGTAAATAACTCCTTCGACTAAGCCTTCTTTTCTATAGTCTGCACAACGTAATACTCGAAATAATTTAACAGGACCATCCATAACCATAAAACGAGGATTTACACCATCGTCAAGCAGGTTTGAATTAATTATTACTTCTTTTTGAAAATCAAACATAATTTTTAATTTTTAAGTTAATAAATTTATTTATTTCCAGGAACTGCTATAGTCTGATTAATAGGAACGTTTGTTTGTAATCTTGGATCACCTGCATTCTCTAATAATAGTCTAGTTACGATATTAATAATCTCGTAACAAACATAGTCTGGAAATTCCAGGGTTTGAGTATTATCTTCTGGTAATAATACATCATCCTGAGTCATGGAAACATACATAGGAGCTTTTACATAAGTAATATATACATTATTTAAACTTCAATTCGAATCGCCACTATGTATTTCCAAATTTACAGAAGATTGATTTACAATCCTTTTATATGGTTCTTTTAATGCATAAAATCGATATTTTCCATCCTCTGTTTTAATATAATTAGGACGATAACTACCTTCTTTAATTTCATTATCCATAACAGGATTTGTTACTGGTTGATCTTTTTCATTTCTATTAATAATATAATAATATGGCTTCTTATGTGAAGGTTTCATATAGTAATTATTAATAATACCTGCATAAAGATCTGCAGTTAATCTTTGACATGTTGAAGTAATAGTTCTTTGCACTCCATTTCCACATCTAGATTTATTTGAATCACTACCTGTAAATTCTGCAATACAATTCAACATATGTAAGTAATCTTTAGGAAGTTGTAGCTCTCAAACAGTATCATTAAATTCCTGTCTTGGAGCAATTTTACCTACTTTAATTACTGATGTAGTTTGTAAAAATCCTAAGTCATCTGAACTTTGTTGATTGTACTCACTTCTATTATATACACTATTTATATATTGTTGAATTGCTTTATTAAACAAGTATATGAAGTCCTCAAGTAAAACTTGAGGAGCTTTCACCTTGTTGCATTCAACTAAAATGTATTCATATGCTTGTCTAATAGTCATTATATATTGTTATTTATTGCTTTTCTTCTTTTCCGTCTTTTCAACTTTTTCCTCAGCTTTATTTTCAACTTTTTCCTCAGCTTTATCTTCAGCCTTTTCCTCTACTGTTTCTTTTAAACTTAGTTTCTGAAGATCAGGGTATGTCTCTAATGTAATACCCTCGTAGATAGTTTTATTTGCAGGAATCTTCAAGAAGAGTAAGATAGATTCGTCAGTTGTACCTAGACGAACATCCCCATACATCCAAACTCCACTTTGAAGGTTGATAACACGTTGTTCTTTTGCGTCAATAAGCAGCAGTTTAAGTGCTGTATCTGATCCTGTATAAAGGTCAATAACAACCATTGGATCTTTTTCCGCTCTTTGATATAAATAGTCCTGAACATCTGAGTCAGGAGCATTTCTCATTGATTTGCCAAGTAACCTTGTTTTGGTAAGTCTTCCTTTAGCAGAATCTTGTTCAATATAAGTGAGCGCTTTTGTTACAAGCTTCATACGTTCGATACGTTTTTCAGATTCAACTCCAGGTCTTTCTACATAGAATTCAGCTTGACCATAACGTTTTGGACCTCCGTCAATTAAAAGATTACCTTTTGAATCTTTAGAATCTCTTTCAGGTGCAATTAAGAATGAATCTTTAATGCAAGTCCAAATATTTCTTTCTAGAGGATTATCTAAATCAAACGTTTTACCATCATAAATCTCTATTCGTTCATCTTCCTTAATAAAGTAATTACTATCAGGACTATTAATTTCTGCTTCACTTAAGATCATTTCTGTATCTCCACTAGCGTCTACCTGACGAACTCTTTTTACAAAAGGATAGTTTGAACCATTTGCTTGTTTTAAAGGATTAATAAAGCAATGTGCTTTTTCCTTACCATATACATTTCTTAAAGTTACTATATTATTCATATTTATTCTTATTAAATTTATCTATACCAAATAATGATATCTAAGTTTTAAATATTTTGTAGACTTCTCCCGAAGGAGAAGCCTACTAATATTCTATTCTATCTTTTTATATTACTTTTCACTAACTAAGATAAAGCTACGATATGGGTTGAATACACCAACACCAGCATAACCCCAGTCAATAAGTTTAGTTGCAGCTACTGGGCTTGCAACAGGACCACTTTCACGTCCACTTCTACGACCAACACCCTCTAACCAGTTATGGCAGAACTCATTGTTCTTGAATGTGAACATTGCAATAGCGGGTTTTCCACTAGCAGCATCAGCAGTCAGATCAAGGAAGATACCATATTTCTTCTCAGGGAATTCGATATCAAGAGCACGGTCAACTTTGAAAGTTACAGTATTACCTGCATACTCGTATGAGTTATAGGTTGCACCAACTTTGATATAATCATTAGCACCCTTAGAGAACATGAATGTACCAACAGTCTTCCAGTCACGAAGATATCCTGACAGACTATCTTGAATTTCAGTCCACATAGGAGTATTGCAAATAAAGATATATTTATTGCCAGTAGGATTATTTGATTTAGCGATCATGGCAAGGATAGCGGTATTCATAACTTTATTAGTCATCTTTGAATACACATATTTACCTGCGAAACGCTCAATCTGAGGAATAATACCATCGCCAGAGATAATAGGCTCGCCTGTTTCAGGATCAAAGATCTTAGGTTTATCATTCTTATCTACGTTAGTCTTACCCCAAAGCAGTGCATTTGCACGAGCAGCCATGAAGCTATCAAGACAATCTTTTTCTGCAGCATTCATTTTGTAAACAGGATCACTTTCTGTTCCTTTACCAATCTGAATGAAAACGTCCTCCATTGCACGATACTTAGCAGTGTAGTCTACATCTGCACGGTGTGTTGCAATAAATGTACGATGCTTTTCAACATTTGACTGATACTTAACGTATCCTTCCTCATGCATTTCAGGCTGATAGTTCGTTAAGAAACGAGTCTTCATACCTGGCTGGCAGAATTCAACATCAAGAGTAGCATTGTAATCTGAATCTTGTAGTTTACCTACAATCTCCCAGTCTCTATCTGATCTACGAACAGGACGTGACAGGAAGATAACTTGCTGACGTGATCCTTCGATGATCATTACGTCATTTCTCTGATAATAATTTTCAGGGAAGTGGAAGATGATATCAGTACCCTGAGCACCATCGCCATCAGGAACCTGTAGGAAAGGAATTCTCTTAATAAATCCTACATTAATGTCCCACTCTACCATAAATGAATTAATACTTTGGAAACTATTTTTCTTGTCTTTTTCCATTGTATATATATTCATCAGAGATTCAGTAAGGTACGATGCGGTATACTGCTCATAAAGTGATGATACAATACCAAGACGTGCAGGTTTTTCACCTAAAAATTTGTAAAAATCCTCATATGTACGAGTTGAACTCATCTGAGGACGTACTGTACTAAAACTAGAAATTCTCATATTGTTTAATTTAATTGTTTATTTATAATTCGTCATCTCATAATGACGCGATTGATTTATCTGGATTTGATTTATTTTTCTCTTCATTAGTAGGTATTACAGTTGAAGGTTTAGGAGGCTCATTCTTAGGAGCTGCGGGCTTCCTAGTTTCCTTAATTAAACTCTTATAATACTGAGAAATACCTGAAATAGCATCTTTACCAAAGAGACGATACCAAGCGAGCTCTACAAGAACTTGTGGATCATTTAAATCTTTAAAGAACTGGCTAGCTCCATTTTCATCTTGATCTAGAATATAACTAAAGATCTCTTGTTTATCGTGATCTTCAATTTGTAAACTATCAGATTTTTCATCTTGATAGTCAAGAGAGATTTCATTGAAATTTACTAACTGTTCCTCAAGTGTTGATTTAAATGCGTTATACTGTTCCTCTTGAGCTCTTTGTGCATCTTCTACTGCTTTATCTTCTTGTGCTTTATATTGGTTTCGAATTGTCTCTACCTTTTTCTTAAATAAGTCTTCATTACTCTTTGCTAAGTCTAAATCTGCTTGAATTTCCTCTTCAGTCATACCTTCAAACTTAGATTTAAGATCGGCAATATACAATTCTTCATCAGAGTAGTCATCTACAGAATAAGCTTTATTAACAGGTCCATTCTGATTAATGTAGTCCTGTACTGCTTTTTGAGAATAGTATTCAACAACATCTTGAATTGTAAGATTGTTGTTACGAAGGTACTCAATAGTATGAACTTCATCTTCAGTTAAGTCAGGTTTTGCTAATTCATTTAAAATATTTAGTTGTTCTTCCCTATCTAAAGTATTGAAATCTACTTCTTGTTCATTACCTTCTTCATCTTGATAAATTAATGTTTTTCCATCTCTTAAACCTCTTCCTTTTAAGAATTCACTAAATACATCAAGATCTTTATCTTTTGGTTCAGGATCTGAGTTAGTGTCATTAGGGATTGGTTCAGGAGTTGGATCATTTTGGTTATCAGGATTTGTATCTCCTTCGAGATTAGTTTTTGTGTCAGAATCATCTGGTTCTAGCAGATTATCCCAATGATTTTGTCCGTCGATAATCATAATTCTTATTTTTCCTTATTAATTGATTATTAATGTGTTTTAATATTCGCAGCAAATATAATATATAAATTTCTAATTTCCAAATAAAATAGAATAAATTTTATATTAATTCTCACTTTGAATAGCTTCTACAAAGTCTAAGATATTATCAGTAATAGATCCAGCTTTATCAAGCTTTTCAATAATTGACTTTAAGAATCCAATTTCACTGTCTGTAAATTCAACTGTTAATAGTTCCTTTTCAGGAGACCACACAATTCTACCATCTTTATTCTCAATCTTCAATGCTTCGACTTCCTCACTTGAAAAGTCAATCTTTTTCCGAACATTTCTTTTTGAAATCATTTCAGTTACAGAACCTTGCTCAGGAAGATTCATCAGTAACATTAATCGAGTAGCTACATTTAAATCAATTTTTTTCATTTTAGTTTTATTCATATTAGTTCATATTTTTAATTTGTATTTGCAAAGTTATAGATTATTTAATAAATAAACAAATTTTTATCTAATTTATTGTATATAAACAAAAAATGCCGCATTTCTGCGGCATATCTTGTAAAAATTAATCTTTTTTATCTATTTCTTTTATTTCTATGACTAGCTTTTGACGACAATCATCACATAAAAATCTTTTAGCTATTTTAAACATACTTTGACCAATTTCACCTGTTAAGTATTGATATTCTTCTCCATATGGTTTAATTTTCAATGCTGAACTAATATGCATTGCTAAATGACCTTTTTCATGATCAAATGTATTTTGAAATTCTTCAGCAGATGTTGTCAATCCAATAACTACAATGGAACATTTATGTTTGAAGTTTGAATAGGTAATTCCTATATTATATTGGTTACTTCTTAATAAATTTTCTGCTTTTACAAGTTCAGATCAACTACATCCTATTAGTTCTAATTCTTCTAGAATTTCATCTGTATAATAAGTATCTACTGCATAATATACAGTTACGTGCCAATCTCAATCCTCCAAATAAATGTTCTGTACTACCATATTAGATCATATCTTCTCACATTATTGGAGTTCCTGAGCCTATGCAGTCTGCATAAAATCTTGTTAGAGCCTTTCCATCATATCCATCTATATCATCTAAGTAATCTTTAACAAACTGTAATAAATACTGTTCGCTAATAATAGATGATTCAAAAAAATCTGATTTGGCCATATGGTATACATACATTACATCGTATCCTACACAATTATCTACTTTTATTCCATAGTTTCTAAACAATTGCTCTAATTCGCTTTTAGGAGTTAATGTTACCTCTTCAGGCTTTCCATTAGCTCCTCTTTTGCGCATTTTAGATACAGCTCAATCACATAGCTTTTTATTAAAATGCCATCCGTTTTGTGCCAGATATTCTTCCATTCCTGAAGGCATTTTGTCTCTAATATCTAGTCTATCTCTTTTCATAACTACCGACCTCCACGATATCCAGAACGATAAGATGATCTATAACCTGATCGTTCTCCCATCATTTCTTCCATAGCTTTTTCGTATCCATCTTCATAGCCACATTCGTATGCTTCTCTTTCAGCTTTTTCCATTTTTTCTGACTTATCACGCATACCCATTCTGTAGTCCATTTCTCTGTCGCGGCCTTCTCTAATTTCCCACACTCTCATATATTACTCCTTTTTTAATTGTAACATTAATTCTCTATTTAATTCCATTAATTCAGTAATACTTTTAGACATTTCTCCTACTTGATTTTTTAAAGAATTTATTTCAGATTGTTGCTGTTGTTTTTCTGCAAGTTCTGGATTTAATTCTGTTAAAATGCGATCAAAGCAGGTTATCATTTCTTTGTGGAAATCTACACTACTTATAATGGCTGCACTTTTTTGTTTTAGGCTGCCAATCTCTGCATTCATCGCTTCTCTACTATCAGATAATACTATATTACTGTTATTAAAATCTGCAATATCTAAATTAGCTGGAATTTTTTGATATGTAACGTCTTGGTTATTAACCTTAACGGTAATATCAACAACCATCTCTTGTGGCTGTCCAAACATTGGTTGAATTGGATATTTAGGGACAGGTATTGAAACACTTACAACAGAACCAACATCTAAACGTGGAGATGCGTCTTTATATAAAATATATATCTGACTATTTGGCCTTAAGTTTGAAAACATATATTACAAATTATTTGCTAAGCAGCTGATGCTGCTGGGTTAGTAAACTCTAAAAATCTTATTACGCCCGTACTCTTATTGATATACGCTAGACGTTGGGTATTTCCTTGTACATTTGAACCAGTAACGTTAGAACCTTGACTATCTACAACACTGATTTTAGTTTTTCCTGTAGTGTCTCCACTCGATATTGTTGAAGCTCCACTAGGAACTCCTACTAATACAGGTAAATCTTCGCCACCAGTAGGTGCGTCAGCGTGTATTGTCAACAGTACTATACTCTCACATGGTAATTTACTATATAAACAAGGATTAATACCATAATCAACAGAGCTCTCTGTAAGAGCTACTGCATTAGTGGATAACTTATAAATACCTCCAATATCAATTCTTGGAAGTCCTTCATTTCGAACAGGTACGGGACCTAAATTCCACCAATAAGGATCAATAATATTAATCATAATCTATATATTTATTAGCAACCACATAAAGTAGTATAAGGATTAACACTAAAGTTAACAGGCTGACTATAGCTTACAGGAACTAAATTACCCATTGCTGGGATGTAAGGAATAGTTACTGTAGCAGGCTGTTTACACTCTATTGCACCTAGTCTTGCACTTAAGTCTTGAAGAGCCGCGTTCACTGGAGCAATCGTTTGAGCTTGGAAAGCTTGAATAGCATTTGTTTGATGCTCTTGAGAAAGCTGATTGATAAGCGCAGATTTATCCTCACGTAAAGCATCGATTTTGTTCTGCAATTCTCTCATTTCAAGCTGACAAAATTTATCACTAATAAGAGTAGTTTGCTGATCTATCTTACTTCCAAGAGTATTAGTTTGGTTCAGAGTAGCTAACTGACCTTCATATCCCTGACGTTCAATAGCTGTACGAACATCGCAGCAGCATGATGCAATTTGTGATGCAATCTGGCAATTACCTGCTTGGATAGCATTAATAACTTGCTGTCCACTCATTCCAATCTGATTACCTACAGACTGAATCTGACTTTGAACTGAATTAATTGCTGATTGCACAGCATTGATATCGCAATTTAAAGTAGTAGCTAACTGACTAATTGCATTTCCGTTTCCATTAATAGCTTGTAATAGCATCTCTCTACCATAATCATTATTAAGCTGGTTACCTAAACCACCAGCACCATTATTACCAAATCCGTTACCTCCTCAGCCCATAAGGAAGAACAAGAAAATTACCCAGATGAACCATCCACCTTCTCCAAAACCATCGTTATTACGACCTTGCATAGCTAATAGAACGTTTGGATCTACACCCTTCTGCGAAAGCATAGGACCTAAAAGAGATAAAATACCATTGTTACCTGCGCCTTCACCAAACACATAAGTTTTTTCTTCTGCCATATTAAAAAATACTTAAATTGTTAAACATTTTGTTTTTGTTTTGTTGATCAACAGTACAAATTTACAATAGCAAAAGACTAAAACATAACGTTACTATTAAAATAAAAAATCCCCTTAAGTTTCTCAACTTAAGGGGATTACAAAGATCCATAATTAGTAACTTGTTACTAATTGTTTTCTATAAATTTATCTAAGTCTTTCTTATATCAAAACAATTCTTTAAAACCTATTTGTTTACGACCATTAGGAATCTTCTTTGCCTTAACATAATTGTCAAAAGTCGCTCTACTAACTTTTAAGTATTTACATGCTTGATACTTGCTAAGTTTTTCATTCTTATTAGTTATTCCAGAAGGATATTCAATTACTTCTTCGCACTCTTCTGGACTAAGATTAGAATTACCAGTATCGATATCGTTAACAATTTTTAATAAAATTTCTCTAATAATCTTTAACATAATTAACCATAAATTGCCCCATTAACTAAAACAACGCCTCTAACATAAGTTATACAGTAGCATTTGTAGTTTCCGCCAGATAAACTATCAATTCCATCCATTTTGTGATAGTTTTCTCCAAAAGTTACATCAACAGTATTCGCTACTAAGATAATAGCATCAGGATTATTTTCTGTAACATATACTTCAGTTACATTCACAGAGCCACTGCTAGCAAAATACAATCCTGGTTTACCTGGAGTGTCTACAGAAGGTAGTTTTTTTGCATAAATATTATCTAAATCAATAGTAGATGCTGAAGATCCTGTATAACTTGTAGTTGAACCTCCTGCAGTAACATTTAATGCATATGGGTTTGGAAGTGTGATAGGAATTTCAGGTATATCGTTAACATTTGCTGGAGTAAAGCCTAAAGCAGTTTTAACTGTAGTATCTTTTAAGAGAGTATAAGCAGTACCATCCTCTAAGACATATATGGCCATTTCAGCACCTCCAGACTCTGTATATCCTGTCTTAATTCCTCCTAAAACATTATTTTTAGCTACAGGCAATGTATATGAAGATCCAGGAGCACTATTAGTAATAGTTAAAGTTCCATTAGAAAATGATAGACCAATACCAGTACCATTAGCAATAGTTAATGTAGTAGAACTATCATTTAAAGTTGTACTTCCAACTTTAACTGGTCTTCAAGTATTCTCGGTGGAATATCCTTGGCCCGTAACTCAACTTTGAGTAGCATATCCACTTAAAGATGGTATTTCACTCTTTAATGCTAAATTAGAAAGTGTCTGTCCAGAATTTTTAATAGATTTGGGTCCTGCTCCAATTATAATATAATCTACAGCAAGATTTCCACTAGCCATTACATCTCCACCACCCGCTGAACCAATTTTTTCATCAATTTCAGATTGAGAATAAGTTTCAGACTTTGTATAACGATTATTTAATGCTTCAGTAACTACTTTATTTTGGACAGGATTAACAGAACTTGTACTTAAAGAAGAATCAACTACAGTTCCATCAGGTATATCAAAATTAAGATCTGATTCATCAACTTTGTCTTTATAAGCAAGAGCTCCTGCATCTGTAATTTGAGCTAGAGGATGAGTATGTGCTGCAGGAACATAAGTTTCTGGTTTTCCTGTAACTTTATCTCATGCTATTTCTTTCTCATCAACATATGACTTTAATGCTAAATTATTAATTAAAATACCTGAATCTTTAACAGTTTTTCCTGGACCATTAGAAGTTATTACTCTATCCGCAGTAGTAAATGCCTCTGCTGCAATTACATCTCCTGCTCCAAAACCTGTTAACTTATCGTCAACTTCGTCTCTTGTATAATAATTAGAAAGATCAATTTCTGTATCACCAATCTTCTCTCATTTTCCATCAACAAATACATATTCATCATGTATATCTGGAGCAGAACCAGATTTCTTAACAAGATAAATAATATTTGTCTCTCCAACACTTGGAAGTTGATCAACAATCTCAATTTGAAGATTAGCTAAATTAGCAATCATTTCTTTTAAGATTCTTCCTTGGTTTGCAGATAATGATTTATCAGCAGCAAGAGACTCTAAATTATCTACAATTGAACTTTTTATCTGATTATTAATAGTTGTATGTACATTATCAATAGCTTGTCACACTCCTCCAGAAGTAATTAAATTTTTACTTCCTTCTGTCGGCTCTTCTTCTATTGAATTAATAACTTTTGGTATATCAGTTAATACTTTAGCATATTCTTCTTTAGTGCCTGTATACCCATTTTCTTGTGCAATAAGATAAGCATCTTTACCAGGAGCACCAATTGTTCCAGGAAAAATAATCCATTTCTTTTGCTTTTTATCATAAATTTTTACACTCATAATTTATATATTTTTAAGATTATACATATACTGCACCATTAACTGCAATTTTGCTATTTGCCATATAACTTAAGCAATAGATATATCACGTCCCAGATAAATCATCTAATCCATCCATTTTAATAACATTACTTGCAGTAAATGTAAGTTTAGCACTACTTATAATAACTGAATCAGGATTGGTTGAAGAAAATCCATTTAAAGTTGATATAGCTTTTGATGTACCACAACTGTAACTATATCCTGCATTAACTGTTGAACTAGTCAACATTCTTACACTTAAAGGTTTTGAAGTACTAATAGATACTGCAGATGAACCTGTGTATGAAGTTCCATTAATTGTTAATGCATATGGATTAGGTAATGCAATAGGAATTTCAGGTATATCACTAGTATTAGCAGGAGTATAGCCTAAAGCAGAAGTTACATTACTTTTGCTTAATGAAATAGTTCCAGAAGATACTGTAATATTACTTCCAACTTTAACTGTACCAAATTGAGAGGTTGAAGCAGCAACAGCATTAATACTATATGTATTATCTTCGTCATTAGTAATACTTATTCCTCCTGTACCAGCATTTAGATTCAATTGATATGAGAAACTATCTATGGTCCCAGAACCATTAATAGATATATCAAAAGGAATTTGCCATGTTCCATCGTCTCTTAAGAAGAGGCCACTTGATGAACTAGATAACTTAGGTCCACTAGTAATAGTATTTGTTCCATTAAACTTAGCTAAATAACCACTAGTGCCAGAACCAGTAACATTATCACTAGGGATACTTGAACTAGTCCAAGGTACATTAACGAACATATTGCCATCATTACTCATTTGAACTGAGTAATATCTTTCAGAAGTAGTTGTAATCGAATTAAGGGTAGGTTTAGTAATTACATTAATAGGTTTAACTAAACCAGCAGTATTTGCAGTAGCTATATCAGGAGTGCCATTAATTTCATTATAATTTATTTCATAAAAAGATCCATCTCCTGCTAAGTATTGAGAATTATTGCCATTTAATTTAATACCTCCTGTTACAGTTGTGGATGCTGCAGGAACAGAAGTTAAAAATCCTAAATCGTTAGTAAACTGACTTAACTTTGTAGGAGCATTAGTCACTCCAGACCAAGGTACACTTGTTGCTGTACCTGCAGTAAATACTCTAAATATATTTGCAAATGTAGTTGCAGTATCATCTACTACAAAATACATTTGATTAGAATTTCCTGTTACTTGAACTACATCACCATCCTGTGCACCTTTGCTAGTAACTAATGCTACAGCTGCAGCTTCAGTAGCAGCAACAAACATACGTTCTAAAGCTCCTGTTGGTAATTTCTCTATTGGAATATTTGGTAATCGATCAGCACTAAGAGTTCCAGAAGTAATTTTAGATGCATCAAAACCATTTAATGTACTATTAATAGATATATTCTTAGATCCATCAAATGTTGCACTTCCTGATACTGCTCCAGATATTGCAATTACTCTTGGAGTTGTTAATTTATTAACACTCTCTTGAATAGGATGTACGTGATCAGAACGTGAATAAGCATTATCTGTTCCAGGAGATGCTACTGACGCTAAAGGTTTTGGATCTAAATTCGATGGCGTAATAGATGCAAAGTTTGCTGTTTTTTCTCCTGTAGATTTAATTTTTGCAATATATCCAACCGTATTGATAGCGTTATCATTATTTATACCTGTAAATGAAAAATATATATTAATATCATTAGTATCAGTTTCCTTTTCTATTGTTGTAGATGTAAATCTGACAGTTGGATCTGACGAATCAAATATGGTTAATGGTTTTTTAGAATTAAATGCCTCTAAAGCAATATTATAATCCTCAACTGATGTGTTAGATATATCTATAGTCAAAGGTAATACTTCCTCCTTACTAGCGGCATCGATATTTTTACGAGCCATTGTCTTTTGATCGGCTGTAAGACTTTGAGCTCTATCATATCTTATCGAACCTACATCTATAAATTGTGTATTTGTACGATAGATTATTCCTGTTGTAATAGATATTCTTAATAGCTCAATTTGAGAAGAAGAGTTTACTTTAAAAAAATAATGATTATTTGAGTCATCATTACCTCTTAAATATATATTACTAGTTTCCTTAACTAACAAAGCTGTTGCTTCTAATCGTTTAGCTTTTTCTTCATTACTAGGAGAGCTGTCAGCATCTATATCTGATTGAGAAATAATATGTACATTTCAACCTAAGTTCTTAAAAACTTGATCTTGTTTTTCCGTAGTTAACTCTTGAGAAAGTACAGAAAGAGAATTAGCATCACATTGATATTCTTTACCTCAAGTACAAATAGTTGGTCCTTCATCAATAAAGGATATATATGCATCAAAAATCTTACGATTTTCACTACCTTCAGTAGTTTTTGCTCTTTCAGCTTCGTATGATGCTTTAGTTTTAAAATGTAAAAATTTTGTTTTATATGCCATAGCGTCTATATTTTATATAGCACCTATAATATTATAGGTTAAAAATAAAGGGAATAGGGAAATCCCTATCCCCTTATTATCTTAATTTATTCGAATTCAACCCAGGTCATTAAACTGTCGGCATAAGCTTTTACATCACTAGCTTCAGCAAGACCTTTAGCACTTGAACTTGCACTAGCTACAGGTTGTAGCATAGAAGTAACTGTTACTGTAGTTCCACTTTTACTAGTTGCAATATAATTAGAAGCTGTACCATTAACTACCTGAATTGCAGAATCAGCTTTAGTACCTTGAGTAGAAGTTGCAAAAGTCTCTTTTTCGGCATAAGCTGCACTCTTAAGACCATTAACGGTACCTTTAAGCTGCTTTCCAGACATGCTAAATTTAACTTGTCCGTTAGTAGTATTAGCTGTATCTACAGTAATAGCCCCAGTTTGTCCTCCAAATGATTGGACGCCAGAAGCAGCGGAAGTAATTCTACCATCCATTGCTTCAATTGCAGCTTGAAGATCACTCTCACTATATGTTCCATCACCTCCAACTAAAATATCTGCACCAGCAAGTACTACATTAGCTGATAATGGTTTACTATTAACAGTTCTTGTAGTTGGAACCTTTCCATTAAGAGCAGTGTCAAGTCCAGAGATTTTAGAGGTAGCTAAAGTAGGTATATCGGAATCAGTAAGATCTGCTCCAGCAGTTACTAAACCTTTGGCATCATAGGTAATCTTACACTTTGTATCTGCTGAAATATTTGCATTTGCAGTTACTTTTCCATTAACTGTTGTTGTTAAATTATTAAATGCAGTTAAAGTAGGTACTTCAGCTTTCTTAGCGTAAGTAGACAGATCAATTGTTCCACCTAACTTATCCCACATTTCCTCTTGATTCCCTAATCCAGCTTTAATTGCTACAAAGTTTGAACCAGCTTCAAAAGTTTCTCCATTTAAAGTACCTGCAGCAACTACATTATAAACATCACCAATAACTACGTTCTTTAGAGCTTTAAGATCGGTTACGTTATCTACAGATCCCTTCATTTTATAAACACTACCAACAGCAGAAGCTACTTTATTGTCAACTTCCTCTTTAGTATATGTTGTAGCTTGAGGAGCTGCTGCATCAGCTGTAGCTTTAACTGCGTTAAGAGCAGTTGTAGTAGCTTTAGCAGCTAAGTCTGTAGTCAGACTAGTTACTTTACTTTGAGGGATTTCTCCTACAGCAAATGTAACAGTACTAGTTCCAGATTGAGTAACTGTTGTGTCATCTCCCTTATAAACAATAGCGGCAGGAATTTTGCCAATCTCAGTATCTGTATATGATTTAGCTGTAGTTATAGCAGAAAGTTTCTCCGCTCCTACGAATGCCTTTAGACCATAATAACTCTGTGTACTTGAAGTATCTCCAAGTGTTCCAATATTTAACTTCTTTTCTAACTCTGTAGTAACTGCAGAAGCTGAGGCTACATCTGATAGATTTAGAGAAATCTCTTCTCCGCTTTCATTAATAATTTTAAGGGTTTTAGCACTCTCATCCCAGCTTGCAGATTTGACGCCATCCCCAAATTTATCAACAGCAGTAGCACTTGTTGCTACTTTAATCATACCTGTTGATGTTTCAAAATAAATTCTACCAACTACAAGACCTGAAGCGGGAACTGTAGCAATTTTTTGAAAACTTAAATTTGTTGCCATTTTATATTTTTGAGTTTTAACTCCCCCCCCCTCACTAACGTGAGGAAGGGGAAATTATTATTTTATTCAACTTCTGTCCAATACATATCTAATTTGCCATCGTCTCCAACTTTAATTGAAGATGAAGCTGATACTAATTTAGATACATTTACAGCTAAAGCTCTAGAAGTACCTGTACCTGTAACAGTAATGGTCTTATCAGGACTTGTTAGTGATGTAATACCTCCTGTTACAGCAGTTTGAATACTATCACTAAGAGCCTGCATACCAGCAGCAACGGTTTGATCTGCTCCGATTTCTACACCACCAGTAATAGCAACTCCAACTTTTACAGTTGAGCCTTTTACTCCACTAAGATCTACCTTAAGACCTTCGGCTGATTTTGATAGTGCTGCATCTGAAGCTGGATCTAACTTAACATCAATAACATTTTCCTCTGTAATTGAAATAGCTTGGCCCTCAGTAAGAGTTTCTTGCTTACCTCCAACAGATGTTTGTAAAGATTCAATATCAGATTTATTAGTTCTAATTTGATTTAAATCAGTATCAGAAATTAAACCTGAACCTTCAACTTTATCAACTTTGTTATTAAGCTGATTAGTAACTGTAGTAATCTGTCCTTCTAAAGCTGTATCTGCAGCCTCTAGTTCTGTTTTTGCTGCAGAAATTGCATCATCTACTTGTGTTTTTGTATAGTATCCTGAAAGATCGATTGTACCCCCCAGAGGGTCCCATTGAGTACCATCCCAAGCGTAGTTAGTTCCAGCAGGAGTGGTTCCATGAGCACCAACAACATTCCATACATCACCTTTCTTATTTCCTTCAGTAGGAAGGGCATCGTAAGTATCTTTAGTACCCTTATAATCAAGAGCTGCAGCTACAGAAGCTTTTAAGTCATCTACAAGAGTTTTTAAAGTCTTACCTTGTGCCGCAGAGAGTGCAGCATCCGTTTTATCACTTTCAAGTGAATCAATAATCTCAACTACTTTTCCAGTAGCAACAGTTTCCCAAACTCTATTAGAACCATCAGCATCAAACCCTTTAAGGATATATGCTGTTTTATTCTCTTTTACGTAAACGAAAAGACCTTCTACTAACTGAATAGTAGGCATTAAGTCACGGTCAGCTAATGTAGCTTGAACCGTTCTATTATCTAATGGTAGATTCGCACCTAAATCAAAACCTGAACCTACCGAAATACCTTTACCAAAAAATTCTGCCATAATTAGTTAAAGTTTACATAGTAAGTACTAGGTTGCGTCATCTTACCAGATAAATATACTGTGTAATTAACAGCTTGACCATCTAAACCAGTAACCGAAACTGTACTAGTTGTATATGAACTAGTTGCATCAAAGTTGTTACTGTCTTTAATATTTGAAACTGTCCATCCTGCTGGAGCTGCAAAACAGATGTATTGTTCAGAAATAGGACCAGAAACTTTAATAGTTTTCTTTGCAGAAACTGTTTTAGTCATTCCTTTAATAACCTCTTCTGTAATTGCATTTGTAGAAACTAAACCTGAATAAGCTGCACGATAACCTGTTACAGTTGTTTTTCCAGAATCTACACTTCCAGCAGCAAGTGGAGTTTGATAATTATTTCCTTTTGAATCTTTAGGTTGAGGACCTTCAGCATAAGCTGCACGATAGTAGTAATCCATTGCACCAGCTACTACTTTCTCTGGCAAAGATTCTACTTTACTTGAACTATATAGAATCTTAGAAGCTTCCATATCCTGTGCACCAGCTCTATTGTTTTGTTTTTTTCTTGCTAGAGTAATCGCACCTGCATTAAAACTTACATTAAAGTTTGCCGCAGTAGGAGCATTTGCTCCAATTTCCTGAACATTCTGATAACTCTTTAAAGAGATACTTGCAGAAGGAACAGTAAATGTGGGGTTAACTGTTGGGAAGATAAGAGTATCAAAGATCTCATCATAACTCTTACCTGTAAGCTGTGCTACAGTTGTACCAGCATCAATACCTCCAAGTTTCTCTACAGTTGCTACTGTAGGATCTAATGAAGACTCATAAGAACCACTTGCTGTAGGATCTAAACTATCAAGTTTAGTTTTATCTTCCTTAGACATAAGACCGTCTGCAGTAACTGTAGCTTTACCTAGTAACAAAGTTGTAGAGGTGGAATCTGTATATGTAATTACAATTCCATTAGCATTGGCATTTAATGCTACATCTGATACTTTCTTATTAGAATCACCACCATACTCGGCGTTATTCATAATAATTTTCTTAGTATCAGTAGCAAAATAAATACCATCGGCATGTGTAATAGAATTATATGAAGCTGCTAGACCTCTATAAAATTTTACAACATTATTAGCCATGTTTTAAAAATTAATTATTAAACATCATTTCAAATTGTTGAAGAAACTTCTTCAATTTTATCTTCTAATTTTTGTATCTGTTGATCTATTTCACTCTTAGTATAATAATCCTTTAAATCTACGGTTATTTGTCCACTTCCTCATTTTTTCCACATATATACATCTTCTGTAGTACTTGGAGAATGAACAACAATATATTCTTCAAATAAGTCGTGAAGTACTGTCGATGTTGCAGGAATCATATATAATTTTCCTAACTTATCAACAGTTGGATCTCCTAACTCTTCAAAACTATTTGCGAATCTTATTTCAAATCCCGATGTATTGGGAAAAGATTTTCAAGCAGTTTCAAATTGTTCTTGTGTAAGAGTACCACCAACAGCAATATAAGAATTGTATAAAAAGTCTTGAACTGAATATTCATCCATGGATTCATCACAAGGATCATATCAAATCTTATCGTGCTCTGGTTCGTTATTTGGAAAATCAGATTGACATCCGATTGCTATATTTTCATCACCAGGATCTCCTTTTTCTCCCTGAGGAATTCCAAATTTAAGATTTGCATCACTAATATCTGGATTTAAATCAGTTACATAAGGTTGTGCATCTGGTGCTAATTTTTCTACTTCAGAAACTACAGTTACTGTAGCAGGTTTTCCTTTAGGAACTTTTACATTTAAAGCTCATTCTCTAGGAGCATTAGTTTTATCAATTACTAATGACGGATTTTGATCTCACTCAACAGTTTCAATAGTTCCTGCATTAAATCTAGGAAGAACAGAACCAGTAGAAGTAATCACTTTACTTGATTCCATAGTTAATTCCAAATGACCTTCTGCATCACTAATATTAACTGATTTAATACTATCTCCTCTTAATTCTTCTAAATAGCATAGTGTAACCCATTCACTAGTAGGATCTCCTAAATATCCCCATAGAATTCTATCATCTGTTAAATTATCAGGATCTCCAAATTTTCTAACAAGTGCAGGTGTTCTTCCAGAATCTCCTTTAGGTCCCTGAGGTCCTTGTGCTCCAGTAGCTCCAGTATTTCCCTTGTCGCCCTTGTCACCTTTGGCTTGTCCTAATTTAATTCATGATTTTGGTGGATCATTCTTATCATAAGAAACAAACCAATATCCGTCTTCAATTTTCAATTGAGGCGTTATACCATCTTCACCGTCTTCTCCAGGAATGCCAGGTGCTCCAGTAGCTCCTGTTAAACCTTCAGCTAAAACTCTTTGTCCACTATCGTCAAATATTCATTCAGTTTTTTCATTAATAGATACTGTTCAATAATAATGATTATTAGATGTATCCTTTTTAATGCCGATAATAGGAGTATCTCCAGCGGGGCCTTTAAGATCACTTATTGAGGTTGAACTTGGAGGAGTATTACTTTCTTTTCAAGAAAGTATTCCGTTATTAATCTCTGGAACTCATACTTTTCCTGTAGGTCCTTCAACTCCCGCCATTACAAAAGCTCAGAAAAGATTTGGTTTAATACCAATGATTTTATCATTTTCTCAAACCAATTCAGGCATATTTAAAGACGAAGATGTATGACTCCTAGTACAAGATAATAAAGCTCCCTCAAATGCTACAAAATCTATAATGTATTCATCATTAAAGTAATGTGTATTAGTCATTCATTCTCCAGCCATTTTAAAGGACGTACCTTTATAAAAGTCTCTTGAATTGTATGCTCCTACATACTCTCTTGAATTCTGAAGATCGATATTTGGTTGTATATTATTTTTTTTCATAGTTTATATAACTTCGATAACTTTTTGCAAAATTACATTTTTAGTCGAAGAAAACAGTCATCCTTTATATTCTTTACCAGCAGTTACTACTACAGGATTATTTACTAATATTTCATAGTTTGCAGATCAAGTAGCAGGTTTTCCAGGAATTACGGCATTAGGCAATAATCAGATTTTTAAAGTTACACTTTGTCTTGGTAATACCACTACATAGCTATAAGACTCTAACATGTCAAAGCCTGGTCGGTAAAATCCTACAGAATCAAATAGTAATGGAATATTGCCGTTATTAAATATATCAATTGTATATTTTGATTCAGAACTCATATTATCAAATACAGACGCATCAATATTTAATAGTTGTACTTTTGATTTTGTAATACTGGATTCATTCATATAAACGGTAATATTCTTTAACCCAGTAAGAGTAACTGTCTGAGTAGTAGAGCTATATGATAAATCCAATACCTCCTCGTCTGAACTACTCATATTACCGTTTACAGAAATATTTTTCGCATAAATGTTTCCATCAGTTTCAAATGAAATATTTCCTCCAGCAAGATACCCAGCCCCTGTTCCAAAATTAAACAACATATTAGGAATAAATGTTCTAACTCCTGGTTTTGTAGGATCAGTACTTTCAATTGGAGTTCCTATAGAATCTTTATTGAAATTTTCATAATGGGTAGAAACATCTCCATTCTCATCTACTCCCTGCTGACTAAACATATATACATCATTAAATACAGCAGAGCCAATTAATCCGTTTCCAATAATTCCAACTTTAGTATATAGTGCTTCAAATGCTTCTAACTTAACCCAACTACTACTAGTATCGGTACTTGGGGATTCATTACTATGTAATGTTCCTTGCCATGTTCCCACTATATTTAATACATAATAGTTAGCATCATTAGAATCATATACATAAGGAGTTTTATCTACAGTTCCTTGATATACTGTATTAACATTATAAATACCTTCAGGATAAATTATTTGTCCTTTAGAACCGTTCTCTCCATTTAACCCATTAGTTCCACTTAATTTAGTGGGAGTACTCCAGCTACCTTCAATTGTGCCAACTTTATCAGTATTACTTGTATAATTTACTCTGGCTTGAATAAACCAAATATAAGGAGTCTCTTCAGTAGGAGTTGGAACTGCTAAATTCCAACCTGTTGGTTGTCTTGTTGTTCCAGGAGTACTTGTTCCTTCATAAGTTGTTGTAGTTCCCAAACAGTAACGAACTTCGATGCCAATTCCAGGTAATCCATCAACTCCGTCCTTACCTGCAGGACCAGGATCACCAGTAACTCCAGGTTCTCCTTTTATTTTAGTTCATTTATAGTCAGAAGGATCATCACTATCATTTATATTATAATCTACATAAATTCCAATTCAAGAACCTGGATCTTCTCCATTGTTGCCTGTGAAAGTTGCGCCTCCGTCATTAGAGTATTTAATATGTAGATAACTTGTTTTTCCATCTTCTCCATTAGTACCTGGGATGCCTTGTTCTCCCTTTTCTCCTTGGATTCCTTCAAATCTTGCCCAAGTATAGTCAGAAGGATCTGTACTATCTGCTTGAGTAAAATCTACATAAGTTCCAATATATGTACTTGGAGTTTCAGTCATTTGACTTGAAGAAGTTGGATTAGCAACAGCAGAATATTTAATATGGAAATATGTAGTTCTTCCATCTTCTCCTGGAGTTCCAGGAATTCCATCTGTGCCGTTAGTTCCATTTTCTCCACTTATAACAACTGGAGTAGTCCAGTTTGTATTTAAAGTATCATCAGGATTAATAGTTGCTGTAGTCATCCAAAGATATCCGTCTTTAGATCTTTCAGGAGGAACTACAGACCATCCTGAAGGAGTTCTTACTGTTGCATTTAATGTAGGAGGATTTGAATTACTTGTATTTACAGCAAATCTAAATTCTGTAAATTTGCCATCTTGAGCTTGGCCATCTCTACCATTAACTGGTATCACTTCTGACCATTCAGTTACAAGTCCTGTTTCTCCATTAACTGTTCCAATACATTGCCACCAGCTTCCACTAGTTGTGGGATAATCTTCCCATCCAGATGGACTAGGACTATTTCCTGTGGGTTTTGATGGTTTACTATCACTTAATTTATAAACATAAGTTTTCCAACTTGGTATTATTGCATCCTGTCCTTTTTCTCCTGTCATTTGAACAGGATCTGACCATTCTCCAATAAGAGTAGAATCTCTAAAAGATGCAGTAATTGACCATATAATTTCAGAAGATGTGTGGATTGGAACTGTTGTACTTCATGCAGATCCAGGATTTGTGTTAGTTTTATTTACAACAGGAGGAGTGTTAACACTACTACTTTTTGCATACATTAACTTAATACTTAATCCATCTTGGCCATTGGAACCATCTGTTCCATTTTGTCCGTTTGTTCCATCCTTACCATCTTGACCGTCTTTTCCATCAGCTCCTTTAGGTAATCCAAAACTAAATTTAAATATATCTCCTTCTAAAACTACATTAGCATTAGCTTCAGTTGTTGAAGAAACACTAGCTACTTCTGCATCAAAATTAGGAATTTCTCCGCCTTCAGAAATAGTTTTTCATTCTGTATCATAATCTGCATCAGATTTTTTAACTAATGCTTGACCAGTAGTTCCTCCAGGAATTACTCCAATTCCATCAGAGCCATTCTTTCCATCAGTTCCATTTTGCCCAGGATCACCTGTAGCTTGGCCTATATCTTGTCAAGTTTGACCTTTATCCATTGAAAGTAGTCAACGACCGTCTTCAATTTTTAATTGTGGAGTAATACCATCAGTTCCACTTGGTCCGATAGGACCAATATCGCCTTTATCTCCTTTTTGACCTTTACCACTATTTCCCATAATAAAAGCTCAATACGGATTAGATTCTACACCAACAATTATATCGTCTTTATAAATTAGATTCGGCTTATTTCATTCTGATGATAAATGACCTCTTAGACAATACAATAAAGCTCCTTCACAAGATATAAAATCAATAATATGTTCATCGTTGAAATAATGAGTGTCTGGAGTTCAGGCTCCTGCCATCTTAAAAGATGTTCCTCTATAAAAATCTCTAGAACTATACATTCTATAATAGTCTTGAGAATTTATTGCATTATCTATGATTACATTAACATTAGATCTCTTCATAATATTGAATTATTTTGATTATTTCATTATTAGTTGGATTACCGTGTTCAATATAATCAATTGCATTAATTAATTCGTTCATTGTAAATAATGCTTTTTTATCAGGTAAATGCCCAATATTAATATTAATTAATTCTTGAACAAATATTTTATATAATTCATTATATAGAATTTCCACAACCACAACTATTATTTATATTACCTAATTCCTCTTCACATAAAGAATTACATGAAGATAAATTATCTAATATTCTTTGTGCTTCTGTAAAGTTCCCCATATCTTTTAGATAATCAAACACATACATAGCACTTAATAAGAAATCTCTGCGATTCCTTAAATTTTCATCTGTTTTACATTTATCATAACTACATATTTTACTGTTATTCAACAGTAATTGCCGTTGCAAATATACTAAACATCTTTGTAATTTGCAAACACTAAAGACATTTTTTATTGGACAATAGAAAGTTTGTGAAGCCTTATTTTCTTGCACAAATTCATATGCTTCTTTATAATCAATAATTTCAGAACTTTCAATTACTTCGTCTAATGTATATCCTTCCTGGTCTGTAATATTAGATTTATAAAGATCTCCATTAAAAAAAAATAATTCATCTATTAAATTAATATATTTATCAGGCTCTTTATCGTCTTGAAAATGCATTAATTGTGGAACTACTAATTTATAATAAGAATAAGTTCCATCAACATTTAATGTAAATTCAGATGCAAATCTACTTAAATAGTGTCCTCGATTATGTAATTCCTTTCTTATTTTTACTGATTCTGGGAGTAAATTTTCATCAGTATTATAAGATAGAAATTCTAACATTATATACTGACTTAAATCTACACCTAAATAATCACTATTATCTACAGCAATTAATTTACAATCAGATCTAACAATTACATCAATATTTATTTTTTTATTCATATTATACAACTTGTTTTATTTTATCATTATAAGGATTAGTATCAACTGTTTCTGCAGCTTGAATTTGAACTTGTTGCTGTTTTGTTTCAATAAGTTTATCGTTATAATCCTTATCGTTTTTAACTTTTTCTCTTTCAATAGCTACTTTTTCAGCTTCAAGTTGTAGTCTAGCTTGACTATTTTGTTCAAGTTGATTTTGTGATTGACCTAATTCCCTTTGTAATTGTTCATTTTGTTTCTGTAACTGTTGCAGATTTTGTTCATATTGCTGAAGTTGTTGCTGCAACTGAGAAACACTATTATTTTCTTCCTTCTTAACAGCAGTAGCTTTAGCTACATAACGTTTAAGTTCGGACATACTATTGGCAGTTGCAATACTTACTGCCATATCAGGATCTGACATTCCAGCTTTAATTAATTCAATATTAAGAGCCTTTACAGTTTCCATATCTTTAAAAGACTTAGAACTATCCTCAATATGTAAATCAAAATCTGTAAGTGTATAATGTTCAGGAAGTGCTGTAAATATTCTTGAATATTTATTACCTAACACAATAGTACCAGTAATACCATTTGGATATACTAATTTAGCTAAATTAAGCATATCATAATTAGCTTCTTTATAAATGATATCCATGGTCTCAAAATATTGTTTAGTTAATAAACCTGACATTTTAACTCCAAGTTGAACATTAGAAACTGCATCTCTCTGTTCATATTGAGCTAATCTTTCAGGTAACACTCCTGTAATTGAAGAAGCTTGTTGTTCTACAGCTTGAATAGCTAATTGAATGCCTTGAATAGCCTGAGCTTTAACAGTATCATCAAATCCATTAAAAATCGTATTAGGCATACCTTCATTACCTTCTTCCTTACTATTTATTAATGCTAAGCCATTCTTTTTATATGCTTGCCAAGCTTTAACTCTATCAACTAATTTTTCACCTAAAAACGAAGGAATAAAAGAAACATCCATCCAATCTCCAACTCCTCCTGAAGAAGCAATAAGATTATCTCTAAAATATATAAGTAAATCATATTTCATTGTTTATTCGATATAGGTCGTTAATCTATATCCGTCTTTTTGACTGCTGCATGTCACCATGCAGATTAGACTATATCATACAAATTTGATTTAAAATTAATTCAAATAAATTCTGTTTCATTATATTTCATAACTACTTATAATTAATTTTAAATTAAACTTGTCCCCGCGCTTCCACTTACTTAAGTGTACTCCTTTCGGATAGTCGTTGAACTTTCAAAGATATTTCTATCTAAGCTTAGCTGCTGATTGTCTTAAATTTACTATTATTCAATTTAAGGTTTTCCAGCAATTCACGGGGTTTATACAGGACTCATATAATTTAATCCTGTAGGTCCATAGTATGAGCTATTAATGAATATGGATCTCCATTTTTATCTAAGAAAAACATTCCGTTAACAGATAATCTACATCTACTAGGACAATCTGCACTTCTTACAATATACTTTGATTCTCCACGAGTAATGTATACTTCTGAACCAATTTTTACTCCTTCATGTCTTGTTAATTCTCCAGTTTTATAATCTGCTTCAATTCATTCAACTTCATATACAGGAATAAGATGATTTTTTATAGGTTCTATTGAATCATAATCTCCAGGTCATCCTGGATGTGCTTCAAGTCCTGCAAGAATACCTGTATGTAAATTATCCGCTCGTAAATTAGGTTCAGCAGGTTTACCAACATATCTAACCAAATAAGTAGGAGATGTTGAATCTGCAGTTTGTTGCATATCTCTAATTTTCTTAGCTGCTTCTGTAGTTAATTCTGATCTGAATGTATTTAAGATATCCTCTCTTGACATTCATTTTCTAATAACAACTCTCTTAGAATCTGCAAGATAAGGAGAATTTGGATTACGTTCTATAAATGTATTAACGGGATTTAAAATTTCAATATTGACATTTGAATTACTTTCTGTAGGTTTTACTCTATAGTAACAAGTACCTGTAACAAGTAAATCTGTAAGTAATTCTGCCATTTTACGTTTTAAATCAATATTTCTTGATTGTCTTAAATAATCAAGAATATTTTGTGCAGCAATTTCATATTCTGAAACGAAAGATTGATCAATATCTTGTTGAATTGAGTTGATCTCTTTTTCAATAAAAGGATCATTTACAATTTCTTTGTTTTCAATAATAGCTGCAATAATGTTATTCTTTAAATACTGTTGCAAATAATTAAATACTTCTGCACTAATTTTAAGTTGCTTTTCTCTCATTATATTTGAAACAGTCTTTTCATCTTTGCAAGATACTTTTAAATCTTGATTTAAACCTAGATACTCTCCAACTAATACATCAATATGTTTCTTAATTAATGGTGTAAAACTAACTGATGTAGGAGTTCCAATTCCGTAATTTTCTTCTAGGTGTTTGAATTGATCTGCATCTCTACGACAATGATAATATCCATAAGCTTTTCTTATAGCAACTTTATCATATACAAGATTACCTATCGCATCATTAATCTTCTTTACTTCATTCTCTATCACCATATTCTAATACTATATATTGATTTCCTTCACCTGGAGTAGTCATTTCTCCAGAATAATATTTTGTTCTATCTAGTTGTCTGTTTCTAAGTTCTTTTTCAAGAAATTCGAAAAAACCTTCTTCATCACCTTCATAGACTAAAACTAGTGGAGCTTTTCATTGATTTAAATCTAAACTTAATTTCCATTGATTACCATCTATAGTTAATGTAAAGTCTCCAGTGTAATATGCACACATAGCCTTTTCAATTATTTCATATACTTTATCAACGAGTTCCATTCTTTTGCGGTATTACTCCATATTCTTTATAGCCTTTTTCATTAGTGAACCATCCAATATTTTCTCATTCTTTTGCTAATTTATCTTGAGCAGCAGGTCGTATATTCATTAATTCTTCATCTGCAATTTCCGCCATTTCCATAGCTGCAATAATATCGAACTTTCGTTTATTTTCTCAAGAATATTTTAACAATTGCTCAAGCATTTCATCAATATCAATTGAATAACAGTAATCATTAACAAAATTATTAATTAATTCAAGACCATGCTTGATAATAGCTTCTGTAGCTGGTACACCAATCATTTGTGAGTTGCCTCTTTTCATATCTCCAAGAGTTGAAGCAGGACGTTTCATAAATAGACTATCTTTCTTTTTTTCTTTAAAATATGTAACAATACTAATCTTAGTATGTTCAAGTAGTGCTTTACAATTATATCATACTAATAACTTCATTGCTACATCATACGCTTCTCGAATATCTCGAGGACGATCTTTATAGATCGCAACATATTTAGCTTCTTGTAATCCATATATTCGTTTCTTAATAACTATACAGAAATCAGATACATCTGTTGAGGTAGAAGAATCTCCAGAACCTTGGTCAATAGAGTCTATTCCCGCAACATATAAATTTTTTAATACAAGACCATCTTCGTCACGAAGTGGCCTTTCATATATAGCAATTTTACTATTTGGATTATTTATAACTTTTACTTTTGTTAAATCAGGAGTATCTCCAGAACGATCTCATAATAATGATACATACTCTGGTTTTAATCCTGCTTTAAATATCCTAATTTGGGTTAATCTATCTGCAATTGCAATTGAATCAAAGATATTTTCACCCTGCTTATATAATGCTTCATTTGGAATAAAACAGTGCTCTGCACAATAATCAAGTAGATCTTTTCCACTTAATTTTTTACGTTCTTCCTCATAAAACTTTTTAAATTCTTCAGATTGTGTAACACCTCTTGTATCTAAGAATTCTTCTCGCAAACTAAACTTATGAGCTGGAATAAAGAAAGCTGTTAATTGTGGCTTTCTATCTTCTGTATCATAGTTTTTATATGGAAGTACATTATACCCTTCTGGTTTTGCAAAAATGTTTGATAAACCTTCAAGTGCCATATCATCACCTCCAGTATTATGCGTAATAAAATTATTTGCCAGATAAGTATGAGTTCCACTAGCAGTAATATTATAAATAGTTTTTTTACCGATACGTTCTACATCAATTACATGCGCCTCTCGAATACCTTTATATTTATAATAATGTTTATAAATAATACTATCTTTTCTTTCTTCCGCAATTTTCTTTAACCTTTCTTTTTTGTATTTTACTTTTATAGGAATTTCTTCATAAAAGTTTACAAGACTTACAGTGTCTTCAATATATAAATTATATCACGGATTCTTATCTTTTCTATTTTCTTGAATCCTAGGTTTTTGTTCATATATCTTACTATATACTCCAAATTTTTGAAGCAGTTCTTGAACCTGTAATAGTATTTCTTTAGACGATTGAGTAAGTCCTATTCTATGTGTTCCTGTGATTGTTCCATCAGTATCAAACAATCCAGCAAGTAGTTCTGAGGAGTCTTTTTTAGTTAAAGACATATAACAATCTGGAAGTCGTTTTGCAGTTTTTGTTTGACCGTATATACCTATATTTCTAAGATCTTGAGTAATATTTCTAATTCTCAATTCTTTATACTGTTTTCCAGTTTTAGTTAAACGTTGTCTTTCAACAAAGCAACTATATTTAGATTCTACATAATCAATTATATCTTTATCACAATTACTTAATATTGGAGTTTTATTCAGTCCATAACTGCCATCTCCAATAAGTAATCCAATAAAATAAGGGTCGAATAGAGAATTAGTTCCTCATACGTCTATTTTATCACAAATTCCTATAACATTATGTTGAGTAACACTTGTAATAACTTCGTCAGCTCTAAATCATGCATAATCAAATCATCTTACTCTATGTCCTTCTTTGTCTACTCTTTTAGAACGACATACTCTTTTAAAAATAGGATGATCAGTACTACATTCTAAAGTTCCATAATCAGTAGTAATTCTTACACACTCCTTTTCTGCTGGAACATTTATATGTTCAATATCTTCCTGAAGACAAGAACCTTCATGAAATCCTAAAATTCCATCAGATTGTTTAAGATCCTCAATATTTATATGTCTTCCGTCTTTAGTTCATACTTTAGTGCCTGCACATACACAACCCAAGGCAATACGTGTTCCAAAATGATAACCACCAAGCTCAACAAGAGCATTACCTTGAATCCAACTTTTAGTTAAATATTTATTAGATCCTGCTTCTTCATAGATTAATCTGTCGACACGATCACCACGAATTTTATCAGATGTATCAGCAATTACTGAATCAATTTCTGACATTCAACCATATTCAACTCCATCAGGAGTAACTTGAGATGCACGCTTAGTATCTGCATTATTAACTTTTTGTCGTAGGTGGCGCATACCTCCATTAGTATTCATGTCTAATCAGTTTAACTGTTTTCAACATTTAGTTTTTAAAGGAGTAAGTTTACCTTCTGCAGCACAAGTTAATAAAGAACGATAACCTCTATTAGTTATATAAGGCCTTACTGCTAAACAAGCAACAATCTCAGATAATCCAATACCACGAGCTTTTAATATAGCTACATCTTTGTGTAGTCTTTCAGCCATTTCAACATAATGAAAGAATTCATATTGTTTAGCTAGAAATGTAGGAAACTTTTCATTACGACCAGCACCACCTCTAGCTCCTTCAGAAATAACTTCCATTCTATAGAAATTTAAAAAGAAATAATGATCTCCTGTAATTCTATATTTGCCAACTGTATAACCTTCAGTACAACGTTTATATTGCTCTCTCCAGAAATCATTATAAGGCTTTGAATCTGCAGGATATTCCGTATATGAACCAGTTCTATCATAAATTTGAGCTAGTTCATTAAAAGGAGTAGGATCAAAATCTAAACCTTGAGTTTCATTAATTGGTCGATATCCAGTTAACTCATATGATAACTCTGGATCAAAGTAAAGTACATCTTCAGTGACCGCCACATCTCACAAACCATCTCTCTTTTTATAAAAATCAGTTGCAGTATACTCAAATTGTTCTGTAGTATCTTCTTTCTGATCTCCAAGCATTTCTTGTAATTGCTTTTTTAATTCTTCTTCGAATTTATCTGAAAAAGATTGAGGAGTTGGTTCAGGATCTTTTATTGATTCTCTAAGTTCCTTATATTTCTCTTTAGCTGTTTTCTTTCTTTTGACTTCTGATTCTTCTTTATTTTTTATCTGTTCAAGCATTTTTTTACGTGCTTGAGACATTGAAGATTTAATTGTCTTTACCATACTTAACTATCCATAAATCCAGGTTTTACATCACCTCTATTTTTAGCATTGGATTGCATTTGATCTTTTTTATAATTAAGCTCAAGTTCTTTTAATTTATCTGCCATAACTCCAATACTAGCAATATCAGCTAATACATCTTTTGCCTTAAAGATAGGTTTACTATTATTATCTCTCTCTTCAAGGTCTATATTATCTAAAGATACTCTCATTTTTTCAAGAGTTCGATACGCTGTTTTTATAAGGCTAAGTATTCTAGAAGAATCTTTGATTTCCATGTATTTTCTAACTGCTGCATGGAAGACTGGATCGTCTCATTCTTCTTGAGTTAATCCAGAATCTTCCATAGCTGCATCATGCTTTTGTCTCTCTAAGTATTGTTGATATGGACTTTTTCAGTCACAAAACAACCATATATATTTAAATTCTCTTCAAGCTCTTAACCTCTTTGTTCCTTTTGGATCTTCTTTACATTTATTTCTTTCTATATCTCACAGCGCTGCAAACTCCTTTATTAATAGTATTTCGTATTCGTTAATCTTTAGATTACATGTTACATTATCATAAAGGAATAAATCTAGCATTACTTTTTATTTAATTTTTCTTTTTCCTCTTTTGTAGGTTTGTAATTATTGTCTTGAACCCTCTGAAGCGCATTTCCTGAAGGAGTATATACTCCAGAAGTACGATAATATAAGGTATCTCCAGGCATAGTTTGAGTACCTAAGTACGGATTTTCAAAAGTTGGAGCAATTACATGTCTACGAATAGAGTCGATTAATTGATTATTTGTTCCTGGAATCGTACCTGCAATAATCATTTCTCTATCTATTACACCTCTATCTGTTAGATTACCTACATTGTTAACAACAGTGTCTCGTTTTATTTTAGGAATTATTTTTCCTTCAGCAAATTTTTGTGCTCCAAACTTTGATTGGAGTTCTTTATATCTATTACTTACAGGAGACGACCGTCTCAATCCTAAAAATCCAAGAATTCCAGAATCATCTATATTACTATCTACTCTACCTCCAATGCCATTGTGTATATAAAGAGTATCCTGTTTATTTGGAGATACTAATTCTGATGTTGTAATATTATTTCTAGTAATTTGTCTTAAACCAACACCGTTAGGTAATACAGTTTGATTAACTCCAGGTTTTAAACTTCTAGCAACTTGTGCTCCATTATGTACTCATTTATTAGGACCATATTCAAATAAATCTACTCCATGAAATTCCTTACGAGCTTTATCAGATTTTCTTTGAGAAGTTTTACCTCCTTCTTGGAAAAATGAACCAAGGTTTCTTGGATTGATGTGGTGTTCAATAGGAATAGATCCTAAAGTAGCATTATTTCCATAATTGACCGACATACTTCTAGGTCCTATATATCTACTATCAAACCTATTAGGATTACCTAAATTAGATGCCACTATATAATCACTATATGAAGGATTAGTTATAACTAATTCTTCATTCGTATTTGTAGGTCTAATTCCTTTAGCTGTAGACATTCCAGCTTCTTCTGCTCCAGAAATATTTCTTGATCCAAGATTAGATTGTGGAAGCTTTGGTTTCTTAGGAGCAGGTCTTGTTGGAGCTAATTGAGTTCCATATAATTTTCCATTTCAAGTAAAGCTAGTAAGTCCTGCACTTCTAGCTGCTGCAAAAGCTTGATTGAAATTACCTTGAGATAAATCAGGAGTAACATTAGTTTGTACATTTACTTTAGGAGTAATTCCAGTTTTCATAGATACTCCAAAAGATAAAGGTTGAGAAACAATTGAACCTTCAGTTTTTGTTACTTTAGGTTTAGAATTATCTCCTACAATATTTTTCATTGCAGCTGCTTTAACTTCTCTTCTACTTAATCCAAGATCTTGATCCTTAATAGCAGATTTCATATTTCTATATGCAGTACGATTGAATTTAGAAGATTTCTTACCTTCTTTTACAACCTTCTTATTTTCTTTACGTTCATTCTTTGCAGATCCTCCATCTTTAAATTTATTAACAAGATAAGCAAGTTTGCCTCCTTGTTTAAACATTCCTGCAGATTGCTCTTGTTTAAATTGATTAATCAATCCAGAAATAGTATTCATACCATCTTCTGTTTGTGCTAATTCATTTAGCTTTCCTACAATTTCTTCAGGAGTTTTATTTTGGAATTCTTCTACTTTAGATGGAAGTCATTGAACAAATTGCATTAATTCTTCTTGTTCCATGATGATATTGTTTTATTGTTAAATATCTGTTGTAGAGCAAGTAATTTCAAATTTATTATATTTAGGGTCTAAAGGTTGCGAAGGATAAATCCAAATAGGAGTAGTATTTGGAGTAGTTGTAATTGTATAATTTTGTCCTTCTAAAAACTCTTTAATTTCAGCTACAGTACCTTCTATTATTATACCATTGTTTAAATAAGCTTTCATAATTACTTGTTCTTATAAAATTTTAAATCTTTTGTTGAGAATACTGCTTCACGTAAAACCATATTCTTATCAAATCATCTACATTTAATACCTTTAAAGATATTAGTTATTTCATTACCATGTTTGTATGATTGTGTAATTTTTTCTACTACATACATAACAGGAGATGTAAGATCACCATGTTTTAAAGTGACTACATCTCCTGGGTTAAAAAACGTTTTTTCAATTTCGTTTATCATATTATTCTTTGTCCTTTTCAATTACTCGACATATAATGTTTTGTTCACTGATAGCGTAATAACCCATATTATTGAATGGAACAGGTACTACAGAATTTCTGTAATATATATCCTCTCCAGGTTTTACGTATTTACATTCGGGTCCTGCAGAAATAACAGTACCACATGCAATAAATTGTTCAGCTCTCTCCATCTCACCAGTATCATCAGACTTATATGTATCTGCAAAAAGATCTCCTGGAAGAATCAAACCTGAAGCACTTGTTTTAATTTCTCTATAAGGATTTTTTTCAAATGGTTTTATAATAACAGTATATCCAGTTGCAGCTACCTTCATTTTAGATGCATCTTTAGTACCTTTATTTAATTCAAGTAATCTATTTGCTGTTAAAAGCTGTTCTTCCTCCATTTTTTTATTATGAGCAGCAATTTCCTCAGGAGTTAATTCTTTAATATCATGTTTAATATTAGCTCCCATTATATGAACTCCCATTTCTTGCATATGTGCATTTCCTAAAAGATTTTTTCCCATAATCATTTACATTTTTAAATTATACTTATTATCATCTATTATCATAACATTGTTCATCTTCAACTCTAGCTTTTGCATCAAGTATACAGCCACACAGATCACAAATATCTTGTTTACATATTCTTATTTTATAGGGACATGTTTTGCAAATATTTAATCTTTTCATAGCCAACTCGCTTTTTTTGTTAAAAAGTTTTCGGTATCAGCCAATAATTATATTACTAATTTTCTTTATTATCATATTTTCATATAAATATAATATATTATCACCTTCCCACAATACACTTAGCATGAGGTAGTTTAACTTTACGACTAAGAACACAGCCACAACCTTTTCTATATCCAATTTTTGGTCTATCCGAATAGTCTGTTTTATTATCTTCATTAATATATAATCTAGGATTACATATTGGACCCATTGGTGTTTCTTTGTATAATGGACATTCTTTACAAATTGCTAATCTTTTTTCAGATAAGTCTTCGTTTTTATTAATTGCTTCATTAACATGTCCACTAATAATATCTATTAGTCCCATAATTAAAATACTATAGGTTTATCTAAATCTAATTCAGATTTAATCTTTATATCTCTTTTATAATGTTTAAGCATTCTTTCTACATCTGATTTTAAATAATCACATTCGTGTTCTGAAATATGATTATTATGATCAATATGAATTAATACTAATTTTTTAATATTAAAGTTTGGATTAATTTTCTGTAGTAAGTAAGCATATAATGATAACTGCAATGAATAATGATAAAAATTACAGTCCATAATATTATCCATTGGAAATTTCATCATAGTTCTACTTTTAGTAAATTTATTATAAAATGATTCTTTTTCTAATTTCTTATTAGTTTTATAATCATATATATAAATATCATTTCCATCTTTAATGAGTAAGTCTAACTGGCCTGCAATTCTTAATATTCCATCGTCTGATTTATAACTAATCATAAATTCAGGATATACTCCTTTTTCTAAATCTAACTGGTAATATCCTTTTTTACAAGTAAACTTTCCTCCAAGTCCAAACTTTTTTAGATCTTGTTCTTCAGATTGATAATATATGTTTTCAAACTGAGCATGTATTTTTGTACCTCTTTCACAAGATTTATTTCTTTCTACTTCATACGATTGAAGTATTTCTGCCCGTTTATTTTCAAACTCTTCTTCATTGATATTTAACTTTTCAAGTAAAGTTGGATTTCAACGTTTTGTATTTAGTAATGTAGTTTTAACAACTTTAAAAATTTCTGGTTCTACTAAAGCTTCACAAGCTTTATATGCAGATCAGAATGCCGAATCAAACTCATTAACATATTTATGTATCAATGTTGTTACAGATACATAGGGCTTATTATCATATTT